ACTATGCCGCTGCGACGGCCCGCACCCTGGCGCAGAAGGTCGGTGTGGAGATGCCGATTTCTCAGGCTGCCTACGAGGTTCTCTACCACGGCCGGGACGTTCATATGGTGGTCTCTGATCTGATGCGCCGGGCCAAGCGCTCTGAGCTCGACGAATCCCCCGCTTTCTTGTAAGAAAGCTTGGCAAAGAACTTTCTGCGAAGCTCCGCTTCGCTTCGATGATACCTCTCAGCACCCCCAGGTTCTCTTCCAGGACCTGGGGGTGCTTTTTTGCACCCCTCGTTCCCCCCGCGCATAGCATGGGGAAAAGCGGAGCAGGCCACCCCTGCCCAAAAGGAGGAAACTGCATGGAAGCGAAAGGAAAAGGAAAACTGGTGGTTCGGGTGTACACCTCTCAGGCGGAACTCCCGGTAGCGGATGCCACCGTAGTTGTTACTCAGAAGAGCCCGGACGGTAAGTATAAGCTGCTCTCCGTCCAGGCAACCGATTCCAGCGGCACCACCCAGCCCATTGTCATTCCCACCCCGCTCTTGGGGGAGAGCACTCACCCTGGCGCACAGCTCCCCCCCTTTGCTGTGTGCGACGTCTGGGCGGAACATCCAGGATATGCCATGGTGCTGGTGGAGGGAGTGCAGATTTTTGACGGCGTAGAGACCCTTCAGGACATTGAACTGGAGCCCCTCACCGAAGGACAGTCCAGTCTGCTGCAAAACAGCATCCGGGACATCCCCGGTCAGGATCTGTGAGGTGACGCTATGGCAGTATCAGTTGTTCCCTATGTCCCCAGGACGATTACGGTACATCTTGGCGCTCCCAGCCAGTGGGCGGAAAATGTCACTGTCTCCTTCCCGGACTACGTCAAGAATGTGGCCTCCAGTGAGATCTATCCTACCTGGGAACCAGAGGCCATCAAGGCCAATGTCCTGGCCATCATCTCCTTCGCCCTCAACCGGGTCTACACGGAGTTCTACCCCAGCCGGGGCTATGATTTTCAGATCACCTCTTCCACCGCCTACGATCAAAAATTTATCCGGGGGCGAAACATTTTTGAAAACATCAGCCAGGTGGTAGATGAGATTTTTAACGATTACATTCGGCGGAAAGGCTTTGTGGAGCCCTTGGCGGCCAAATTCTGCAACGGTACCACCACCACCTGTGCCGGACTGTCCCAGTGGGGCAGCCAGGACCTGGCTGAGCAGGGCTACTCCGCCATGGACATTCTGCGCTACTACTATGGGAATGACATTGAGTTGGTACAAAATGCTCCCATCCGGGATTTGGGTCAATCTTATCCCGGTATGCCCCTCCGCCTTGGTTCCAAGGGAGACGATGTGCTGGTGCTGAAAACCATGATTAACCGGGTCTCCCAGAGCTATCCCGCCATTCCCAAGCTCTTTCCTGTCACAAATGTCTTTGACGAGAGCACCCAGCAGGCCGTGAAAACCTTCCAGAAGATCTTTAACCTCACCCAGGACGGCATTGTAGGCAAGGCCACCTGGTATAAGCTGGTCTACCTGTATGTGGGCACCAATCAGCTCTCCGAGCTGGTCAGCATGGGGCAGCAGTTCCAGAGCTTCTCCTTCCAGTATCCCGGCATTCTCCGCCCCGGCGACCGGGGATCTGACGTGCGGATCCTTCAGTATATGCTGGCTCTTACCGCCGAGTTTAATGACGCTCTTACCCCTATCCGGGTGGACGGCATCTATGGCTCAGCCACCGCCCAGGCGGTGCGGGAGTATCAGACTCAGGCGGGACTGCAGGTCGACGGCATTGTAGGGCCGGTCACCTGGTACTCTCTTTACAACAACTACACCGGTATTGAGCGGGATCTGCGCAACGACAACATCCGTTTTCCGCTCAGCCAGACCGCCTCAGCCCAGGCAGGCAGCCCAACCTACGGCACCACCAGCCGACAAGGGCAGTTCCCCGGCGGCGGTTTACAGCTTGGAAACTCAGACTTTAAGGGGGTCACATTGGTATGACAAGAATGGAATTGGAGCAGGAGATGCTTTCCAATCCGGTACGCAACCTGCAATATATGCTCTGGCGGCTGTCCACACGCTACCCCTTCCTGCCCCAGCTGGCTATGGACGGTCTGTTTGGGGAGGAAACCCTGGAGGCCGTCATGCTCTTTCAGCGGGAGCTGGCCCCGCCGGTCACCGGTGTGGTGGATCAGCGGACCTGGAATGCCATCCACTCTGCCTGGGTGGATCTGGAACGGAACGTCGCCCCGCCCCGGGCCCTTCGCATCTTCCCTGGCGAGGACTTTCAGGTCTCCCCCGGCATGTCCGGCAGCTACATGGTTTTGCCCCAGACTATGTTTCAGATGCTCAGCCAGAAGCTCAACGGCATCGTGGATGCCGCTGCAGACGGTCATCATGGCGATGCATCCGTCGAAAACACCCGCTGGCTCCAGGGCCTGGCTCAGCTGGAGCAAACCGGCATCATGGATCGCAAGACCTGGGATATGCTCTCCCGGCTTTATGAGCTGTTTGTCACTGCAAAATAAGCCCGCTCCTCCGGAAGTCCTTTTCCGGAGGAATTTTTATATAATTAAAAAAGTTGTAAAAAATGGCTGATATAGACTGTAATTTCAACATAATCTGCCTTGCGAAAAAAATCGAAAAATTTTTTAAAAAAAGCTTGCATTTCCCCCGGGGTTGTGCTAATATAAACGAGTCGCCGGGACAACGAGTCCTGAGCCGACAACCGGGTGTGGCGAAGTTTGGTATCGCGCTTGAATGGGGTTCAAGAGGCCCCGAGTTCGAATCTCGGCACTCGGACCAAAAGTTGCAAGGAAACGTCAGAAAATGATGTTCCTTGCAACTTTTTTATTTTCTTTAAATTTATTTGGTTTGAAAAAAATTGGACTATTGCTCACGTATTGCTCACGGCTATTGCTTACAAAAAATATAGTGTAAACCGTTGACAGGGGCAAAATAGAATGATATTATATAAATAATAAATCGTTTAGGCTTATCGTGCAAAGCTGACGGCGCACTACTCGCGCCACCGTCCGCATCGGTCGTTAATCGGTGCCATGGTGGTTAGGAGTAGTGCGCCTTTTTGCGTTATAAACAAAAAGAAAGGGGAATATCAAGTGGAGTATTCTGAACTGGTAAGCACTGTTGCAAATGAGCTGAGCATGGACGAGAAGTCCGTGAAAAGTGTTCTGGATGAGACTAAGAAGGCCATCATCAATGCGGTCAAGAAAGGCGAGAAGGTGAAGTGGCGTGAGTTCTGTTCCTTTGAAAAGAAAGTGAGACCACCAAAGAAATGCTATAACCCACAAACAAAGGAAGATATGGTGAGCAAGGGAAGCACTACGCTCCACGTCAAAGTATCTTCGACCGTCAAGAAGGAACTTTCCTGACGAACGGCCCGGAAAACCGGGCTCATTTGCAGGTGTAGCACAACGGATAGTGCCCCGGACTTCCACTCCGGTTACGGGGGTTCGATTCCCCTCACCTGCTCCAAGCGGGCCTTTAGCTCAGTAGGTTAGAGCTCCTGGCTCATAACCGGGTGGTCCACGGTTCGAGGCCGTGAAGGCCCACCAGGGGGACCATCCCCCTGCTATGTTAAACCTCCTTTACCATATATCGGGCCCCACGTAAAAGCCTGACCGTTGCAGCGGCTCCAGTGCAATTCTGGTTGTGGGAATTGAGAATCGGCGCAAATGGTTGGTTACCGAGGCGAAAAATCAGTATCCAAAGCTGTGGGGGAAGTGAATCCCTGCCGAGTCGATTCTCAATTATATCCGGGTGTAGCTTAATGGTAGAGCCCAGCATTTGGGATGCTGATTATGCCCGTTCGAGTCGGGCTACTCGGACCACCAAACTCCACGAAAGATTTCGAGAAGCAAAATGCTATTTCCCTTTCCAGACCAAAAATTTCCTGCGCAAGCCTATTGCTTTAGCTATGCGGTAAGCGGCGTTGTGTCAGGATTTTATTGAAGAAACACCAGTTATATGGTGCAACATTGTTAGAAATGAGGTGAGAAAATGGAGCATTCGTACAAATTCAGAATCTACCCGAACGCTGAACAGCAAACACTAATTCAGAAAACTTTTGGGTGTGCCAGATTCGTCTATAACCATTTTCTCGCCCAGCGGATTTCTGAATACAAAGCAACCGGAAAGTCCAGTACACGGTTCCAACAGGACAAATCTCTCACAGTTCTAAAGCGAGAGATAGAGTGGCTGCGTGAACCGGACAAGTGCGCTCTGCAAAACGCCCTGAAAGACCTGGACACCGCCTACAAGAACTTCTTTCGCTCTATAAAAAGTGGCGGGAAGATAGGGTTCCCCAGATTTAAGAGCAAACGAAATAGACGAAAAAGTTATAAGACAAACGGGAGAATTGCAGTTTTTGATAGCAACATACGGCTCCCAAAACTCGGCCTTGTGAAGTGTCGTGTCTCGAAAGAAGTCAAGGGGCGTATTCTATCTGCCACCGTCAGCCAGAACCCGTCCGGAAAGTATTTCGTTGCCTTGTGTTGCACCGACATGGAGATTGATCCTCTGCCCTCTACTAGGGCAGTGGTCGGCCTGGATATGGGCCTTAAATCATTTGCTGTCACCTCCGATGGAGTGGAGTATCCCAATCACCGATACCTGCGCAAGAACCAGAAGAAACTGGCTCGTCTCCAGCGGCAGCTCTCCCGAAAAACAAAGGGGAGCAACCGCCGGGAGAAAGCACGAGTCAAAGTAGCGAGGCTCAATGAGAAGATAGCCAACCAGCGGAACGATACTCTGCACAAACTGTCCACAGAACTGGTCAGGAACTATGACCTGATAGCTATTGAGGACTTAGCACCCAGGAACATGGTGCGCAACCACAAACTTGCCCGGTCTATTTCAGACGCAAGCTGGGGTGAGTTTCGGCGGCAGTTAGAGTACAAGGCGAAGTGGTACGGAAAAGTGGTGGTCACGATAGACCGCTTCTACCCATCCAGCCAGCTATGCTCTGTGTGTGGAGCACAGTGGCCCGGTACAAAGGATTTGTCTGTCCGGGAGTGGACTTGCCCGGTGTGCGGTGAACATCACGATAGAGACGTGAACGCCGCAAAGAACATTCTGAACGAAGGTCTGCGCCTGCTGGCGTGACCACTACATACTAGGGCGGGACACGCCCGAAGTTACGCTCGGGGAGACTGTGTAAGTCCTCGCACGTTGCAGGAAACGGTCGGAGAACCGAGAATCCTCTGCCTTTAGGCATGGGGAGTGTCAAGGCCCTGCGGAAAGCCGTACACAAACCCGTAACGTGCCTCTGATGAAGGGGCACATATATGCCGCACGTCCAAACAGGTGCCACTCGTTAAATCGAGAGTGCGGAACCAGTACTGCATTGCTCACAAAGACCCCCACCCTCCCATTCTCTCTCAAAACTTTGTGAGAAAGCTGGCAGAATGCACAGACTCCCCACTGTGCGCCACGGCAGTGCGCTTTCAGTCGGTGCTGCACACAATTTAATAGCCGCCCTTTTTCGGCATTGGGGCGGCTTTACGGGCCAATAGCTCAGTGCGTAGAGCAGCAGGAAAATACTCTGTTTGTCGGTGGTTCGAATCCATCTTGGCCCCGTAGTGAAAAGCCCCTAGCGGGCAGCCCGAACGGGCATAGAAGATGACGTTCCGCCCCACATCACAGCTCTGGAAGACCTCCAGATGGGCGGAACTCCACAAAGGCCACGTGGATGGCGGTGGAAAGACACTATACCGGAGTCTGGCACTATGTTCCGGTGAAATCAAGAGTGCCCCCAGTTAATCGCACAAACTGGGAAGGGTGGCGTGGTGCGATCATGCCACCCACGCAATTCGTCAGACATGTGACACCTGGCAGCCGGAAAGACGGCATTAGCGGTGGCGGAATAGACACTAATTGTGGTAAAGCCATTACGATTGATGGCAATAGTAGACGCTAACGTGTAAGGGCCCGGAATCGTCGCTGAAATAGTGCTGGCATTTCACTGAAACGGGCTTATCCAGGGTGCAAATCCTTGGCCGCTAAAAATTTAATATGTAGCGTTGCCCGAAACGGTAAGGGGCCTGATTGCTAATCAGAGGCCAGCGAAAACGCTGAATAGGTTCGATTCTTATACGCTACGCCAATCTCTGGCTAGTCAATCAGGGAGCGTGGAAGCACTGGTTGAAAAGCGGGCGAATTGCAAATGGTAGTTCCACATGCCACAAGCTGTTCTCCCCTTCTCTCTGCTACCAGTCGGGAGAGAAATATGGGGCAGTACCCAAGTGGCGAAGGGAGCAGCCTTGAAAACTGACAGGCGTGACAAACGCGCGTGAGTTCGAACCTCACCTGCCCCGCCACATATCCTGCCAAAGCCGCGTGAGGCCATAAGCAGGCTCCTTTGAAATTATATAAGACGAAACGGCGGTAAACGTCTCGCTTGTTTAGATTGCTACATAAACAAGTGCTCCAGTGCAATTCTGGTGAGCCGCTAACATATGCCTTTTGCGGTTGAATTAGACGAAAAAGGCACCAGAGCGTTGGATAAATCCAGGGTTCGAGAGCCAAAGGCGAGTGAACCAGAGAAACGGCCCACAACATTGCGTATGTGAGAGTGACACTCGGCAGTGGTTCCAATCTCAGACAGCCCGGAAAGATGGGCAATATGGGTCGGTATCCAAATGGTGAAGGAAGCGGGCTGTAAACCCGTGACTTAAGAAACGATGGTGGTTCAAGTCCACCCCGGCCCACCATATGCACCCAATGCTGCATGAGACTTAGGGTGTAATACAATTTAGGAAGGACGATCTACGATGAAAGAAACGATGAAGAGTAAACTGGTAAGACTTTTGAAAGACGGGAACATTGAGCAGGTAGACATTAACTACAAATGCAAAACCAAGGATGGGATGATCTACACTCTCCAAACCGATGCTTTCAAAAACGAAAGCATGAGCGGGGAAGAGTTTGCAGATGAAATCCATAACTCGGTAATCGGTGAACTGGTAAAACTGACCGACTACGCGGAAAAGGATGGGTATTGGTTTGCAGACGAAGACATGGTATCCATCCGGAAGAGCGAGATCATCCGAATTTGGGCAGAGCTTGGGGATATCTACTGCGCTGATGGAGAGTTCCTTATTTAAAAACTGAAAAGTGTGCGGTGGCGGAACAAACACATATCTTTTTGAAGAATGTGGGGAGTGCTGACCCAGTAGACGCAGGCAGTGAATAAGAGTAGTCAGAGTGAAGAACAAAGCAATTCTGGTGAAGCCGCAGGCGTAGAACTTTGGTGAGGCCTGCATGGAAGGTGGAAATCCTTCCCAGCACACTTAATATACGCCGGGTGCAGTGCAGAAGCAGAAACAGCGGCCTAGGCAACGCTGTGTATGTGTGGGTGGTCACACTATCCTCCCGGCTACAAACGCTCCCATGGTCAAGTGGTTAAGACACCTCTCTTTCACGGAGGTAACGCCGGTTCGAGTCCGACTGGGAGCACCAGACTTTTCGTAGCACTATGGATAAAAGAGATAATGTATGGATAAGGAATATTACTGGTCAGCGTACAAAAAATCTAATACTGAGTATTTAGACAAATTTTGGCACGACGGAGGAAAGGAACCAGATCTTTGGTTGTGTGACGGGGAGCAAAAGGACAAGAACGGAGTTCCACTCGAACAATATTCCTTTCCGCTTTTGGCAATAGGCAAAAACATGATTCCGCATATTGCCGTTGGTGTTTTGGCTTACAAAGAAGATGTCCTAAAGGACGAGTATGCAGAATTCTTTTTCCAGGATATAAATACAGGAGAAGAGTTAGAAGTAGGCCGCTGGCAATATATTCGCAAATAAACATGGGCAAGTGCCGCAGATGGAGAGACGGGGCGGATTCAAAACCCGCTACGAAGATACACCGTGGGTTCGACCCCCACCCTGGAGACCAATGCTAAAAAATGAAGAAAGAGCCTAAAAACAAGGAGGAGTTCTTGAATGAAAGCAATGCTGTCTCAACCGATGGCTGGAAAAACAGTCAGAGAAATTGCAGAGACAAGAAACCGAGCGATTGCTGCTCTTACCAAACAGGGTTACGAGATCGTGAACACTCTGTTTACCGACGAGTGGTACAGCCAGGAGAAGATGGAAGAGCGTGGAGTTGTTCAGATTCCGCTTTGCTTTCTTGCTAAGTCTTTGGAAAATATGAGCCTGTGTCATGCGGCTTATTTCTGCAAGGGATGGGAGAACGCCCGTGGATGCAAGATTGAGCATGATGCCGCTGTGGCCTATGGTCTGAAAGTAATCTACGAAGAATAAAAAAGCTGAATATGCCTCGGAGTCTTCGGACTGCCAGTGAAAGCTCTACTTTTCGGAGCGAATGAGAAAGCGATAATTCAAAACGGCTGTGTTTACTCATAGTTTGCGCAGTAAAAAGGCTTTGAAAATTGATCCGGGAAATCAATGCTCTTAAACCTAATAAAAAATACAGTGTATACAGGGGCGAATGTTCCAAGGTTGGCGAGGCAGTCTCCAAAACTGCTTGGGCTGGTTCGATTCCTTGCCGTTCCTGCCAGACCCTTAAAGTGATGTGTAGCTTGCGTGGCGCACATCCTCCCAAACGGTGCGCCGAATGGGTGGGAGCCTTGGAAACAAGGCACATGCGGTCGTAGCTCAACTGGTAGAGCGTCGGCTTCCCAAGCCGAAGGTTGCGGGTTCGAAGCCCGTTGGCCGCTCCAAAAGGAAAGCCCGCGCCTTTGTAAACGGACAGACCCGGTTCTTATCCGGCGGCTGCCACGAGATAGCAGGGTGATTCGTGTGTACCTCAAGCCAGGAAACCACACCGTTTGCTTCACGAAAGAAAGTCGGTTTTTATGGGATGCCCGAAATTCTATTCCAAGCGCCACAGCCCTTGGCGTAAAAGTTTGGCGGACATGGGTGATATGCTGGTGTAGCTCAGTTGGTAGAGCAGCGGCTTTGTAACTCGCGTGTCAAGAGTTCGATTCTCTTCACCAGCTCCAAAATGAGCCGACTTGGCGGCTTTAAGGCGAGAAGTGCTTCATCCGAAATGTGGAGTAACACTCAGCCAAGGTGAACCTACCCATATCAATCCGGGTAGACGCTTTTACACGGATGCGAGTAAAAGTGGCAAGGTAATCAGCAGGTCGAGGGTTTAAGGCTATTTTTTAAAACCATATGGGGGTGTAGCCAAGTGGTTAAGGCACGGGACTTTGACTCCCGCATCGGAGGTTCGAATCCTACCACCCCTGCCATACATAGGAGGGAACAATGCCGACAAAATGCGTTAAGGTATATATTACATACAACAATGAAAACAAAATTCCTTACGCCGATATGTGTAAAGAACTGTGGGAACTACAAAAGCAGATTCGTGCAGCAAAAAACAAGGCCGTGTCTGCCATCTATCAAAACCTTATGTGGAAGATGGAACAAAAGAAGATTACAGGAGAATACCCTGACGAAAAAGAAAAGTATGGATGCAAGCTAGGTCAACACATCTATGCTCTTATGCGTCAAGAGGCTCCTGACATCCAAACAAGTGATATCTCAACTTCACAACAAATCCTGACTCAAAAGGTAAAGAAGTCCGCCAAAGAAATTCTTCGCGGAGATAAGTCGCTAGAGTGCTTTAAGTCCAACCAGCCTATTGAGATTCACAACAAAAGCATACGAATTGTGGACGATGAGGGAAAGATTGGGATTGGATTGTCCTTGTTTTCCACCGAAAAAAGAACATCTCTGGGCATGAAAAACGGAATTCTGTGGTTTACTGCCTGGAAGCCCGGAGACAGCCAAAAAGCCATTTTAGATCGGTGTGCCAGCGGAGAGTATCGGCATGGGGCTGGGGCATTGAAATATGACCAGAAAAAACAAATGTGGGTGTTATCCGTTACATACTCCTTTGAGGCGCAACAGAAAGACCTTGACCCTGAGAAAATCTGTGGCGTTGACTTAGGGATTTCTTCCCCGGTGTATTGCGCCACAAACAAAGGCTATGAGAGAATGAACTATCCTGGAGGACGGGTAGAATCATTCCGAAAACAGGTTGAGCGCCGAAAGAGACAAATTCTGAGAAGTGGGCCTTTTGTTGGGAAAGGAGGACGCGGGCACGGATACAAACGCCGTGTAGAAGCAGCAAAATCCATATCTGATCGGATAGCTAGGTTCCGGGACACGGAGAATGACATTATAAGTCGCTCTGTTGTTGACTTCTCTCTGAAAAACGGATGTGGAGTAATCCAGATGGAAAACCTATCTGGAATTGGAGAACTGAGCGTTTTCCTGAAAAATTGGGCTTATTACGACCTGCAAAGCAAGATTGAGCAAAAAGCAAACGAAGCTGGAATAGTAGTAAGGAAGATCAACCCGAAGTACACCTCTCAGCGTTGCCACAAATGTGGGCATATTTCGGCGGGAAACCGCAAGACACAAGCGGATTTTGTTTGCGAAAAGTGCGGATACTCCACAAATGCAGACTTTAACGCTGCGAAAAATATTTCATTGAAAGACATAGAGCAGGTTGTCAAAACATCTCTCAGCACGAACAGGAAACAAACAGCCTAACACATATAAGTTCGCACTATTTGGGCCGACTTGGCGGCCTGAAAGCGAGAAGTACCCGGACATAATCTCCGGGCAACACTCGCTAAGGTTCCCAGAAACGGGAGTGAACCCGCCCACAGTAATCCGGGCGGACGCTCAAACACAAAAACAGTGATGGGATTTGACTGAATATTTGCTGTTTCATCCCACACGGGTGTGCGGGTGGCAAGAAAGCTATCCTCTCCATTTGACCGGATTCCGTCAAGTTTCATCCCACGCGGGTGTGCGGGCGGAAAGAAGGCAAGATTTATCTCGTCTGATGTCCTAAGCAAGTTGTGTCCCATGTGAGTGTGCGGGCGGAAAGCGGATACGGAGAACGTAATGAAAAAAATAACGCTCACGCAAAACTGTATACATGCGATAGAAAGCATCATTAGCCGAGGCGACGATGCCGAAGTAAAAGTGGTGGATGGGAAGCCAAAAGTACTTTCATCTCGCAAAAAAGTGGAATATTTTGATTCAAAAAGTAAAAAATCACTTGAAAGTTTTGACAACAAGTGATAAAATAATATATAATAAAATGTTACGCATGTCGAATTGGCGGCATGTAAGGACCAATCGGGGTCGTGTAGAGTAACAGACTTACTCTATGCGGCCCCTTTTTTGTTTTCTGGAGGATTATTCGTCGAATGGCAGAAAACTTCAACACAAGTGAAGAATTGCAGGAAGTTTCTATCTGCTGTGTTAATTGTGGGGCAGAACTTACAGAGGAAACAGGAGTGTTGGCTTCACCGGACTGGTATGAGGATACACGCTTTGTCCATTATTGCCGTGACTGCCAGCAGAAGCAGTTTGAGGACTTTGCAGAGAACACTTCCCCTGCCTTTGCGTACTTCCTGTGTTGTGCGGCATATAACAAACCATTTATTCCAGAGTGTATGCCGTCTGGTGCGTATGACGTTGACGAAATAACATGGTTCATGTACTTAGAGAACCTAGAAAACAGCGAATACAACACAAGAGATGACGGTGATCCAGCTGCTTTTGCAGATGGCATGACTGATCTGACTGTTCTGTTTGCTGGAAAAATCACAAAGCAGACAAAGTTTGCGACTGGCGTGACAATGGAAGGGACTTCATCAAAAGTACCTGGAACTAAGGCGCAACGTCGTAAATGGGGTACGATGGGAAACAAAACCACAGAAGATTACAAGGAACTGGATCGCCTGTACAACATGAGAGCTGCCGGACTTCAAGAAAACGGTATAGACGAAGAGACGGAACACAATCTTCGAGAAATCTGCAAGCTTGACCTAGATTACTCCAAGGCCATGGCAGCAAAAGAGTATGAGAATGCAAAGAAAATCGCCAGTATGAGGTCCCAGTTTATGGCGGATAACCTGATGCGTAAGCGCGATGAAGCTCCTGTAGCCCCAATCAAACTCGACACACTGACGGACGCTTTGGAGAAAGAAGGACTCATCAAATCTGGAGACCTTGTTGACTATGATAAGGTTTTGGAATGGATCACAAAAGACCAGCCGCACTATCCAATGTCTCATGACATTCTGGACTACATTATTTTGGCAATTTATAACTGCATCCGAAGAAACTTCGGACAGGCAGAAACAAACGAGCTTCCTTATGAGTTCCAAATTACTCCGATTTTTGGGGAGTTTGAAGAGGAACTTTCAAAATTCGAAACAGAGACGATAAAGAAACTTGGGCTTCCTCCTATGGAATACGAAGCAAAACCGTCAAAGGACAAGCAAAGCAAAAAGAAGAAAAAGAAGGAGGAGTGACCTTAGATGCCTGCCGGTAAGTGGTGGAACCCAACGCTTCACAAGTGGATTAAGCGTGGAGAGCCAAAGCCGGTAAATTACTCCAAAAAGGAGAACAAAAAGGCTTGGGCACTTCTCATTTCTTATTTCCGGTGGTATCCGGATCGCCTTCTTTCTATATGCCAATCCGAAGACGCTGATTTTAACCAGCAGTTTATTCAGTGTCTAATATGGAGAATCGACGCAAGATACAAAGAAACATTCGTTACAGGAAGCCGTGGCCTGTCAAAGACCTTTACAAAGATGGCCGGAGCACAGCCTGAAATGCTTTTGTGGCCTGGAGAAAAGATCAGATACTTTGCTCCGGCTTTGAATCAGGCCGCCGACTTGGCGAAATCCGCTTTCGAACAAGTTTCTAAAAACTATCCTGCTTTAACAAGCCAAGTCATTATTAGAGTAGCAGGGAAAGACGATTTTGCTCTTGTCACTGACGCAAAGTCGGAGTTTAAAATCACCACAAAGCGTGGAGATACATGTAGCCAAGTTATTGCTGAAGAATGTGCACAGGAAGACGATACTCCGTTTGACTGGGATAGATACAAAGCAATCGTTGACGCAACAAACAGAAGGCCACATATCGTCAATGGGCTAAGAGACCCAAACCACATTAACTTTAAAAAACACTACATCACTTCTGCTTCCTCCCAGCAGAACGAATCTTTTAAATACCGTTGCGACATATTTAACGATATGATCGCAGGGGAAAGCGCCTTTGCTATTGACATTCCTTGGACGGTATCTGTTCTTTCTGGAATCCGGGACTATGAGTATTTCCGTGGACTGAAAAAGAGCATGACACCGGAACAGTGGATGAGAGAGTGCGAAAGCATTTACACAGGAGCAACAAAAGACCCTGTTATCTCTGATGCGGCACTAACTCAGGCACAAGTTCTGAAAGTCATGGAAGATCGGCATTGTGGAGATCCAAACTGCATTTATATCATTGGATATGACGTTTCCCATGAGTCCGGCGCAAACCATGCTATGTGCGCCACTTGCGTCACAAAGCTTACAGAGCAAACGGAAAAATACAAAGAAGATGTTTACTTAAAGCAAGTTGTTTACCTCGATGATATGAGGCCGCAAGAGGCGGCTATGCAGGCACAATACCTAAAAAGACTTTGGCAGAGATTTACTCTTCCTGGGTCGAATTTTGTAACGTACATAGCCATAGATGACCGGCAGTATGGTAAAGCTGTCACAGAGCAGCTTATGAAGGACATTGGAGATGGAGTCCCACTTTGCTGTGTGAACCATGAATACCCCGAACTAGAACAGCATGGAGCTTTACCAGTAATTTATCCAGTAAAGGCCAGTAACGGATCAAAAGAAACCGGAAACAGTGACCCAGACGGAGAAATGATTAAGTACGCAAAAGCTCAATTTGAGAACGGTAACGTACAGATCATTGTTCCAGACCATTATGCTGGAGTAGAGGCTTATAAAAAAGCACATCGCATTAAAAGTGATCTTGGAGACATTGATCTTGCACGGCCATATCTAAAGAGTAGAGAGATGGCAGAGCAGATCAAAAACCTTCGAATTAAGTATACCGGGAATAACTGGTCAGAATACAGAACAAATAACCGAATTCAGCGCGATATGTGGTCTGCTACAAAATACTCTTTGCGTCTCGCGCAACTTCTGGAGCGAAAAAATCTTATAAAGTCTGCACGAAAGGCAAAAAACTGGAAGCCTCTTATCCAAGAAGCTAAAAAGCAAAGAGCTATGGCAAACTATCACCCAAGAGTAATCGGAAGAAGGGGCCGAGTATGCTAAGAAAGTACAGTTTGTATATTCTGAACCCAAGAGGAAGCAACCCAGATGAACTGGAAAAAAAGTACCGATTCTTCCGAATGAACCCTGGGTACTATCTGATCTACACAGACAAAAGAAAGCCATGTGGAAGCGAAAAAGTTCTGCGTCCGACAATGCTTTCAACCCAAGAAATTGCTTGGTTGATGAACTGCAATATGCAGATTCAGGAAGAAATCTTTCAAAAAAACGCAGATACAGCAAAGGCTATGCAAAAGTTTTTGGAAGATTTGGAACAAGAACTTAAAGCAGAGCAAGAGAAGGAAACTGAGAAAGGGGCGTAAACATGGATCCAACTACATATTCCAACGTCCTGAAACAGATTAAGTCTCTCGCTCAGAACTACGGGAGCCTTCCAAGTGAAGCTATCCTGGGCGCATACAGCCGGGCAATGTCAAACAACCCTTGGATACAGAATAAGAGAGTACGTCAGGTCAACTCCCTCCCCGCTGAGTACACCAAGGATGTTATCGGGGACGCGATTAAGGACCCAGGAGCAAACGGGTATACTCTGAGAGGCGTACACCACGCATTGGAGGCTACGGCTTACCCAATGCTGAAAATCAGGAAGGTCTACACTGACCTGATGACCTACCGGAACTATAACGCCCCGGCTTATCTGGTGAATGAATCAGATGCGAAGAAACCTGAGTTTATCAGGGAAATGTCACTCCTGGACAAGTTTCGGGAAGAATTACAACCTGAGGCACAAGCGCATAAGATTGCAGGGCAAGCAATCCAGAATGGGAAAGTATTTTACACCATTAGATATGACGTTGACAAGCCTCATAACAAGGTGAACTATGCTTTCCTGCAACAGCTCCCACAGGACTGGGTAAAAATCATTGGGTTCAACAGTGTCAGCGGATACACGGTATCCTTTGACATGTTTTACTTCCTGCAACCAGGAACTGATTGGAGACAGTTTGGAGACCTCCTTGTCCCATATCTCGGAGACTTCAACGCGGTTATCAAGCAGCCAAACAAAGCGGTCTATGCTTCAAAAAAGTGGAGTGTTGACATGCAAAAGTTCAATGAACTTACTGAGGCTGGTCCGCTTGCGGGAGACCCAGAGGTGTACTGTCAAAACGGACGATGGGCATATTGGGTGACGCTCCCAGTTGACAAGGTATGGACATTTGAGATTGACGATACCAACGCCAATGCAGCGTCTACCCTGACTGGTCTGTATTTGTCTATGGCGGCTATCGCTCAGTACGAGCAGGTACAGTTGGAACTTGTCCAGAACCCGTTGATTGCCGTCATGACTGGCGAGATTCCGTACCGAAACGACAGCATGGCACCAAACGATGATGGAATCAAGCTGTCCGATGACGGACGTATTCTGTATGAAACCCTTTGGTACAACATGCTGGCGGCGAATAATACAAGCGGAATCGGATTCTTCCTGGCTCCAGCTGAAAACCTTAAACTGCACCAAATGTCCGAAGCACCAAGCGCAACGGAAATCTCAACCAACGGGTATGGATACGCGGTTGAGAAGTCTGGACTTTCTGGTCTTATCCCAATCAACGACAATCCAAGAGCCGGTACAGTAAACATTTCTGTCCAGTTGGAAGCGAAATACTGCCAGCGCATTTACCAGCAGTTTGAGCGGATGATGAACTACATTTATTCCAAAATGAACCTGCGGTATGAATGGCGCTTCCACATGTTCGGGGACATTTACAACGACGAGAAAATGCGGTCTGAAATGCAGAAGTCAATGTCCCTTGGACTCCTTCCAGACTTGTATCTGTATAATGCCCTAATGGGGCGTTCTCTGCTGGATGACATCAGCATGAGCAATGCGGTAAGCGGAATCGGAGTACTGGACAAGAGAATGCCTCTTGTAACCAGCTATACAGCAAAAAACGGTGGACAACTTCCACCTAACCCAAATGCTGACCAGGGAGGTCGGCCAACAGTAGATATTGGAGACGTGAGCAGCGAAGGAACGGAGGATTTAAAGGATGCGGATTGACCCAGGAACCCATCTCCCACAAGAAGTAGAAGCGGCCATCATTCGAATTTCCAAGCGCGGAGAAACCGCACAGGTAAAATACGATGAGCGCGTTGGTAAATACAAGGTACATAGTTTGAAGTACAAACTGGAGTGCGAGGAAATGGTATGCGTAGCTTCTGGGAAAAGAGAAAAATCGAGAATAGAAACAAGCGATTTGTCTACCCTAGCAAAATCTGTTCTTAAAGGTGAAAAAATTTTGCCTAAAGAATATTGATTAAAATGGAAACAAATTATGAATTTTCATGTCAAGACGAATAAAATTTCCCCGAAGATAAAATCAGTATGGGAAAAAGCAAATGGAAATAAGTTACCAAACGATGGGGAAATTGTAATTGGAATAGAATTGAGTGGAACACCTTTAGAATGTAGGTACAACTACATAGAAAAAAGATGGGAAGCGTTCGATTTCTACAATGCAAAATGGTATGAGGTAACACTAACATACTGGGCAACATCGCCTGTCTAATTACATATTATCCTCTCCCAAATTGGTGGGATGAGAAGGGCTAAAAGGGGCCGCAACTATCTGGAATTTCCGGACGGTTGCGGCCCTTTTTGCATATATACAACCGCCTGAAAGGAAGTGACAACCGTGGAAAAGCGAGAAATCTACAACTATGAGAATCCAATGTTCTACTCCCTGAGAGACCCGATGCGGGAAGTGATGCGCTCCTTTTTGGTGGCTGCACAGTATTACGCCGCTATTAAGGAGAGAGTTTGGGGTAGGTTTGGGATGCTCTATCTGAGCCAAGCCATCCACAGCCTGGAGCATAAACAAGGGGGAAGAATCGACCAGTTTTCTGGAGCTATACGGCAAGAGGGACTGGAAGTTGAGTACCCAGGAGTCCCAGAGCTAACAAACACACTTGAAGACCTAGATGTAGTGTTTCAACTTTGCATTGAGAGAACAGACAAGATTGATGAGGCGCTTCAAAGATTCATTGATGTTGCAGATAGACGTGTAAATGAAGAAGGAGAAGCTCCTTCCCCAGAACAAGGTAAATTCCCTGCATTGGCCCGTCAGGCCGAACAGCTCCAGATTGACAACAGCATGGACAAGACAAAACTTCTGGAAGCCTGGAGCATGTGGGGAAATAAGCCAAGTATGTCCAGCTTCGACAAGTGGGTTAAATCCCGCTATGACCTCGGAGATGACGGGGAGGCTGATGACTAATGGCTATCAAGGCAAAGAAGCAAGAACCTCTTGGCGGACTTGGAGAGCTCCGGGTGCTCCGGCAGGACAGTGACCTTAACTATGATGTTCAGATTGCCATTATGCGTTCTGGACTGAACGAGAACGGTTGGGATTACCGAAATATCGGAGTTTACGCCAAGACGTTCCGTGGGACCCCTATCCTGTGCGCTTATCTCCCAACCGGAAAGATTGGGGACGGTCACAACATGGAAACCGTCGTAGGACCCGACGGAAGAAAGCGATACCGCTTCACTGGACCTACCGCTGAACGCATTGTTGGAATGATCTACGACACTGACGATGCGGTTTGGACGGAGCAAAGAGACGGAGAGACGTGGGCTTACGCGAGAGGGAAACTCTGGCGTTTCTATAACCCGGAATTGGTGGACAAGATTGCGAAACAGGGTCGCATGGAAGTGTCTGCCGAAACCAACGTACAGCAAGCCCAAAAGGCTCCAGACCGTGAGATTTACACCAAATGGCACGGTTTGGGAGTGACCATCCTGGGAGATGACGTAGCACCAGCCATTCCCGGGGCAAACATCAAGGCACTGGAGAGTATGCAGGAAGAATTCAAACAAATGCAGCTCCGTGCCGCAGCATATCACAATAAGCCGCAGAAATCGAAACAAAAGGGAGTGAAGAATTTGAGTGCTATGAGCAACGCCCCTCTCCTGGAGAAGATGCAGGAGAAGTTCAAGGGATACAAAATCCTGAACATGACCGACAAGGGAGAGCGCCTGCTGATGCTGGACAATAAGGGCCGCGCCTGCACCTATCAGTTCCAGGAAGCGGACCACGGCGTGATTATCCCTGACCGGATGTCCTACGCCAATCTGACCTGTCAGCACACATTCGAGGACGGAACCGCTCTGGAGGTAGATGTGATGTCCATGTTGGCCAACGCCACAAAGGAGGCCAACGACAGCCGCGCAGCTTTGGAGAACGAAGTTGAGACGCTGAAAACTAAGAACGCTGAGCAGAAGAGTCAGATCGAGGCTATGGAGAAGGCTGAAATGGCCCGCCGTGTACAGGCCGCAAAGGACGCTGTTGAGTGTGCCGCCCGAGAGGCTTGTGAGTGCATGTCTGATATTCCGGAGGACCTGACCAAGGGAATCATGGAGAGGATCGAGGCTGGCGAGTACACATCCAAGATGAACGCCGATGGCAAGTGGATTGGCGCTGAGGAAGCTGTCAAGGAGCTGAAGGCCATGCTGGGCGACATCGCCATGCAGAAGTCCAAGGAAGCTATGAACGCCGCCAACAAGAAGTTCGCCTGGGAAACGGACATGGTCAAGAACAATTCCGGTACTGACAGCTACGAGGCTACTCTGGCCCGGCTGACTCGGTAAGGAAACGAAAGGAGAGAAACGCGAATGAGTGCGATTGCGAACACTTTCTTCGAAGTGAAGAACAGCAACATCACCTTTGATGGTATGCAGAACGTCACCGGAACCTTTGTGGACAGCGGAAGCGACCCTGATATCTGCCCCGCTGGTTTTCTTGTGACTCCAAAAGAACCTCTCCCCTGTGCTGGGTATGAGGGTATCAACAACGGAAATGCCTACGTATTCCAGGCCGCTACAAATGGTCAGCCTGGTGCAAACGGTATTGCTCCTGAGATTTACGCTTTCAACAGCTACAACGCTCAGCAACTTTCCGATCAGTTCGGAAACAACTACTACATCGGAGCTGAGACTGCCGGGCTGGAGCTTCCTGCGGGAGAGAACGGAACTTTCACTCGGATTATCCCTGGTGAGATTTACCGTTTTGGAACCGGAAATTTCCAGACTGCCCCTTCTTCTCTGCCAACTGACTGCTACTGCACAATCTCCAACGGCCTTCTGGTTGCCAGTTCCAGTTCCTTTACCGCAGGTAATGGCCTAGTGTTTAAGGTGATTGGCGAGGCTGCTGAGAACTACACTGTGGCTACATGGAATGGTGGTCAGTGCTACCGAGTGCAGGCGCTCTACGCTGCTCCAGTTGGTGCTGGTGGCTAATTGAAAGAGAAGAAAGGAGTGAATAAATAAATGGAGATCAAACTGAACGGTCTTAACCGTGACATTTTTGTTTCCGCCGGAATGAACAAGATCGGAACTCTGTCCCGTGATGACATTGTTGCTGGTGGTCGCCTGGTTGTCGCTGAGTACAATGGGCGAAAGATGAACAGCCTGCGCAAGTGCGAGGACTATAAGGTGCGGCTGGACAACGAGGCTTACACCGCCCTGTCCCAGAACCATAAGCGTGACCTGCTGATGTTCTGCGCTGCCAAGGCCAATGCTGTGCAGGGAAAAGCGGCTCCTGAGAGCCTGAATGAAGTCATCAACAACTTCAATCTCAGCAAGGACCCCATCTTCCTGGCTACTATGGCCGGAATCGTGCAGGAGGTTCTTACTCCTGTTCTTCCAGCTGTCATGTCTGACGCTGGCGGTATGCTGATGCAGACCACTACCGTTCCTCTGGGCCAGACCAAGGAGATCACTGTCCACTCCAACGACGTGTTCTTGTTCGAGGATTCCAGTTGGGGTGCTGAGCGAAGTGTGTCCAAGAACTACCTGTACGACGGTGTTGTGACACTGAACCCAAAGCCATATGCCACCAACGGAACCATCAAATGGTTCCAGATGGTCGCAAACGACACTGACATTGGCTGGTACTACAACGCAATTATGGCGGGCCTGTACTCCAAGCTGATGGCGCTGTATACCAATGCGATCACCGAGGTTGCCACCAACCAGAAGTATGTTCCTGAATATCTCCAGTTTACCAGCTACACTTCTGCCAACTGGGCTGAGGCCATCGTGGGTGTTCAGACCGCCAACCGTCTGCGCCGTGACCAGCTTGCCGCTTATGGTGAGTATCGTGCTCTCCAGAAGGTTCTTCCTTCCGGAACTGCCAATGATGCGGCCCTGACTTATGGCCTGGGTCTGGAGTGGGTGCAGAAGGGATTCCTGGGAACTGTGGGTGGTGTTCCTCTGTTTGAAGTGACCAACGCTTTCGTTCCTGGAACCGTGAACACCACTGGTACTTATGTGTACCCAGATAACACCATCATCATCGCCGGTCGTGCCGGAGACGCTTATGCTCCTATCTACACCTGCTTCGCTGATGGTTCTCCCATTACCGTGGAGCTGAACCCCAGCAAGACTGGTGCCGGAACCATCGACATCAACGTGACTGCCATCATGGACACCAAGGTTGTCATGGCTTCCAAGGCTGCTTTCATTACCGGAGTGACCTAATGTACCGGAAAAGGCGGGGGAAGGATACTCCCTATCCCCCGCCTCTCACATAAAAGGCATAAATAGCAGGAGGAGAAAAGAAAATGCCTAGACCTAAGAAGATTGTCAATGAAAATGTTGAAACCACTGAATCCAAAATGGATGATGTTCTCACTACCACTGAGCAAGCCGCAGAACCCGAAGTGGAAACCAAAGCGGAAACCCAGGTGGACACTTCCAATGAGGAGAAGGAGCAGGAAGTTCCGACCGTAGACGTGGCTGCTTTGCTTGCCAAGATGGAAGCGATGCAGAAGGAAATGGAGGCTCTTAAGACCCAGAGAACCGCTTCTTCCTATGATGGAACGGTGAAGATGGTTTATATCAACCCTGTTTCTGAGCGGAATGAGGTCCAGCTTGGAGACTTCGGAGTACTCCGTGGGTCTACCGGATTTATCGAGATTCCAAAGCGTGATTTCGGCGGAAAGTTCATGACCAGCACCGTTCAGTATCTTCTCCGTACTCGCCGCCTGATTGTAACTGACGGTTTGACGGATGACGAAAAGACCCGGTACAAGCTGGATTATCCAGACGATGAGGTCATGACAGATCAGGCATTTAACCATCTTTTGAGCATGAAAACAGAAGCCCTGGTTGAGATGTTCTCCAAGCTCTGCAAGACCCATCAGCAGTTTGTGGCCCGCCGGTTTATCACCGCTTATGAAGAGGGAGACAACCGGATTAACCGCGAGAAGGTGGAGAAACTGAACAACATCTCCAAGAAGAACGATCCGGAAGGGATGTTCAAGCCCATCCTGATGGCAATGAATAAAGTCTAAGCGTCTGCGGGGGCGCTTAATCCCCCGCTATATGGTTGCCTGAGGTGCATGAGCCAAAGGCAATGAGGAAAATGGAAGGAGGAATTTTCATGGCAGTCCAGCCGTTGACTGGTATTAAAGCCTACTACATCAACAGCAAGCCCGTTTACAGTGACTTTCTTGCTGAGGTGACAAATCAAGGCGGGGACGCAGATGCTTTCCCTTCCGTAGATACAATTCCAGACGGATACTTTATGAGTTTACCTTGGGTTGGCGTAGTAGTTCAAAAAAACGCTGACTATGATGGAGAACCAGCCCAGTACACCAATGTTGTATTGAGTGACCAGGATGGGAAGAAGTACTCACTGAGCCTGAACAGTGCAGCGTACTTCTCCACTGCGGTAACTGGGTATTTTGGTAAAGCCCCTTCCCCTGCAAGTCAGGATTATTTCAATGCACTTACCCCAAACGCAACGGGGATATACACCGTAACGCTTTCCTACGGAGACTTCCCGTATCAATCTCAAATTCTGGTTCAGGTACAGCCAAAATCAAGTGCAACTAAGTGGTCAGAAATCATACTAAACTATGGATCTTTGTTTACAGATGATGCAAGAGCAAAGGAGAGCTACAACAACAACCCAGCGTCTTTTCTGAACGAAGCATCGTTTTATCTTGCGGCGGCTATTCCGCGATTTAACCAACCTGCTCCTATTCTATGCTATCTTGCTCAGAATACACCTCAGTTTTATCAAGAATACTACTGGACAGTCCCAGGAGAAGTTACTTCCCCAGATAGCGGACAGGAACCTACTCCAACTACAGAACCAACAGTAGTCAGCACTGGATTTTACGGATATGAACTGTGCTCCGTGGTGTCCAGATCAACAGATCAGTTTGGAAATCCAGCAGATACTCCATATCTCGAAGCGCAGTATAACAGCGTAACAGGTCAGGTCACTTTCCAGGCTGGGCTTATTCCGGGAACAGAATATGTGATTTGCCTCCTAATTGATGGTGAGTTTTTGAATATCCTGACACCAGAAATGAAACGGATCCTTGGACTATGCTTCCATCTGATATGGGAATATCGGTTTACAGGCGAATGGCTTGCAAGAGCGGCTAAAGTGACAGACCGATCCTTCTCTCCACCGAACGAAGCCAACTGGACACGGGCTCAAGAAGAGAAGCGAAAGAGCCTAGAAGATAGCTTGAACCAAGAAATCCGAAAATATTCACAGTCTTGTGCTTATCGCGCAACTGTGGGGTTCAGAGGAAACTTCACACTTGTATAGAAAGGCGGGTTTGATATGGCGTGGAGACTAATTGGCACAGACCCATGGACCAGCACCTATGTTATGGACTCTGAGACGGACGTGGTTGATCTCCCTATTGATGGTGGCGTTGGGTCTCAGGCGTTTTGTGCGGAGAGTGCGGACGGAAGCGGAATTGGCCGTGTGACTTACATCTTAAACTCTCAACTCCAATGGGTCAAGTGAGGTGATTTAAAGTGTCTATCAAAGATGGAATTATCGGTGCCATGATCGCAGGTGGTGGAACTAGCAGCGGAGGAGGAAGTGTTGTTGTTCCTAACATCCAGGCCACCGCTGAAACACTACCTGCTGGGAGCGAAGCCACAGTACAAAAGACTGGGAGCAATACCAATGTAACTTTCAACTTTGGAATCCCGCAAGGAGCGCAAGGAGGACAAGGCCCTCAAGGACCAGCTGGACCAACCGGTGATACTGGCCCTGCTGGTGCTACAGGCGCTACCGGGCCTGCAGGACCACAAGGAGAAAAGGGGGAAACGGGAGCAACGGGTCCTCAAGGGCCTGCCGGACCTGCTGGACCTTCTGGGCAGAATGGACCGCAAGGCCCGCAGGGCATTCAGGGACCGCAGGGAAACCCAGGGGCACCGTTTCTGATTGCAAAAGTATATGCAAACGTGGATGAAATGAACGCTGGCTATGATACAGATGGACTCGTTGAAGGGCAGCTTGTTGGAATCTCTCAAGAAACGGGTGGAGAACAAGGAGGATACATTTACCAGAAAGGCCAAAAGCAGTATGAGTTTTACTACGATTTGGCTAAGACCGAGGGAATCCAAGGACCTGCCGGGCCGCAGGGTGAGCAAGGTCCACAGGGTCCTCAAGGGCCTGTAGGGCCTGCCGGGCCACAAGGAGAACAGGGAATCCAGGGAGAGACTGGACCCGCCGGACCCGCTGGACCAACAGGAGCCACAGGACCACAGGGCCAACAGGGAGAAACTGGACCAGCTGGACAAGGGGTGGCTGCTGGGGGAACAACCGGTCAAGTCCTCACAAAAGAAAGTGATGAGGACTATGATACCACTTGGAAGTCCCCATCTGATCTAGGAATTATCACAGTCGTAGATGTTGGTACGATTACAGGGACACCACCAGTCCAAGTATCTATTTCTGCTGAACAAGTGACTCAAGCACAACTTGAAAATGCAGTGATTCAGGCTGTATATCAAGGGATCACACTTCATTTGCAGAAGATTGGACAAAGTGCAACCCAAGTTGTGTTTTCTGGATTTGTTTCTAACAGTAATATCTACTTTTTTGTCAACATTACAAGTGGCGGTGCAACTTTCAATATTGATACAGTGAAAGGCTTGCCAAAAGGAGGAACAGCTGGTCAAGTTCTTGCCAAGGCAAGCGGAACAGACTATGACACAGAATGGGTTGACCAGACTGGTGGCGGAGGAGGTACTGATTACACTCCTGGAAACGGTATTAGCATTGAAGGGACTACACTGTCTGCAAAACTATCTCAGGCAGAGGGGAACGCTGCTCTGTTTGGAGAAGATGGCGGTATATTTGTACCAGAAAGCAGCAACCCATATACTGCTGGCCCTGGAATCCAGATAGACGGTCAAACAATTCAGGCTTTGATTTCTCCAGCGGCGGATAACGCGACACAGATTTATAACGGGGCTATTTACACACCGGCTACATTTCAAACAACTGTAAGCCCATCTATTGTTGTTTCTACCTTCCCTTCTACTCAGAATATCCAAATCAAAGCAACAAAAGGAGAAACTGTTCTGACTGAACAGACAAATCAAGATGGAGTTGCTGAGTTTGAAATTAGCAACTTTGGGACTTGGACAATAAGTGGGAATATAAACGGGGAATCAGTAGAGGCAGAAGTCCCTGTAAGTAAAATCGAGCAATACAACACTTACCTTTCTTCTTCTAATGTTTTTGGGGTGGCATGGGATACTTCTAATCCATCTCCTCAGCTTGTTAGGCTTACAAAACAAACTGACCCAAATGGAGTAGTAACAGTAACAGTAGATTCAGACCCACAACCTGCTATTGGAACAAGTGAAGGGAGCAGCCCGTTTGATTCATTCATGCCATGGAGCGGAATGGAACAATATAATATTATAAATAATGCCGTTAGCTACAAAAGAGGTGATGAAAACTTCTCGCAAACTCTATACGATACAGTTGTGTTTATACCTCAATTTTATTATAGAGTAGATAAAATTGGGAATATGGAGTATTTTTACATTGGAGATAACCCTTTTGAAGGGGCTTCTATACACCCAGGAAGCGGAAAATATGTAGGAAGATATGACACCGGAAATAACAACCAAACAATAAGCGGAATTATGCCGAATGTCAGTATAACAAGGGGAGAATTACGGACATACGCTTTACAAAAAGGAGAAAATTGGTATCTTTATGATTATGCAACATGGGGAGCGGTATGGATTCTTTATCTTATAGAATATGCCAGCTGGGACAGCCAAGGAAAAATAGGAATGGGGGTGTGCGGGGAATCTTCTGTTATTGCGTCTGGTTCTACTGATGTAATGAATTACCACACAGGAAGAGCTAGTTCGGATCAATATTCAGCTGTGCAATATAGATGGATCGAGAATTGCTGGGGGAATATGCGCCAATTCCTGGATGGATTTAACGCAAATTCAAACACATGCTACATATGTACAGACCCCAAATATTATGCGGACAGCACAAATGATAATTATTCCTCGCTTGGGCAGATTTATGCACCATCTTCTGGATTTAACAACTATATTACAGAAATAGGATATAACAATAACTTCCAATTCGCTTTTTATCCAACAAAATCTGGAAATGGTAGTAGCACAACGTACATTACTGATGCCCAAGACTACGGCAGTGGAGGATGGAAAGTTTTATCTGTAGGTGGAGATAGATCGGTTAGTGTTGCAGGAGGAAGCGGAATGTTCTTCTTTGACACATATTATGCTACAGGAGGAGCAACTGGAGGAAGACTGGTTTACAGAACAGGAGGAATACAATGACGAAGGCGAATGCTTTAACACCCCCTCCAGATTTCTATTTTTTTAAAGACCCTAGAGACAAGTTGAAAATAATTGTAAGATTTTGCAAAAACATAAGAAGAGGTAAAATAGGGTTTGATTATGATGAGTATGAGGTTGCAATTAAAAGAACGGAAAACGTAGAAGAGTACATTAAAAATCACTATGAAGAACTTCTCTCTGAAGCTTCTGGTGGACCTTCGGCTATTCAAAAATTGTACGCTTATTTCGATTATATCTCTATGATGTCCGGAATTGACATTCCGATGGAAGAAGGTGCTACGGATGGATGAACATGGCGCGAAGTATGAAACTGTAAAGCGGTACTACAATGAAGGACTGTGGAACGAAACGATGGTCCGAAACGCCGTAGGCCGTTGGATTACCGAAGAAGAAGCGGAAGAGATTTTGAACCCAGCACAATAACAAAGGAAGGAGGCGGGTGTGCTTGAATTACTTTATGCGTAGAACTCCGAAGACTACTGTTACAACACCAAATGACCCAACGGGTACAGGGTTGCAAAACCAGTATATGGCGCAATCAGCTAAAATGCACCTTGAAACTATAGCGAAGTGGTCTACAAACTTCTTTGCGTCTCAGGTACAAGGGCTGAATCAAAACACACCAGCCTCTTTTGATTGGTATGAAATTCGTGTGGCAGACAAGTTTGCTTCTCCTAACATCTCAGCAACATCTTCTGATGATGATTGGCAGTTTGTTTACTTCAAGCGTCCTGATATAACTTATGTTCCACCTGGAGCAAAGTTTATTTTCTGGAACAATACATGGCTTGCAGACAACCCATCCAACATTGCTAGCGTAGCCGGAACAGCACTTCTCCGCCGGTGTAATGCTGTATGGAACAGTTTGGACTACTATGGAAACATTGTTTCAGAACCAATGGTGATTTCAAAACCATCTACAACTGCCAATGCAAACACTGATACCGAATCCATGAACCTTGCAGACTCCTACATTGATTGCATAATGCAGGCCAATGAATGGACTCTTGCAAATCTAAGAAACAACACCAGAATGATTCTTGGAACCAGCGGATTTGCAGTGCGTGGACTGTCTGATTATATCCGAGAGTTTACAGACCAGCAGACTAGCGTCCGGATTCTTCGGTTTTCTTTATATTACCAAGAACCGTTAGAAATGGACGATATGGTGAATCAAGTGGCTGGTGGCTTGGCTTTTTCATGGGGAATCAATATAAGCGGACCAACCACCATGAAAGCAGGAGATCAAGCAACACTATCTGCTACATCTTTGAGAAACAACGACCCAGTTCCTTCTACGCAGCCGATCACTTACATATGGTCAAGTTCCAATGAAGAAATCGCCACTGTGGATGAAACCGGGACTGTGAATGCTCTTACAAATGGTCAAGTAACCATTACCTGTACTTTGGGAGAGAACGAAAACATATCAACACAGGTTCAGATCAACGTACAGGAAGCGCGGAGTGGACTTGTGTGGGAATTTGACGTACCGGACAATGTACCAGCATACCAAAGCAGACAAATCGGCGTAGATGGAGCGCAAGGTCCTGTATCATGGTCTTTCTCTGGACCTGATGAAAACGCATATAGCACTTCGATAAACGGAAACACTGTGACAATCATGTGCTACTACCCAAGTCCTGTTCCTTTGATGGTAACGGTAACTGATACAGTAAAAACTCTGACAGCAAAAATTCAACTGACTGCGAGGTGAAAAGAGAAATGGTAAATAAACCACGTTGCTTGAAAGCGAAAGAGAAAATTAAGGATATGGCATTGTACTGCGATAGAAATTGCTTATGCGCCCACCAGTATTACTGCCCTACGACAAAGCGATATGAGAACACGCCTGATTATAAGAAGTGCAATCGGCTGAATCCAACGGCCCCTGTTGCAGAAGTTGAGGGAGTAAAGTTCAATGTTCTTCCGAAGAGAAAGGATGTTGAGGAAGTAAAACAGGAACAAACAACCTATGCTTTGGAAGGACAGTATACCCACAATGTAATTCCAGATGAAACAGAAACTAAGACCACCAAGAAGTCCGAAGGGAGAAAAACAAATGGTCAAGTTCGCAACACTCGACGCAGAAGCGTTAAAAAAGGCTGATTCTTACATCCCAATCGCCAAGAAAAGCGCAATCATCAGCCTCTTAGCAAATGGATGTATTGAGAAAGTACCAATCAATATAAAAGATGATGGAACTGGCGTTATGCCAATCCCGCCAAGATGGCAGGAAAACACTCTTGGAAAGCGGCTGGTTATGTCGTATGTACTGGCTGGATTCTATCTTCATCAGATTGATGTGGATGGACTTTACAATAAGAAGAACCCAGAGTTCAGCTTTACAGCCAAACAGTACGACACATTCTCCCAGCTTTACACGCAGTTGGAAGGATTTAAGCGAAGTCAAGACGCGGAAGCGAAAGAAAAAGCTTTTGCTATCCTTGCGGATTACCGGGACTTTGAAAAACTTCTGAACGCGGAGGTTTATAACCTTCTCCAACAGAAGAATGACCTGTGCGCACGATTCTGCATGATGTTGACTATGCAGTCTGCTCCTGAGAGTGTGCAGAACGCCATGAACGCCTATCAAAAAGCCAAGGAAGAGCTGGAAGCAGAGATGAAGAAGCGCAATGCTTTGCTGAACCGTGGAGAGAAGAAAGAGGTGGGTTAAGGATGGAACCTATCACCTCCCCTACTTACCCATATTGCAGAGATCAGCAGTACAACACCATGAAGGGTGCGGATGAAATCCCACGAAAGGTATGTACTTACCTGATGGACATGCCGCTTCCGGGATACAACCCGCCAGACAGCAACGACTATCCACGGGCGAGGCTAATGCGGTATCTCTACAACGATGGTAACGACCCCTTGAACGGACCATTACCTACCCCAGCACAGAAGATGCAGATTTTGTTTGACCCGTTGCAACCAACCAATCCTCCTGACCCTGAAAAGGGATACCGGATCTTTCCACAAGAGTACGTGGCGCAAGCACAGCTTGACGGTTCTACCAGGCTGTATTGCTCTATGGGACAATCTTTAGCAAAAGGAGCATACCAAACAGAATTGTCGGTGGTGATTGATGTGATTACCAACGTCAACTATGAATCTGCTGCTGGATTTGCACAGTCACGCACTTACGCTATGGAGTGTGCCATTTTAGAATCCATGAATGGTGTGAACATGGACGGAGTGGGGACCTTCTACTTTGACCGTACACAGCACTCGGGATGTGGGTCATGGTCTATCAGCGACCGAGGAACCAACCTTGGTAGGCACATTGTATTGGGCCTGACATGGCAGGGATAGGAGGAAAGACATGGACTCTAAAGAACCAATGTTTTCATCTATGGAAAACCCAAACCCCCACTATGTTCCACCTGGATGTGGGAAGAAGTCAAAAGAGGATTTGAACCTACAATACTATCGTGCAGGGATTTCTGACTGGAAGTTTGTGTGGGACACTGGAGACTGTATCATTGATAATATCGAGCAAGAAACAATTATTCGGTATCCAGATGGTAAAGTCAAGATCATGTTGAAAAATGCTTCTGTGTCTTTGGCACTTTTGAACGCTCTTCGCTATGGTGAGCTGAACCATGTCCAGCTTATTCATACATTCACTGCTATTCCAACCAAGAACGTCAATCAACGACTTGCGATGGAAGAAGTATTTTCCTCTATAACCGTTCAAAGAGCGGTGGAAGTTGGCCGAACAGATTGCGTTTCTGAAATTTTGATTTTTGCCCAAAAAGACGATTAAACTATATTATTCCCCACTTCAACTGAGAAGTGGGAAGAGCTAATTGGAGCTATCGGGAAGCAAATGCTTCCTGGTGGCTCTTTCTTTTTACTCAAAAGGGAGTGCCACTATGCCTTTAACTCAGGAACAGCAGGAAGCCGTTAAGAAAGGGACACCAATCCTGTGGAACGGCCTCACCCTGTTTCCAATATTGGTCAAGGACATGGACTGGTTCTTGATCGCAAAGATGGGTCTTACAGCATCACAGCAGACCCTACCCGGGAAATATGTGGTCATGCGTTACTTGGAAGCGTTGTATGCGCTTGACTACGACGTGCGAAACTCCGGCCAATCTGGTGCGGGACTATTCAACTGCATTCTTCTCTTTTTAAAACTTTCGTTGCGGCTGGAAGTGATAAAAGGACCTGATGGGGCTGAATATCTCCCAATCCAATACAGGCTGGATATGGACAACCCTAGAAAACTGATTGCCCTGGAAGTCAAGCAGGGTGATGTGAAAGCGGAAATCACCCCACAAGACTTCAATCAGCTTAGGGAAATCCTGGCCGCACAAAACGATGTGGAACTTCCCGACGAAACCTTGAACCCCGAATTGGTGCAGGCGGAACGAGATTTAGCCGAGAAAGGGACACTAGACCTTGATGTAGACAGTGAATCACTGATCTACTCTGTTTCTGTCAGAACGAACACCCCTGTGGAACAGATCATGGAATGGACAATCAGGAAGTTCCATCTGGTGGAACGGGCCGCAGACCGCATTACAGGCCATCTTGTCGCAGCACTCACCGAAGCGTCTGGGGCAAAGTACAAGAACGGAAACCCATACCCATCCTGGAAGTATGACAAAAAAGATGCTTCTAGTGGTGTGGTTGAACTTTCTGGGCTTATCAACCGCCTGTCTGGTGCAGTTGAAGCAAAGTGACTAAACAAAATTCTTTTCGATCGAAAGGAGAGACAAACGTATGATTACTGCTACCCTGAATGGCAATCCTCTGTACGCCAAGGGAACGATGAATGTCAAGATGTTTGACCCATCTACCAACAACATGGCGTACTTCTCTGATAAGATGTCTACCAGCCAGCTCCAGAGTTCTATCAATCTGGGTGCCATCAATGCTGGAATTGGAAACCCTGTGGTCATCCAGATTCCAGACACCCCCAACCTGACCATGAACCTCACCGCCGCCGACTTCTCCCTGGAGGGCCGTGCGCTGTCCACCGGAAGCAATATCACCTACAATGGCGTAGTGCCCGTGGACGAGGTTGTGGAGGCGGTTGGAACTACTCTGACCGTCGTACAGCCTGCCGTGGCCCCTCTGGGCGGATGTGATGTGGTTTGTACGGTTGGAAACGACGGCACTTCCTACACCATTGACCCAACAACCGGTCAGGTGCAGAACTTCACCGCTACAGCTGGTCAAAGCTATTGTGTCCACTACTGGACTACCAACGCGTCTGCCAAGCAGTTCTCTGTTGAGACCCTGATGTCCCCCGCTGTCCTGCGTGCGTTTGTGACCATCCCTCTGTACGCCACAGACAGCACCGCTTCCAACAAGAACTCCGGTTCCCATGTGGGCAACCTGTACATCACCATCCCCCGTGGACAGCTTTCCGGCGACGTGTCTACTGAGGGAAGCCAGACCACTCCTGCCACTACCATGATGAACCTGACCGCCCTGTCCTACAACGAGGCGTGCGAGGCTGGCATCCAGTGCGGTTCTTCCGCCTCCCCCAAGCTGGCATACATGGTGGTGGAGCTGTTTGGAAACCCCGACCAGAACGCCACTGGACTGGCTATTGTGGGCGGCAATGACATTACCGTACAGGCCGGAACTCCATACACCATCCCTGTCAAGTATGAGATGAATGACGGGGAGATCGTGACCCCAAACATGTCCGACCTGACCTTTACCAATCCTGATGGAGGCCTGTACTTCACCGTGAGCAACCTTGGAGTAATTACCGGAACTTCTGCTGGATCTGGAACCGTGGTCATTAACTCCAACTACAACGCCAAGCTGACCACCACCGCCAATGTCACTGTGACTGGAGGTGCTACAACACCAACCTCCAATGTCAGCTTTGAACTGACTACCCCGACATCTGGAAGTGGAAATTCCCTGAGTGGAGGTGATGGAACCTATGATGTTACTGTTGGCGTTGTGAACAATACGCAGACTGTGGTTATCACTGGCACTGCTACTTCTGCTCAAAGCATGATTATTGGAGGCACAAACGCATCTCTGGTGACACTGGCCGGTAATGCAACTGCCCCAACCTTCACTGTGAACACTTCCAGCATCGCTGCGGCTGGAGGATCTATGAGCTTCACAATCGGCGTAACTGAGACTGGTAAGTCCCCCATCGTGTATACTGTCACACTTACTGTTGCTCAGCCAGATACAGCGGATGTGACATTCGCCTTGACTGACCCTGAGGCTGGTGGCTCCAACACCATTGAGGGTGGAGGATCTACCAACACTGTGACTGTAAATGTGGTCAACAATACCAATAGTGTGACGCTGACAGCCACTAAGCTGGCCGATCAAACCGTTGCGGTAAGTGGAACAAATTCCAGCGATGTAACTCCTTCTGGAGAATCTGGGACTTCACCCACTTTTGTTGTTGACACATCTGGTGTTGCTTCTGCTGGTGGTAACAAGCAATTTACCATCACTGTGAGCCAAACCGGATATGCGGACATTGAGTATGCTGTTACTGTGACTGTGGCTGGAGCTTAACAAAAAGCCACCCATGGGAGAAATCCTGTTGGTGGCTAAAAAAGAACCCCGCCTGAGCATGAGGGAAACTCAGACGAGGTCATATGAAAGGAACTGTAAATGGCATTTATAGGATACCATACATTTTAAATTCTTACTATATTTATTTTAAAAAAGAACAAAAATGTTTGGATTTCCAAAACAGTTTATGCCAATTTATTTTCAACAAATTAAATAAATATACAGACCTGAGAGGGCGCACTTTACAACAATACGTTGCATAAGTGCGCCTATTTTAATGATTTGAAAGGGATTTTGCAATATGAGCTTTATGGATAAATATGCAGAATTTGGGTATAAGTTGCAAAAAGATTTAAGCCAAGTCCTTTTAACGGATGCAACGGAAGTAGTGAAAGACATTATGCAAGAACAGCTAGAAGAAAATGTATATTCTTACGAAGCAACTCCAGAGGCGATGGAAAGCAGACGGTATGAATATGGGGGATTAAAGGACCGTGCAAATATGGTGTCTCATTTAGAACCTGGAATAACTTTGGTTGTTGAGAATGTGGCAAAGTTTCAAGATCCTCGATTAAATTCCACATCAGAGCATGACCTTTCGGACGTTGTAGACCAAGGGATTGTGGGATACAGACAACCAGGAGCACGACCATTTGTAAACCCGACAGAGAACGAGTGTGTGTCATCTGGAAGGGTTCTGAAATCCATAAATGACGGACTTACAAGCCGTGGATACAAAATTGAGAAGGAGGGCTGATCTATGCCTCAGGAAGTTGTTAATCTTGTAATTGGAGTAAAGGATCAAGATGGTGCTGTAACAAAACTGGAAACTCTGGACAGCATTGTAGACAAAATAAATAACAAAAAAATCACTTTATCCATAGATACCTCTTCTGTTCAGACTTTTACCAAAGATATGGAAAAGTCTATACAGATAGCAACTCAAAATATCAATGCACAAGCCAAGCTTCTTGCTGAAAAAAATAAAGAAGCTACAATAAACGAGAAGCTTCAGCAGGCTCTTGCTAAGCAAGCTACCGCTCAAGCAAAGGTATATACCGAAGCGGAGAAAACCCGTCGAGAGATGGAGAAAACAGCTCAGGCGCAGGCAAAAGTACAAGAGGCACAAGCAAAAGCTGCTTCTTCTCAGGCACAGGTAGCCGCTCAGGTAGAAAAGACAAAGCAGGCTATTGAAAAAACAGCTCAGGCGCAAGCAAAGGTGGCCGCAGAGGCTCAAAAGACTGCTACCGTAGAGGAAAAGCGCAAACTGGTCGAAGACCAACTGGTAGCCGCTTACGAGAAAGCCGAACTGAAGGCACAGGGTCTTAATAAAGCGGACTCCTACGACCCTACCCCAATTCAAAAGCGGATTGATGACCTGACCGGAGTATCTGCCTCTTATAAGTCTGCGGCAGAGAGCGCAAAGGTCTTCATGGAGATTGAGAAGAAGGTTGGAACGGATACCGGAAACAAGCTTTCCCCTAACAGCCTTTCCACCTCCGGATTTGAGAACTACATAAAGAATGTCGAAGGCATTGAAAACGCCACTGTAGCGGCTACAAAAAGCGTCAAGGCGGCGGATAGTACATTCCAGCAGTTCTCCGTGTCTGTAAAGACTGCTTCTGGGGACTACAAGAACTTCACCTACTCCGTTGACACTGCCACTGGGTCCGTCTACAAGATGGAAAACGGAATGTCTTCTGTCAATAAGACCGCCGGAAAGCTGAACCAGGGGCTTGGAGACCTGATCGGTAAGTTCGCCCAATGGGCCGTGGTATCCGCCCTGTTCTATGCGCCTATCCAGGCCATGCAAGATGCGGTTCAGGAGCTCAAAAACGTAGACGATGAACTGGTCAATATCCAAAAGGTCATGGGTGCAACAGCTTCCGAAATGGACAACTTGTCAGACCGAGCGTTTGAAGTTGGATCTTCTCTGGGAGTTGCCGCTTCAGACTACCTTGCTTCTGTGAACAAGTGGGCACAGGCCGGTTATGACTCTCTCTCTGCGGACCTGGGCGAACTGTCTGTAAAGACGCAGAAGGTTGGTGACGTACAGGAAGAGACTGCAAACCAATTCCTGCTGTCCGTTGACGCTGCCTACAAGTACAAGGGAAACATTGAGGAACTGACAAAGGTCCTAGATGGTGCCAACGAGATTTCCAACAACTACGCAACCAGCGTGGAGAAGCTGGCTGGTGGTATGGGAATCGTATCTTCCTTGGCAGCCCAAGCCGGTATGCAGGTTGAAGAGACAATGGCGGCTATTGGCACAATTACTGCTGTCACTCAGGAGAGCGGTAACAGTGCCGCCCGTGCCCTCCGTGCCCTCATTCTGAATATCCAAGGATCCACTGAGATTGCCATTGACGAAGAGACTGGAGAGCGGTGGACTGAGGATGAAATTGAGCAGACTGCCGCTGCGCTTGGAGATTTAAATATCGCAACCCGTGAGTACAAGGATGGCGTGGAACAGCTCCGCAATCCAATGGAAGTCATTGGAGAACTGTCTGAAAAGTACCGTGCTGGGCTTATTGACGAAGTACAGCTCCAAGATGTTGTTTCCTCTTTGGGTGGTAAGGTGCGCTCTAACCAGCTGCAAGCTTTGATCTCCAACTTCGACATGTATGAGGACATGTTGGACACCTATAAGGAGAGCGTGGGAAGTGCTGACCGAGAGCTGGACATCTATCTAAACAGTTGGGAAGCCAAAGCAAATCGCCTGCAAAACCAGTGGGTAGAGTTTGCCGACAATATGAAAACCAGCGAGATTTCTAAGGGACTTCTGGACGTTGGAAATGCTCTGTTGATGGTGGCAAACACAGACATTGGTCAAACGGTTATCCAAGTTGTTGCTCTTACCGCTGCTGTGACTGCACTTGCGGTTGCTTACGGGAACTATGCTAGAGCCAAAGCCTCTGCCGACTCAGTTGAGGCTATTGGGAATTTGGGTGGGCTATCCAAGGCGATTGCCTCTATCAAAGAGTTTGGAGCGTCTTTTCTGACTGCCGGAAGCGCAATAAAAGGTGCTGTTGCTGCTCTTATGGGCGGAGAAGGATTGTCTGCTGCACTTGCTACTCTTACCGCATCTACTGGCGGAACGATTCTTGTTGTTCTTGGATTGGTAGCCGCTGTTGCCGCCGCTGTTACTATTTTTGACAAGCTCAATGTCACAACCCAAGAGCACTTAGACAACGCCGAGAAGTTCAAAGATGAATATGAGTCCGCCACTTCCGAATTGGAAGAAATGAACTCTCAGTTGGAAGAGAACAAGAAAAAGATTGAAGAACTTAATGCAGCTGGACCTCTGACACTCACCGACCAAGCCCAGGTTGACCTTCTCAAGACACAAAACGACCTTCTGGAAACTCAGATTTCCTTAAAGAAGAAGGAGCAAGAAGAGGCGCTGAAAAACTCTTTTGATGAGTATTACGGAGCTTTCGAAAAGGGAATCGACAGTCTTGGATCTCTTGGTAAGTTTAACCCGTTTGAAATCACAGAAGTTCTTGACGCAGATGGGATTGGAAATCAAATTCAAGTTGTTGTAGACAATATCAAAGAACTTGAAGATGAGATGAACTCTTTGGGGAACACCGAAGCCGATCTAAAAAAGAGAGAGGATTTGGAAGAAAAGATTTCCTCTTGGAACGAAGTTCTGACTGAGATTACTCCAATCTTTGAAGAAACCATGAACGCCGCAATTCAACTTGCGGACGCAACACAAGATCCAAAGGCTGAAGAGTTTGTAAAACAATATTCTTGGGTAAATGACACCCTCCAGATTTTCGCTGATGAAGCGGAATGGGCAACAAAAAAAATTGATGAACTGGCTGATTCCTCTTCTGAGTTTGCGAATGCACTAAATCAAGTTAAAGCAGACGGTGAAGTAACACTTGCAGAAGTGGAAGGATTACTTTCTGCATTCCCACAACTTCAAGAGATTTTGGACAAAAGCGGATTTTCTGCTCAGGATCTTGCAGAGCACTTAACAGCAGCCACTCGAAGTGAATATGAACTAGGAACCGAAACACAAAACACAACTGGAGCACTTTCTGACCAAGAAAGCGAAGTAGAAAGTTTAAGCGATGCCTTAAACGACTTTTCAAACAATTTCGAGGTTTTGGAGAGTGCCCAAGAGGAATTGCGTGAGGCAGGCACCCTGTCCATTGACACCATCATAAAACTCATTGAAACATTTCCGGATCTTGAAAATGCTATGGTTTCTTATCAAGCCGGTCTTATCAATGAACAACAGTTGATGGACATTTTGGCAGGAAAATATCAAGACAACGCAAACAACTATCGCCTTTTAATCCTCTCCAAAATGGAGAACAACGAAGAATTCTACAAAAACACAATTCTGACAAACACAGATATTGTTGCGAAACTTCACGCTCTTGGACTTACTGACCTTTCAAATTACAAAACGGTTGCGGAATTGAAGCAAGCAGCGGCAGAAGCGGCCAATGCGAAAATAGTTTCTTCTACTGAGCAAGCCGCCAGAGATGCCGCAAATTTGTATCAGCAAGACGCAGCTAATTTTGCGAAAGCGGCAGCAGCAAAAGCATCTGCAAATTCGCTTGTCAGTTTTAGCCAAAAAATAAATGACTCAATTCGAATGACCGGAGTCACCGTTGGCAACACAATAAAAAATCCGAATCCGAAAAATATCCCATATTATATGCTGTCCAGTTCTGCTCAAAAGGAGGTTGACGCATACAACCAAGCAATAGGAAAAACAACAACTGCATCTACCAGCAGCATTTCAGCAGAATTGAAAAGCTTTATGTCTGAGCTGGACAGCATTCTTTCTTCTGCTATTAAAGTTCCAACTTTAACAATTAAGAGCCCATCATCTTCTGGATCAACTAGCCATTCTAGTTCTGGAGGATCTTCTGCTTCTTCCAGTGCTGCCACAAGCACAAAATCATGGTACGAAGAACAAATAGATGCACTTAATGACCTTGTCACAAACACAAAGAATGCAAATAAGATCATTGATGCAGAAAACGAAAAATCCTATCAAACCAGAATTGACGCACTCAAGTCTACGCAGGCCAAAATATCGGATATGGAAGCGCAGTTCCGAAACAAAGGAATTTCCGAAACATCCGATGAAATGCAACAACTTAAACTCATGTACATTGACCTTGCTGATGAAATAGAAGCGGTTTATGAGGAAATGTACACAGACCTGCAAGATGAGCTTGGAGACAAAGAGTTTGCCCTTGATAAGTTTATTTATGATCGAGAGAACGCCAACAGAACTCTGGATGAAATAGCAGAAGACAACACAAAGATCGTAGCTGAGTATAAAAAAATGCAAACACAAATAAAGCAACTGATGGAATACTATCAGTCTCAAGGATACGATGAAACGGATGATTTAATTCAAGACCTCACAAATGACTGGTGGGATTATCAAGAAAAAATTGAATCTGTTTATGATGATTTGTCTGATGCCTTTGATGAATACATCACAAAGTCTGAACAGCAAATTAAGTCTCTGGAGCGCATAAGTGGAACCGCTGGAGAACAAATTGCGATCTACACCGAAAGAATTCAAGAAGCTCAAAAGGCTATTGAAAAACTTCAACAGACAAATTTCAACGGCCTTAACAATGACCAGATTTTTGATATTCAAGATCAAATATGGTCCGATGAAGATGCTATTAAAGACATCCAAGATAGTTTATGGCAAGAGTTAGAAGATGCTATAAATAAAGAGTTTGAAAAGAAAAAAGAAGAGATTGATAAAGAACAAGAAGGACTAGAAGATCTGCAAGATCAAATTGATGAAGCGCAAGAACACATAGATGATCTTGATGATATTCTTGAAAAGTTTGATAAAGAGCTTGAAGATATATTGGAGCCTATTGAAGAGCGTCTTGAAGACTTGAACGACCGCCTAGAGGCTGAGAAAGAGGCTCTGGAAGGCCTTGTAGATCCACTCAACAAAAAAATAGAAGGGTATTATGAAATAAACCCAGATGGAACGCTTGGGGTTTATGTTCCAGGCCTTGATGATGAAATTGAGGACCTGCAAGACCAGCTGGACAAAGTGAACGAAGAGTGGGACGAGCAGCAGAAAAAAGAGGACGAGGCTCTTGCACTCCAGAAAAAGGAGCTTGCCCTGCAAGAGGCCATCAAGAACCTGGAGCAAGCCCAGCTTGATCTACAAACCGCAAAAGAGGAGCGAACTGTTTACACCCTTAAGGATGGTGTGTGGGCTTGGAGAGCAGACGAACAGGCTATAAAAGATGCCGAGGACGCTTTAGAGGACGCGGAACAGGCTAAGGAAGATGCTGAAAAGGAACTAGAGGACCTGAAAGAGCAGCAAGCCCACGATAAAATCGTGAACGCTCTTGAAGATCAGCTGGAAGCCCTTGAAAAAGAAAAGAAGCTTATCCAGAAGCAGATTGAAGCCTATGAGAAGGAGAGCGAGGCTCGACAAGACTATATAGAGGACTTAATTGAAAAAGCTGAGGACGAAAAAGAAGCCTGGGAGAAATACTACGACCAGAAGAAAGAGCAGTACGAGGAAGAAAAAGAACTCTGGGAAGATAGAAAGGACCAGCTCCAGGACCAGTACGACGAGGAATACAAGGCGTGGCAAGAGCGGCAAGAGGAACTGCAAAAGCAGTACGATGAATGGATGGACGAGTGGGAGGAAATCCAAGAGTCTGTCCAAGAGCCTGCTCGGAGCATTGGAGAAATTCTTGCTGACATAGCCAAAAACGGGACCCCAGCCATGAAGGAGCAAGTGGACAAAATCACTTCTCTTTTAAAGCAGATGGGAGTTGCCTTTGATGACTTCTACGATAACTTAAACAAGCCGAGTGGAGGTTCTGGGGATAATCTGTACAATGGAATGACATTCGAAGAAGTTGTGCAGAAAATGTACGAAAACGGCCAAAAATGGACAAACGCAACTTCACAGGCTGAAAAAGACTATTGGCACCAAAAAAACCTTGAGCTTGGCGCTTTGATTGGAGCAACATTTGATCCAGCAACCGGAGCGTGGGATTTTTCAACTGCCTTTGGTCAGGGAAACAACAATCAGTCTTGGACACCAAATCAAAACCAAGTTTCAAGCGGAACAAGCACAGGATCTGGGACCTCTTCTGGTTTACTTCAAGGGAACGGGAATCAAAATCAAAGCACAGGGAAAGTTGAAATAACCCAAGATATGGTTCAAGCCGGAATGAGAATCAGCAATATTAAGTCTCAAGCTCAGTCCGCTTCTGAGGATGAAAAAAAAGACTTGTTTGAGCAAGCAAATACACTTGCTGTTGCAAACGGAGCTTTATCAACAACATACAGCTCAAATGTAAACAACTGGAAGTGGTATGACAGCAACGGGAATTGGCTGTTTGACAAGGGTGGAGTTGCGGACGGTAAGGGCGTTATGCTCAAAGATGTAGCGCAACCAGAAGTAGTTCTCAGCCCGGTTTTAGCTTCTGATGTTCTCAATCCAATTCGCAACAAAGAGTTTATGCAGTTTGCTGACTCATTGGGAATTATGTTCTCTTCTGCTCATGACTTTGCGGCTGATATGAGTGCTGCACCAGCTCAGATTTCAAACAACAGCACAGACAGCCACAATGTATACATCAATGGCGTTCAGATTGGAGAAAGCATGATGCAACGGCCTTTGAGCGAGACACTGAGCCTGCTTGGAATACATCGGAACATGTGAGAAATGCTAAAAATGGTATTGTAAAAATAAAGATAACATGATACAATAAAAATAAGTATAGCCCGCCGCGAATAGGCGTGGTGGATGGGCCAAATGGGGCCGCTTCTAACCTGAAACATGGTTAGAAGCGGCCCTTTTTCTTTTGCCGGAAAGGGGGCGTATTCAGTGCCGCTCTATCAGCCAACCAACATCTTCCCTTCCTCGTTTGCGGGAGTAGGAGGCGGCGTAGTGGATGTTACGCAGCCCTTAACTGTGTCTTGGCAGGTGAATGGGTCATCAGCTCTTACAAGCTACCAGATACAAATTTATGAAAATACAACCACATCTAATCTTGTCTATAACAGCGAACAAACATCTGTTACTCCTCCTTTTTTTGGCGTGACTAGCACTGGGGAAGTTCAGTATTTCACTGTGACCATTCAACCGTCCGCACTATCTGGGTTGTCAAACGGATTTTCCACCGGATACAAGATGGTGATTACGCAGTGGTGGAACGGTGGGAGCATTCAGCAGACCTCCCCTAGTTTCTTTATCACGCGCCTATCCCCTACCTTGACAATAAAATCTATGCCAAGCGTTGTGACCGGGAGAAGCGTGACATTTACCGCTGATTACTACCAGGACCAAGGAGACACATTAGATTGGTTTCGGTGGATGCTGGCAACCACAGACGATTTAAACAATCCCATTGAGGACAGCGGGAACATCTACGGGACAGAGGATATCAAAGTATCCTATGACGGCCTGTTTGCTGGGACACAATACGCTGTGCGCTGCATGGCGCAAACAGAGAGTGGACAGCAAGCGGACACGGGATGGCAGACATTCACCGCTTCTTATACTGTGTCGGATATGAGCGGTTATGTAACCGCCTGCAAAAGCCCGGTAGAGGGAATTGTAGTCCAATGGCCTAAGATTTCCTACATCCCAGGGAAGCCAAGCGGAAGCTATAACGTGGCGGGCGGGAACTTAAACCTTCCAGCCGGTTCCTATATTACTTGGGATGAACGAAACGGGGAAAGCCTCAACATTCCAAGCCCTTGGACCTTGGGGTGGTCAGGTGTGGTTCCAGTGACTGGAACTAGCCCTATTTGGACAATTACCGGAGACGGACACTCTTTGTCCTTCTCCATCACACCAAGCCAGATCACGTTGACCCTAGATGGAAACGTCCTAGCCAAGCAAGAAATCCGAGGGATAATAAACGGCTACACCATACGCATGGTGCTTACGCCACGCCAGATTTTTGTTTATTACCCAACAGCGACTGGCGGCCTTTACCCAAGCACAACACTTTACCCAAGCAACACTCTATATCCGCTGACAGCTACTTACGCATGGGAAACATGGTCTTATCCATTGACATGGGTGCAACCTAATATTCAAAGTATTACGCTTTACGGACAGCAAATATGTCATTGGATTTCTGTAATTTCTGGAGAGATTTCAGCCACAGACCTTTCTCAATGGCTCACAGATTTTAGCTTTGAACCGTCTTGGGGCTTGGATACATGGTTTCTGGCGTCCTTCAATGGGACGGGAATCAACGCTGGAAACATCACACCAGGAAACGATACCATCACCGGAGCTTCGATTTACCGCTTGAAGTCTGGAGAGAAGAAACTGACCCATATTGCAGATGTGGACATTGGGACATCAATCATTGTGGATGAAGGATTTAAAAATCAAAACGAATATACCTACTATGTGTTCGTTTTGGGAGCAAATACGTATGTCTCTGCTCCACTGATCTCCGACCCTATCACACCAATGTTCTGGAACTGGACGGTGCTGGATTGCACAGAAGATGCCACAACGGGCGCGTACCACCTTCAAGCGGCACACTTGTTTACAAACAATGTGTCTACGGACAGTATAACCAACAACAACACGCCGCAACTACTTCAAAACTTTACCCCATACCCACTGAGACAACCTACCTCCTACAACTTCAAGTCCTCCACTCTGACTGGGTATATTGGAATTGTGGACATGACTAAAAACCAGTACCTTGACACTGTGGATATGGCTGAGTCGTTGTGGGCGTTGTCTACCAGTGACACACCCAAGTTTTTGCGTGACCGCAAGGGCAATTTGTGGTGCATCCAGACCAGTGCAGCGATCACCATGCAGACTGGGGATGTGCAGGCCCAGCAACCATACTTTGGTTCTTTGCCGTGGGCAGAGGTCGCTCCAGCAGACGGCGTATCCATCATATCTACCCCATCTGACGATAGCTGGGACTCTGTGACTGGACAGCCTCCTACATCGCAGAATATTGCGCAAATTGTAGTGACGGCTCCATCTGGGTCTACTGTCACCATCAAAAATGGAACAACAACATACACACAAGTCTGCTACGGATTTATTACATACACGCCTCCAGCAAGCGGAGAGTGGACTGTAAGTGCAGTGGTTGGGAACGCCTATGACAGCAAAACCGTTAATGTGACCGCGCCACTCACCTACTATGTTGGACTTGTTCCAACTCCATTTACCGCTACTTTTGTGGTTTTGGCTCCTGGAGGTACACAAGTCACAGTTACAAACGGAACCTATACATTTAACGGGGAGGTGCCATCCACGTGAGTTCTTCCATATCGTTTCAACTTCCCCAACCTGGAATTTGGACTGTTACAGGTGAGTTTGCTGGGCAAATCGTCACCCAAAGAATAAATGTGACGGACAAGGGATCCACTGTTCCAGTATCCCTTGTGTTCAGCTCCGCTACAATCACCGTGACCTCCCCTGTTGGTACATCTCTTTTGCTGACTGACGGCACAAACCAGCTTACCGCCACCTCCACCGGAACCAATGTGTTCACAATCTACAACATGGGACAGTGGACAGTGAGCGGCACACTGGAAGGTTATGTTCTGAACAGCATGACGGTGAATGTGTCTGCTGGGCAGAACTACCCTGTACAACTGAAAATCCAGACCGCCACCTTGACCGTTACCGCACCAGTTGGAACCATCGTCACTGTGACAGGCGGAGACGATACACAGGAGATCACTGCTACCAACGGAACTGCTGTGTTCCAGCTCACCGCACTTTCCACATATCAGGTATCCGGTGTTCTGAACGGGCTTGTCTCCAATACAGTGAGCGTGGATGTGACCGATTATGTGGCATATACCGCAACGCTCACCGTGGAGGCGGCAAGCATCGTTGTAACCACTATGGATGATGTTTCTGTAACCGCGCAGAACGGCGATATCACTTTGACTGATATTGCGGTTAATGGGCAGGTCACTTTCCAAACTCAAACTTTTGGGGAGTGGACAATCAAAGGAACACTTTCTGGATACACATTTGATCCGCAAACAACCAATGTGCAAGCTTATCAGCAGTACGATGTGTCGCTTAATCCTTTGGCGGCAACCATCACTGTCACCGCGCCAAACGGAACAGAAGTTGTTGCAGAAAACTCCACTGGAGAACAGGTGCAAGGCTATGTCAGCAACGGAACTGCTGTTTTGGAGATTTATAGTTTTGACACTTGGACGATCAGCGGAACACAAAATGGACTTGTGACTAACTCTGTTCCTGTGACTATTTCAGACTGGATCAACTATCCTGTCACCTTGACAATCTGGGCTGCGACGATCACAGTTACCACGCCAACCGGAACACTTGTAACGGCACAGAATGGAGATACACAGATTCAAGCTTCCGCCTCCAATGACCAAGTTGTATTTGCCGTGCAACTTACAGGAAACTGGACTGTTTCTGCTCAGTTCGACACGCAAAGCGACTCTGATGTTGTGGACGTTCAAGCAGAACAAAACTACCCAGTGCGGCTGTGGGTTCCTACTATCGTACCTACCGTTGCTACCGGTTCTGTTGTCACCTGTAAGCAAGGAGACACGGTGCTAACCAAAACCTCTCAAAGCGGTAAGGTGAAGTTCTACGTCCCAAGTCTTGGAGAATGGACACTGAACGCAACGCTGAATCAACAATCGTCCAACACAGTTATTGTTGATGCCCAAGAGGATAGGGACTATCCACTTCTTCTGAACTACACTTTTGCCACCATTACCGTTTCTACTGTGGCTGGGACAGAGGTTACGGCTCAAAATGGCGCAATCATCATCACACAGACAGCCGACAGCAACGGGGAGGCTGTTTTTGAAGTGGCGACCTTTGGAACATGGACACTGAGTGCAAGTTTTGATGGAGAGTTGATAAGCACAGAAGTGGAGGTAAACGAGGCGATCAACTATGATGTGGAGTTGAAAGATCCGTTTACAACTGTTGTTTATGTTTCTAATGCAACAAATATGAGCATTGCAAGATCATATTGTGGGACAGCGTCATCTACACAATATGCAATTTTGGCGGGCGGAAAAGTGGATCTTGGGTCAACATATAGTAGTTCGGTTACAAATACAATAAATGTTTACGACCAATCATTGACAAGGACTATGCCAGAAAACCTTCAACAGAAAAAGCATGGCTTTGGAGGGTGCTTCATTACTCCTTTTTATGTTTTTGCGGGAGGAACTACGCTCAATGCGTCTCAAACGGGATTTATAAAATCAAACACAGTTGACATTTACAGCCAAAACATGACTCATTCCGTTGGAGATGCACTTCCGTTTTATGCAAGTAGCTCTGTTTTTGTTTCAATGGACAATTTCTATGTTCTTTATTGTAAAGGGCAACAAGAAAAAAACTTTTGTTATTACACAAATGGATTAACAGCCATAACAATTTCGCCAAAATCCAACGCATTTTCATATACTTACGGATCAAAAGTGCAAAACCATTTTGTGTTTGTTAATTATAAAACTGGGGAAGCTAGCTCTTTAAATAGTGAAATGACAGAAACGCCTCTAACCCCCATTTCTTTCGCACGAAACAATTTGGGAATAGCCAACACTCAAAATTATGCAATGTTTGCTGGTGGAGGTTCAAATTCATCAACAGCAACAAACATTGTTGACGCATATAAATATGATTTGTCTCACTTAATGGCACCAAATCTTGGTACAGCCAGATATCAAATAGATGGAGGCGAGTTTTCTAATCATGCTATTTTTGCTGCTGGCGTTCCAAAAAGTGAAGAAAACCTTGATACATACAATAATGTTTTGACAAGAGAATCAATATCTGGGTTTTCACCAGCGAGATATAACTGTGGTGTTGCATCCGTCGGTAATTATCTTCTGATTGCAGGAGGAGGACAAACATCAAGCAGTTATTCTTCAACTGTAAATGTTTTTACTTCCGTATAAGAAGAAAGGAGCATATATGTCACGATATAAGATTTGGGACAAAAAAGAAACTATTTATACACCGGTTGGTGAACAAAATACACCAGAACAATGGGTTGCAAAATACCCGTGGGCTGCACTTCCTAACGCAAAAGTTGTTATCTCAAACGGACTTATAAATGGTGGGTTTTGCGGGGAACTCAGCCAGATGCAAAAAATGTATGCTGAACAAGGCGTAAAGTTCACGGACGATATGACGGACGAAGAAATTCTTTCTGCTATTGAGGAGTTTCAGCTTCATCCCCCTGGATACGATCAGCCCACCGTGGAGGAACGCACCGCCGCCGCATTAGAGGCTCAGGTGCTCCTTTCTCTTCCGGAAGATGAAACTGCCAGAGATTCTTCCAAAACACTTATGATGGCAAAAGCAATGTCCTCTGACGAAGAAGTGAAGCACTCTACATCTTTTGAGCGGATCAAGGGCAACTACACCCGTGGACTATGGAACGCCTCTCTGGTCAATATGGCGGCTTCTAAGGGGCAAATCACGCAGTCTGAGGCAAGCGAAATTCTGAACTCTTAAAAGAAAGGAGGCCCCTATATGGTAACACCATCACAATATATGCAATACCTGTCCGCCGTGCGGGGGCCTTTCCAAAAACTCGCCAGGATTGACTTCCTTCAGCCGGACAACTCATTGGCATTTTCAATAGACAACAACCCTCTCAACAAGCGTGGCGGTGCATTTATCCAAGAGGGAGACTTGTCCGTCAATCTGCAAAACGGACAGAGAAGACAAGCGACTATTACGCTATCAAACCTTGATAGTGAGTACGACTACAATGTGAACAAAGTATGGTTTGGCCAGCAGATCAGGCTTATGGAGGGTCTTGCCTTGCCGGACGGAACATACTTCTATCTTCCACAAGGAGTATTTTATGTGAAAAACCCGGAAGAAACCTTCCTTCCAAACCAGCGCATTGCTAAGTACAACCTTGTGGATAAGTGGGCGTATCTGGACGGGACGCTGTTTGGAAACCTAGAGGGTTGGGCACTCATTGAGATCAACGAGGATATCTTCAATGCTATTTCCCAACTTCTGTTGAGAGATAGAGGAAATGGACAGCCAATCGACAACGTACCACCTATTTTCACAACATACTATAATGGGAAAACAATCACCAGAACGGATGGGAGTGTAGTACCTTGGACTGATACCCCGTACACTGCCCGGTTTGATAATCGTTCCAATACCATTGCGACTATGCTATTGGAGCTAAATAAAATGCTAGTGGGATGGATTGGGTATGATCCTACCGGACACCTCAGAGTGGATGCAGCGTATGAGGACATTCTTGACGCTAATAAGCCTGTTCAGTGGCAGTTCTCACCAGAAGAGGTAAACTTCCTGGGTGCTACTTACTCTGTAAAGAACACAGAAGTCTACAACGATATCATCGTGAACGGAACCGCGCTCAGCGGGAACCACGTTCCTTCTGGTCGTGCGGTCAATCAGGACCCCTCTAGTGATACAAACATCTATGGGCCCCTTGGGATGAGGACAAAGGTGTTTGAAGAGAACTACTACTACGCAGATACTCAGTGTCAAGAGCTTGCTGAGTGGTATTTGAAACAGAACTCCGTTTTGAAAAAGTCCGTTACTATCCAATCGTCCCAGCTTTTTCACATCAGGGAAAATGAATTGGTGACGATCAGAAGAACAGATAAACCAGGTTCTCCAGTAGAGCGGCACTTAGTTACAGGGTATACCAGGCCTATTGCACAGTCTGGAGCTATGTCGATTGATTGTACCAGTGTCAATGATTTCCCAGTCGCTTCTCCATACCCTCTCCCATCCACACTGACTTATGCAACTCTTGCGGTCAATGTGGACGCAGGAGCAGTGGTGACGGTTACACTAGATAGTCAAACGCTTATTGCTGTTTCTACTGGCGTGGCTGTGTTCCAACTCAACAACTATGGAACATGGAATATCTCTGCTGAAACTCCAACCGAAAGTGGAAGCACAACCGCTAAAATTGAGTCTCCGGGGCTTTACTCCGTTGACCTTACTATTCTTCCAAACACTTGATAGGAGGCACACTTAAAAGCTATGTACTACATCGGTATAGATCCTGGGAAGGACGGCTGTGTAGCTGTTCTGAGCGGAGAAGAAGGCGCACTTCCTATCCTTACATACTTTGAAGAAAATGCCGTTGTATCGGCTTTGGAGTCAGTTAAAGACAATCCTTGCTTCTGCGTTCTGGAGCATGTAGGAGCCATGCCCAAACAAGGGTCTGTATCCATGTTCAACTTTGGTACAAACTTCGGATTTTGGCAGGGTATTTTGATGGCCTACCACATCCCCTTTGAGTTAATGCGGCCAGTGAAGTGGAAGAAGGAATACTCCATCACCGCCGATAAGAATACCTCTATTGCTGTTTGCAAGCGGATGTTCCCTGGCATCAACCTTCTCCGAACCCCAAAGTGCAAAAAGGAGCATGATGGCGCAGCGGAAGCTTCCCTCATGGCTCTTCTTGCAAAAAGGCGTTATGGTGGTGAATCCAAATGAGAAACGAGCAGACAGAAGCCCTTGCAATCTGGAGTGAGATTAGCCCACAAATCCTTGCGCTGATAAAGCAGGAGACACAGAACTGCATTAGACAACAGGTGGTTACTGTGGTAACACCCCCTAACGGAACAACAGTCGGAGTCATGAAACCAAACGATGATACGCACACGGTGTTCAACATCTCATACGCCTCTACCCTATCCAATATTCCAGTTGGGACAAGGGTAAGAATTAACTGGACATACGGAATGTCCAACGCAATCGCCGTCAGTCTGTCAGACGGCACACAGCCAACCTAAAGGAGTGATTTTATGCCTATACAGAACGGACGGTATGTCAGCCCTACATGGGTAAACGGTGGCCCGCCTCCAATCGACCAAACGGAACTCCAGGCGATCACTGATACATTGGAAAGTCTTGATTCTGGAACTGGAGGTGGAGGTGGTAAGAGGTATGCTACTCTGGTTGTTGGTACAAGCACGAATGGATGGACCACCAATGACTGTGACTACCTGTGCGACGGAGTGGACGATCAGATGGAGATAAACCAAGCGATTACTTCTTTACCAAATGGCGGTGGAGAAATCATTCTTTTGGATGGACTTTATTACCTTTCATCTTATATATCTCTCTCAGTAAATACAAAACTAACTGGAACAAACAAGGCTAGTGTTGGGATAAAAAGAATGTCAACAAATGGGTATGAATCTACTGGAGCTATGATCGTATCTCCTAATGACTGCTGTGTAAGCAATATGTATTACAATGGTAATAGCAGTATTTTTACATCAGGTGCTTCAGAAAAAACGTGTGAAATCCTTGCTGGAGGTGGGGCAAGAATTGAAAACGTTTCATTTTCCAGTTGTGTAAATAATGCTATTTATGCTGAGCCAATCGCCGGTGATCCGATGATTGTATCCGGATGCTCTTTTTATGATGTCAAGGGCTCTTGCGTTTATGCAAACTGGTATGGGACTTTAATATTTGAAAATTCCTATGCACTTACTCCAGCAAAATCAATTTTAACTGCAGTTGGAGAAGAAGATGATGGTTCTGCAATTCAAACTCCGCTCACAATCATTATGGAAAATGTTACTTCGTTTGGCGGGAATAATGATGACATTATAATGAATGGGACCGGGTTCTGCAAGATAACAAACTGCGACGTAGGAACCATTCAAATTACAAACACAGTTTCTACTGGGCCGGTAGCGGTTGAAAGAGGTAGGCACATTCTTCTTGGAAACACAATTTCACCAACATCAGAAGACACACCATCTATTTTGTTTGGAAATGGAGTAAATAACTGCCTGGCGATAGGAAATACACTTCAAAACGGATCTATGCCTGTGCTAGTACAAGACGATGGACAAAACAACATCATTTTCAATGGCTCTACCGCTGGAGAAATTACACTTTCTGTGTCTGGATGGTCTGGAAACACACAAACGGTTCAAGCCCCTGGAGTTACATTTTCCAGTTCTGTTGTTGTTGGACCGGATCCATCTTCTATGAACTCTGCAATGCAAGCTGGTGTTTACTGCTCAGCACAAGGAAATGGTACATTGACATTTACATGCTCAACAATCCCATCGTCAAGCTTGACATACAACTATACAACACAGGGGGTATTTTAAATGTCAATAATCAATACAGTTTTTCCACAATCTGGTTCAAACACAAGCGATGCAACTGCAACTGCGTCACAAATTTTATCCCCATATACTGCTTATGTGGCAAGTGGAAAAGTGACTGGAACAATTCCCACTCAACAACAAGCAACCCCATCTATTTCGGTTTCTTCTTCTGGGCTTATAACCGCTTCTGTTACTCAACAGACTGGTTATATATCTGGAGGAACAACTAATGAAACTGAACAATTAAACACAAAAAGTGGTACTACTATTACACCTGGGACAAATCAACAAACAGCAATTTCGGCTGGGACTTATGCTACGGGGAACATATACGTATCTGGGAGCACTAATTTAATTCCAGAAAACATAAAAAGCGGAATATCTATTTTTGGGGTTTTGGGTTCTCTTGAAGCTCAGTCGGTCAAAACACTGAATTCAAGTGGAGAGGTTTCTATAAATTTGTCTCAAGGAATTGTTACGCTACAAGGTGAATTTTCATATTTTTCTGGTTATATTAGTGGAGAAGATTCAAGTGGATATGCAAACAAATTATACATCTTAAAGATTGAATCTGGCGTTGCAAGTATGCTAGCTCAGGACGGATTTAATGGATCAGAAGGGGCACTTTCTATTTCTTACAGTGGCGGGAATACGACATTGAATGTATTAAGCTCATCTCCAAAACTTTCAGACGCATTACAAAGCGTTTCTGGTTTTTCGTTCTGCTGTTGGAATTAAATCCGGATTGCAAAGGAGTTGTATATTATATGCCGCCAAACTGCGTACAAGACCCCCAACACGAGTGCTTCGGCCTTGCTGAAGCAGAAATCTTAAAGCATCAGATCAAAACTCTCAAAGAAGAGATTAAAAAAGACCGAAAAGACAGAAAGAGAGAGGCCAGAAACAACAAGAAAGATCACAAGGAATTTTACCATCGCATGGAGTTTTCAGAGAAAGCTCAGGCTCTCACACAAAACCAGTTAGCTCAAATACTGCAAACATCTTTGGAGATTAAGGCTGGACAAGATCAGCAAAGCAATGACATTTCTGAAATAAAATCAAATCAAAAGTCTCATTCTTCTCACATTCAAACTCTGGAGCAAAAACAAGAAAAGCAAGAGAACAGGCTTGATGAAATAGACAAAAAACCAGCCAAGAACTGGGAGGATCGAAAAGAAAAAGTAATACAGCTTGTCATTGCAGCAATCGTTGCTCTTGTTCTTGCAAAGATAGGGCTCAGTTAATAGAAAAAGAAGGTGGTTAAATTGACTGTCTTTACGGCGGCGGTTCTTGTGGCGGCGTTTGTTCTCTTGGCTATCATAGTTGTTCTACTTTTTTTGCTGGTCAAAAGCAAAGCAACAGAGGAAGCGAAAATTAAATCTGTGACTCGATTCCTTTTTGTTACGACCCAAGTAGCTGCTCTTGGATGGATTTCTGCTTCTTATGTCATAGCTGGGTACTCAACAATTTACTTAGGACAACCATTCCCTGTCGTTGAATTGTCACAAGAGATTGCAAAAATTATTCTTGGGCAAGGGATTCTAAAAGTTGTCTCAAATGTCTTTGAGCATAACGATGGTGGAATTTTTGGTACGTCAAACAGTGGTAACAGCAACAAAATAGAAGGGAACTACTAACAACCCACACAATTAAGAAAGAAGGTATTTTTATGACAGACATTACTCAGTACATTCCTATGCTCATGACTATGATTTTGGTTTTGACCATTATCACAAACATCATTGTTCAGGTTCTTAAGGGACTCCTTTATGAAAAAGTACCCACAAACCTCTTGGCGTTTATCGTTTCTGTTGTGGTTACGGTCCTTTCCGGAATTGCAGCTCAATCTTACTACAAGATCGCTGTTACTGGTTGGATGATCGCTGGAATGATCGCCGTATGCTTCCTTGTGGCTTTTTCCGCGATGTTTGGGTACGACAAACTGGTTCAGATGGTTGAGCAAATTCAAGGGTTGAAAGGCGATGTAAAGAACAAATGAAATTTTACCAGCAAATTTTAACCAAAAACGATTGCTATAAATCTGGGAAAACTATTGTGCCAAAGGGAGTTATGGTTCACTCCACTGGAGCGAACAATCCAAACCTGAAACGGTATGTTCCCGGTAATGACGCAATCGGCTACAACACCGGTGGAAACCATTGGGACATGTCCGGGACTGGGGCTTGTGTACATGCTTTCATTGGAAAACTTGCAGACGGAAGTATCGGCGTTGTGCAGACCTTACCATTCAATATGCGTGGGTGGCACTGCGGACAAGGATCCAAAGGAAGCGCAAATAATACACATATTTCTTTCGAAATCTGCGAAGATGGTCTCCACGATTCAAACTATTTTAATGCAGTGTATCAAGCTGCCGTTGAGCTTACCGCTGACCTTTGCAAATCCTATGGCCTTAATCCTCTATCTGACGGAGTTGTGATTTGCCATAGCGAAGGACATTCTCGTGGAATTGCAAGCAACCACGGAGATGTCATGCACTGGTTCCCGATCCACGGGAAAAACATGGATACTTTCCGAAACGATGTATCCCGTTTAATGAAAGGAGAAACTGAAGAAGAAATGACACAAGATCAATTCAATGAATTTATGAATGTGTGGCTTATGCAGCAGCGGCAAAAAGAGGCCACTGACGATTGGCAGAAACAGGCGGTTGATAAAGCTAAGAAAGCTGGTTTTACCGATGGAACTGCTCCACTCGGGGTTCCAACCCGAGTCGAACTGATGGCAATGATTCTTGCTGCTATGTAAAGAACACCGGGAAGAGGCTACTCCCTCTTCCCGGTGTTCTTTTTTCTGGTATTCCGTTTTTTAGACAATGCCTTTGCTTTTTCTTTTTTCTCTTCCTTGACCTTTTTCATAACGCTATCGAAAATTTGATCCGCACTTTCAACGGGCTTTTCATCTGGCACAAGGAGCTGTGCATAAATTGCTGTTGTTTCCAAAGAAGAGTGCCCAAGGATAGTTTGCAGTTCTTTTATGCTCATACCGTTAGATACCATAAGAGATGCAAAGGAATGCCGAAGGGAGTGTGGAGTTAGATCATCTCTTCCTGTAGACATTTCAATGTATGACTTTATACCATGGTATGCAGTGAGCCTTGAAAGCGGCTTAATTTCTCCGTTTATTGTTTGGAGGAATATAGGCATGTCATCTTCCGCCTCTTGTGGCCTGCACTTTGTAATATAGTCTCTTACTGGGCTTTGAGCAAGCGGAGAAAACAGAACCGATCTGCTTTTTCCTCCCTTTCCGTTTCGGACTAACACATGGTTGCGCTCCCAGTCAAGATCATTTGGGGTAACGCTCAAAACCTCGGATTCTCTCATACCACTTGTGAGTGCAAATAACGTCAACGCTCTATTTCTGATAAAGGTAGATTTATGGACTCGCGTAGGACGCTCTTGGGTAAAAATGTTTTCAAAATCATCCTTAGACAAGATTTTCTTCACTTTTCTGTATTGCTCAGTGTTTACCATCTTGGAGGAAATCGGGTTCTTATCAATCAGTTCTGCATCAACCATCCAGCTAAAGAAAGAACGCAGCCGACGCATATACTGTGAGAATGTGTTTGGAGCGTATCCAACCAGTGATCTTCTATATGCTAAGATGGACTTTACATCAACCTCTTCCCTTCCCTCTGCTTCCATAAAGCGGATGAACTTCTCAATCCCGATTCTTCTCTGATCGTAGGTGTTCTTGGAACGGTAAGGCTCACCTTCCAGATAATCTTTTGCATAAGATTTGAATTCGTCCATGGTCATATCATCACCGCCTTTTTAAATGCAAACTTTACTTGTGAGTGGCCTTCATTCTTGCGACTTACGTTCTGCCTCTAGTGCGGACTCAGCGGCTTCACGGGTAAGGAATACGGTTTTGCCGATCCCTCTCATTACACTCTCCATGTCGCTTGCACTAACGATGACTCGAACAACAATTTTCGTTTCCTCGACCATATCTTGGCGGTAGTAATGACAATCCGTGTCGCAGACCTCACATTCGTTCTCATACGGGCAAGGAACATCTTTCCAGTAAGATCTATCTTCAAGTGCATATATTTTCGCTCCAACCTTGCACGGCAGTACCACACACCGCCCATCCCTGTCAGCATCCACCAGCTCCCGCAGTCGGTCATACGGAAGATCAAGACCCATGTTTTTTAATGTCCGTTTGCAAGTGTGGCAAACTCCGCTTTTATCTCCAGATACAAACCAAACCCCACAGGCTTTACATTCCACACTTATTCCTCCTTGCTATAAAACTTTTCCCTGTCCCATTCTGCCTTGTCCACATGGTCAGGGCAGGCTAGGCACTCAGGCAAAGTGGAATCGGTCATAGGGTCAAGCCATCCGCGGCAGTAAATCCTATCCTTTTCCCCGTCGTTCCATTCATGGGTTGGCTCGCCGCGCTTTTTCAGCTTGCACTTAACCGTTGCCACGATCATTCCTCCTTGCAAAAAACATACCGGTTGTTTTCTTCTCCGCAAGTGCTCATTTCTCCAATTTTACACCCTCTACCGTAAATCCCCGTAAAGTGTTTGCACCCAGTACACCATCCAAAAGTTTTTCTCATGTATTGGATGGCCGCGTCCCTCTCCCTCTCCGCCTTTTCCGCTCTATCCTTATACTCAGCCATAGCCTTTTGCAAGGTCTCCTGTGCGGCTCCTTCCGCCTCTGCGCGTCTTGTCGCCTCTTCGCACAAGCGTTTTTGCTTTTCGATTTCTTCTCGAAGCCGCTTATAATTTGATCTAACATTTTCCCTGTACTCAGACAGCTGTTTTTTCTGGTTCTCTAATGCTTCTTGTGCATCAGATAACTTTGTTTCTGCCGCCTCGGTTCTGGCAAGCAGATCAGTTATGGCAGAATATGAGTCATTAAAATCTTTTCTGTATTGACTATCTATCTTCCAATCCAAAGCGTTGCATTTCATTCGCTCTGCTGTTTTTCTATAATCCATATCATTTATCCTCCGCAGGACTTCTGAGCCATTCTAAAGTGAAGAACTTTGGTTCTGTTCCCAACGATTTGCAAAGAACCGCATTTCCAACTGTTTTAATCATAAAATCCAGAAGTTCCTCGTCGCTCATGGACCGGATTCTATCTCCTCTGGTTTCCGGGTCAAAATCAACACCAGCCAAATCCCGCAAGTGTGCGCACCTGCTACCTCTGTATGCCGCTGTGCAGCCATTGACAGGACAGTTATAGCAACCGCTACCTTTCTTCATTGCTCACCTCCTGCTCCAGCATATCCTGTGCCCGCTGAATTACATCTTCCGAAACAGGCCTGCCGCCACGATTGAGCATCAGGAAGATACGCAGAGTATCTTTTTTTGTTACATTATTGACCTCTGCAATGGAAATGGGCGTATCCTTAAAACGGCGTTTGTCACGAGGGGAAAGGTCATTATAGAAAAACCCCTTGTATGGAAATCGGTTCTCATAGTATTCAAGAAGCGTAATCATCCGCTGCTTTCCATCTATGATCTCATACAAAAGGCCATCTTCCAACCACTCAGCAGAATCCTTACTTCGGAACACAAACTTTCCGATGTCTGCCCCCATAAAAATGGAGTCCAAAAGCAATTCCTTGTCGGAATCCTCCCAAACAAAATCTCTCTGATAGTCTGGATTGAAGTCAACTCCAAAATTAAAGTGTTTTCCCAAAAGAGACTCCACGGTAGAGTTATTAAAGTAAATCCGGATATCTTCATTGCAGGAGAAGGAGGACACTTCCCCAGGTAGCAGCGGTCTCAGGCTTATCCAAGGGACAACATTTTCTTTTACCTCTACTCTTTCTTCACCAGAAAGTTTCTTCTTTTTTGACTCGCTGCGGATTCTGTATGCTGTGCCGCCATCGATAACTTCCGTTACAACGGTTTCCTGCCATGCACCATACTGAACCTTATCCCCTTCTTTAAAAAAGTAGGTTGGCTCTCCGGCAAAAGTGGCTCTTCGCCTCACATCGTCAAATGCGCCGTCTTTAATTCTCCGCTCTAATTTCTCTTTCTTCATAAACTCCACCGCCTTATTGAGTGGGGACAGCCCGGAGACTGGCCCCGTATTCCCTTATAGTCTACTTCCCGTCTTTGCGTACCACTCCGCCCAACAGGTGTTAAACCTATCTGGGCTTTCGCTTTTTGGCTTCAAGTAGTGCGCATATTTCCGCTTCAATGGAACCATTTCATCATGGTACACATCCTCGTTGATGTACGGCCAGATATCCATATAGATACAATCGAACTTATGCCCCTTATGAGGCTTCCAGGTAAAAACATCACCACAGATAATATGCACTTTCTCGTTGAACTTCACGTTGGGCTGAGACTCCATCAAAGAGATCACGTCCGATTCCTTCTCGACTATGGTAATGGATTCTACATCCGGCTTGTCCTGAATGGCGAGAACGATCATGCCGATCCCCAACCCACCAATCAGCACATCACCGTGCGCCCACACAACAAAATGGGCGTTGGTCCGCTGCTCCATATTGGTGTTACTCATCATCAAGCGTCCGTTCACCATAAGTCGGACATATTCTCCGTGAGGAAGTCCGTCCAACATTGCCCGGATGTTTCCCTCACCAATGACAAAATGTTCGATCTTACACTCCCCACATTGCGCATCAACCAACAGGGATGTCATATCTTTATATAGCGAAGCCATTCTATACCTCCTTCCGATTGTCGATTGCTTTTCTGCTCAGGAACAGGTTCAAAAAATACTGCTGCCCCTTACCAGTAATCAGCGGCGTAAAATGTGTCCGCGTTCCAGCCGCATGAGAAACCGCTGTCTCCCTCTGTTCCATCCACCCAGCGTCAACAGATCGCTGTGTAGGTCGGTTGTAGTCACTTCCTTTTGCCTTGATAAGATAACCGTTCTTCCGCATCCAGTCGAACAGCCGCTTCTCACCAATATCAACTCCGTTCTGACGGAGTATTTTTGCAAGTTCACGGATGATGATAGAGTTCTGAGCACCAGCCACAGCATCTGAAAACGCTACCTTCGGGCGGTCGGCCTCAACCTTTTCCTCTAGCCGTTTGATCTTTCTGTCTGCAATCTGGAGCGCACGCGCCATTACTTTTTCTGGACTGTTCCAATCCTTCTCCAACTGAAGAAAATACTGTCTGGCCTGCTTGCCTTTCTCATTTCTCTGAAGCATACAGATTTCCTTTGCCATGTCAATGGAAAGAGCGGCATCATCAATCGTCCGAGAAACCATACGGATTCCTTCTTGTTGAACCCGGTCAATTTTGACCGAGTTGAAATCTTCGCCCTCTGTAAACCCATATTCGCACATCCTCGGGAACCAATGCCGATAATCTGCCCCAACCTCTAAAAAGCTGTGAAGTTCTCGGGCAGAAACAGCGGGGCGTTCTTGCGTAAAATCTACTTTAATTAACTCGTTCATACGTGAATCCTTCCTATCAGTTGCCATCTTCAGACAGCTCAGCGGACTTCAAACTGTTGTAGTGCTTGTCGATCACATCTGCAAGTTCTTTGTTCAGACCTTCCATATAATCGCAAACTCCAAACACTGCTCCGCTGTAATCTCCAGGAACGTTGTTCCCGTACACCATAGCTTCATGCACAGCCTCCAGCATGTTGATCCCATAGCTGAACTTTGCTTGAAGATCCTCGACCTGCTGGATGGTGTCAGTTACTTGCTGCATTGTAAATTCCTCCTTGATTTATCCCAGGAGAACTGATAGAATGGATTTACCAGCCCTTGGGTTTGGTGTTCAGAAACAGTCCGTAACTTTCTTAGGGTGGCGGGCTGTTTCATTTTTTTAGGTCAGACTCCAGTTTGGATATTCCTCTCCTTATTGCCTCCATAATACTCACATTTTCTTGTTCGCAATATTTTTTGATTATGTCCATGCTCTTTTCATCTACTCTTACTGTGAGTTTATAGGGCTTTGGGTTCTCTGTTGGCCTGCCCATCTTTGCCGTCAATCTTATCACCTCACTTCTGACTGTCATAAGTATACTTTATTGACGGTCAAAAGTCAACAGTAAAATAAGAACCTTGAGAAACAAATCCCAAGGTTCTCTGTTTAATCCATTTTGTTTCCGTTTATAAACGGTCTAACTTTTTACAAATAATCAGACTTTCCCTTTGTATACTCTTTTTTCTCACTTGCCGAAAGATCAAGTCCAACGGCAATTCGAAGTGCATCCTTAAACCCGTGCGGTGCTACTTTACCAATACGAAGAGAAATTGTTTGGATATTTGCACCATCTCTACGACGATAATCAATTTCAAAAACTTCTGGATCTTTAACTGTTTTTACTCCTTGACCAGAAATGCCTCCCACGATTGCTCCAACAGGCCCGGCGACAGCGGACCCAACAGCGGCTCTCCCGATCACGCTTTTATTTACTTCTCTTTCGTTTCCAACTATTCGAATATCTAAAACTTGGGAAAACGGAAGCATTCTTTCACGATTTTCCGTGTCTTTAAAAATAATGTTTTTACTATTTGTGTCAGCGTACACAGTACATGCACTTCCGTTTTTTATTCCGTCTATACCATAGGAAAAAGTAAAGAACTCATGCGGCATACTTTGCCGTTGTACATCCTTCAAAGCGTCTCCCTCAATAAATTTCCCCACTCTTTCAAATGAACCATATATGGAAACGCAAGCCATTCCGCCAAACAATAAAGTTGGGAATGAAACCAAAATTAGAAGGCTAGTATCAATCGTTCCTTCTTTAATAAAAATGTAAAATGCCAGTGCAAGTAGAAACAGAAAAAATATAAGCACTCCAACCGAAAAAATTGAAATTTTTAATGGTTGACGCATAGACTTTTTGCATTTCTCGCAGACATCTCCGCCGTTCTGAATATTTCCGCAATAAGGGCATTTTCTGAGCGGGCCGCTTTTGAGCAAGAATCCCTGGCCTGAGCCAGAAACCTCCTTTTTACACTTGATGCACTTCCCGTCAGAAGCCAACGCTTGCATTTGCCCGCAATGTGGGCATGTAACCAAATTCATTTCCTCATCTCCTCTCAACTATGTAAAAATCATTGTATTCTTCATTCGAAGAAAAATCAAGGTTTGTATGTATTGCAACATCTACAAAAGAATGGTATACTGTTCAGACAACCACATATCCGTTAAATGGTTTTCGGGAAAAACCTGACGGCATTCTACAAGCGCACAGCGCACTTCTTACCATTGTTTCTGTTATGCAGGCAATGGGAGAGGTGCGTTTTTTGTTGCAATTTTTTGGAAAAGGAGAGTAAAAATGACTGAGATCAAAATTTTTGAAAACACTGAGTTTGGAGAGATCAGGGTAATTGAACATGAAGGTGAACCGTGGTTTGTCGGGAAAGATGTCGCCTCAGCTCTTGGGTACAAGAACCCACGTCAAGCCATCGCAACAAACGTAGATGACGAAGATAGGGGAGTCCATTTAATTGACACCCCCTCTGGTGTACAGGAAATGACTATCATTAACGAATCTGGCTTATATTCTCTCATCTTGTCCAGCAAGCTACAAGGCGCAAAGAAGTTCAAACACTGGGTAACTTCTGAGGTCTTACCCACAATTCGCAAGACCGGATCGTATTCTGCTCAGCAACCTACGGAGTATCAAAAGACTATGCTCTCCGTCCAAGATAAAACGGCAAGAATCCAGGCTGCAACACTTCTCAATCAGATTGCCAGCGAATACGACGGCCCGCACCGTCAAATTCTCCAGGCATACGCCACAAAAGAGCTGTCTGGTAAATTTCTTCTCCCTCTCCCCAAGTCGGAGCGTCCAACATACACAGCTCAGGAGATTGGAAAGCAACTTGGTATCTCTGCAAACAAAGTGGGCCATCTTGCAAACAAGCACGGTCTGAAAACCGAGAAATATGGAGCGTGGTTTTTAGACAAGTCTCCATACTCCAGCAAAGAAGTAAGATCTTTCCGCTACTATGATGATGTAATCGAAGAACTCAGAAATTTGCTAGGTACTTAACCAATTCTTCTGATCGGAAAGCTCCAGGACTTTCTATTTCCCTGTGGTCGGTAGGTACTTATCATTTTCCAATTTAATCTAGGTACTCACTGAAAATCTCTGAGCGGTGTGTACTTAATAAAAACCTGTACTCGGTAGGTACTTTGTGAAAATCTGTACTCGGTAGCCATACGGTTACTGCAATTTCCTGGGACGCAATCATTTTCCTTGAACGGTGTGGACGAAGCAAAAATCTGTGAACGGACTGGAACCTCGACACTATTTGGGAAATCAATTAAAGAAAGTGTTTCTTAATGGAGTTCTTGACCAGCTCAATTAAACAAAACAGCAATTTTCTTTTCTTACAACTTATAAAATGAAAAACAGCACCAGGAATTATCTCCTGGTGCTGTTTTCTTATAGAAATGTGCAATATCCTATTCTATTTACAAAATCATGCTTAATCCCCCAAAGACTTGTTATTCCAACTGGATGTACATTATTCCATCCATGCCAATCATTATACTTGCTATCTTTCTCAATCACAATATCATCTTCCCTAATCGGAAATCCCTCACCTTGTTTGAAAAAGTTCACAATGTAAGATTTCATCTCTTCAATTCCTGAGAACTCAATTTCACGTCCAAACTCTCCCTTTAATGTGTCATGTAAATGACGATAAGAAACCTTCCCACTTTTATATTTTTCGAAAACACTATCCATTGATTTCTTAACTTCTTTTTTCATGTTTAACATAGCCAAAGCCATGTCCTTGTTGTCAAACACTTTCACCCCGAAGTCCTCTGGATAAAACTCACGGAACGCTCCACCCCAATCATCAAGAGTGCATGGAGCAATAACCTTTGCAGTCAACTTTCCGTTCCGATTGACGATTTCAATTTTCTTGCACTTGGTTTCTTCTATTCCGTCCAAACTATCCGTGGTTAGAACAAACAGTATGTCTCCCTTCTTGCAAGGAACCGTCAACGCCTTACCGGCCTTATGCGCCTCAGCATACTTTGAAAGCGTTTCGACATCTACGCCAAACCGGTCTTCAATGATCTTATCCCAATCAATATCCCAAAGACTTTCTTTCGACATTTACATTCCTCCCACAATTTTTCACACACGTTACTGCGCGCATAGCGAAAACGCTGGACGATTCATTTTTAACCATCCCACCTATACGACACCCATACGACCGCCCCATGATTTTTTGGTTCGCGTTACCGCGAGACGATACGACCACCTCCAGGCCCCCACGATTTTTGAGATCGCGTTACCGCGTAGGCCCCGTGAATTTTCGAACGCGAGTTACCCCCTTGAAAATCCGATGATCGGGAAATCTCAAAATCCGAAAAACTTTTAGATCCCAGGAAAACCAGCTGGAGGCCAAGGTCACAGGACTTCTAAGCAAAGCGGCTTTGTCAAAATATGGGAGTGAATAATATACAGTAGAAATGTATAATTATTGTTTTTCTGCCTGATCTGCCATTTTTCGCGCCACCGTGGGCAAAACACCGTCAAGGGCGAGGTCTAAACCGAGCTCCCGCCCTACCAGGTCCGAAATGAACCTGGACACGGAGACCCCGCGGTCAGCTGCCGCCTTTTCAAGTTCTTCCCGGTATTCTTTCGGAAAAGTTACGCTTGCACGGTAATATTTATCTTTTTGGTACTTATTTATGGCCCTTTGTGAATATTTTTTGTTTTCCATAATAAACCCCTTTTATTTTATATATAGGTGTGCAGCATGTTCCCGCTTACGTATTATATAGCCATCCACGCAGCCTGTATTTTTCACGTCAAAATGTATAAATCGTAATGCTTAACTTTGTATATTGCGCCTATTGCGTAATGCTGCATTACGCGGTACAATAGGCACTGTCAAGGGGACAACCCCAAGACAAAAAAACGCCGCCCGCTTGCTGGAACAGGCAGACGGCAGAAGGGAGGGCGCAAGGATGAAGCGAGTAAGCGGAATCTGGTATGTAAATGGCACTGCATACCCCAACTTCCGGGCCGCGCTTGAAAGCGTATGGCCTAACCAGTAAACCCAAGGCCCGGGGCCGTCAGAAACGGCGGCCCCACCTATAAAAATAATAATTATAGGCGCTTATATTATATCACAAGTGCCCAACGTTCGCAAGAACAGAAGGGAGCAAAAACATGAGAAAAGGTAAATGGTATATTCTACCACTTTATGGATACGGACAGCCTAGCGGAGATGTGCAGGAGATCCGCTTGACGAAAGCAGAAGCGGAATCCCTGCAAAAGTCCGGGCAATATCTTTTTAAAAACTACGCCGCCGCCCTTTACCGGGCGCAAGACTAAAGAAGGAGGCCCACACCATGACCGCAACTTACACACTTAACGCCGAGAAAAACGGCGTGGAAATCCGTTTTGATAGCAAGCCCGCCGCCGAGATCCTGGAGGCCATCAAGGCCGCTGGTTACCGCTGGAGCCGTGCCCGCCGCCTTTGGTGGGCGAAGCAATCACCCAAGGCACTGGAGGCCGCCCAGGCAGTCGCAGAGGGACGCATGGAGGCGGACGCAAGCAACGACACCGCGCCAGTCCTGGGACTCTGGGAGCGGACCAGATGGACCCCCGGCCCTGGTGGTGATGAGTGCCACGCGCACACCGTCGGCAGCAACTACAAGCGCGGACTTTCTAACAAGGAAATAGCCGCCACAGTAAAGCGGGAACTTTCCCACCGTTTCCCTGCTATCCGCTGGAGCGTGACCACAAAGGGCTACAATTCAATCACCGTATATCTCAAATCCGGCCCCTATGAGAATCATAAGGAACTCAGCCGCCGCGACTGGAAAGACGCGTCCCCGGAGCTGTCCGCCATTATGGACTATGCGGAAAATCTCCTTGCATCCTATAACTGGGACGACTCCGACCCCTACAGCGATTACAGCAGCCGGAACTTTTACGACTTTGTAGAGGTCTACGACTACCAGCAGACGGAGCCCACAGAGTCCCAGCTGGAAGAAATCGAGACATTCCGCGCCCGTCTGGGTGAGGAGAAGCGCCAGGAAGAGGAGCGCCGGGAACAGGAGTGGAAAGAGGAGCAGGCCCGCCGCGCCATTGAAGCACAGGAGGCAGCGAAGCGCGAAGAGAAGCGGCGCGCAATCATTGAAGAGCTGACAGCCACCGCCACCGTTCGCACTCTGGATCCGTCAGAACAGTACATTATCCCCGCCGCGCCCTTTACACGTAAGGCCGCAGACCTGGATGAGGCCCTGCAATCGGTGGAGGCGAACGCCGTGGATGTGTCCGACTGCATCATAACGGAGGAAATCACGGCCCCCGCCGATATCCTGACCAGTTGGGGAGAATCCGGTGGAATCCTGTATGATATCCCCGAACTTTTCCGAGGCGTGGGAGGGTCCAGAACTTTTGACCCCCGTATCACGTCCATGGAGGACTATCACCAGATGGACAAGCAGGAGCGGGACACCGTAAAATGGTACACGCTAGCCGTCGCAATCTATACAGAGGACGGGGAACTTTGGGCCGTGGTGGATGATGAGGGATACAACTATGCCAGGTATATCGCCGTCGCGCCCTGGGATGGTAGCACCGAGCGCCTACAGATCCCCCAGGACCAGGGGCCGAACGATGAGGCCAGAGCACAGGCCGAGCGAGTAGAGGACACCAGCACCGCAATTATTGAGCGGCTAGGTCTGACCGGTGGAGGCTGGGATACATCCGCAGAGTATGCCCAGCAGATGGAGCCCATTATGGAGGCCATCACCGTGGACACTATCCGCGCCGTGACCATCGACGCACTGAAATCCTGGCTATACCGTCGCCAGGACCAGCGGCAGCAGCTCCGAGAGCAGTTGACCCGCGCCCAGATCCCCGCCGGGGAGCGTGTAACCATTATAAAAGAGTCCTGTATGGGCGGCGTGTCGTGCTCCGTTTCCACGTGGGACCATTGGGGGCCGTGCACCTATGCCCAGTATACCGACGCCGTGAAACTCATCGTAAAGCCAAAGCGCAAAAGGGGCTTGTGGTCTATGACCTTGCACCGTGGGCCCGCTGTTCTAATTGTTTCGGGAGATGTGGAGATCCCGGAAAGTGTGTTGTGGGACGTGGAGACCACCAGCACTGGCGCAACAGTCAAGAAAAGCCGCTTTTCCTCTTGCGACCCCGCCGCCATGCAGGCGGTACGGGAGTACATCCAGAGCACAGGCGCGTGCGTCTATGTGGACGCAAAACAGAGTTATTGATAGGGGGGTATACAAATGAATATGCAGGACTTAGAAGGGCACATTATCAAAATCAGCGCCCACACTATCACTGTTAAGGACGAAAACGGGAAAACCCGTGGAATGGTCCGCAATGTGACATCGTGGGACCGTCTCCAATTTAACCGACAGGTTGAATTTTCCATGAACGCCCGCCGCAATGGCTTGAAACTTCCGAGCGATAAAGAGCGGATTTTTTTGGAAAACAACCAGATTTTCTATATAAAAAACGACCATAACCGCCTTTACTGGGGAGAAAATCCGCCGGATATTATCCGCCCCGCGATTGAACGCGAGGAGAAAAACGCCGATCTTGCAGCCGCCGTAGGTATGCACGTGGTCACTGTATCAAAAATTCTGAATTAAACGGAGGGGAAAACGCCATGAAACCCGAAAAAATCCTTGAAATTATCACCCGTGCCGCCGAGGCGCTCCCCGAGGATGACCAGAAGCTTTTCCAGTTTATGAAAAAAGCCCCTTATTTACACTCCCCCGCATGGAGTGCCGGGGCTATCCTTGGGGACCTTGCCAACGTCCTGGAGCGAGAGATCAGCACCAACGCCGCCAAGAGCGCCGGACGGCTGACCCAGCGCCGCGCCCTGGAGCGCATTTACAAGGCCGTGATTGCGAAAAATGCAGACTGCCGTCCCGCTATGGCCGGGACGTTTGAACAAGGCGGGGCCCGCTGTCTCTGTGATGGATACCGCGCTATCCGCATCCAGTCCCAGGCGGTGCAAATGCCCGCAAGTGCCGCGCCTGGAGATCCCATGGACCTCTCCCATGTGTTTAACGGCATTGCATCCCGTCCGCCCGTATCCCTCCCCAGCGCCGAACAGTTAAAGGCAGAAATCAAGATTGCAGCAGCTACCGCCCGCGCCCAGGGTGTAAAGCCTTCCCAGTTCGGCGCTATTGCTAAGGTACAGGCCGTGCAAGGACCTATTTATATTAACGCCCAGTATCTGCTGGACATGCTGGAGGCAATCCCGGGCTATACCACCGCCACCGCCGGGAATACATACGCTCCGATCTACATTGCAGGCCCAGAGGGTGACGCGCTTGTCTTGCCAATCCGGTTTGACGCTGGGGAAAACGACAGTTTAAAACACCCCGTGATTGATTGCAGCCGAGAGGCAGAGGGGAGAGAAACCGCATGATTACATATCTTTCCCGCCCTCTGTCAGAGCACAGCACAGACACGCTATTGCAGATATTACGATGGATTGCAGGCCGCCAGAGATACCGCCGCACATGTGGAATTGTAGACGGCCCCGCATACGCTGAGGAATGCAAAATGGAGGACGCAGCCGCCGCAGAACTGGAAAAGAGGGGGAGAACAGCATGGAAATTTTGAAGCGCAGCACCACGCCCCAGGGGGTGAAAATCCAACTGGAGCATTGGCCAGAATATAACTGTTATCATATCGGAGCATACCCAACCGCCCGGAACACTGGCCGTTATGGTTGGGTACAGCGGGGGGCGCACTTTCCGCCTAACGATCAAAACGGACGCGCCGCAATCGGACTTTGAGGCCCTGGAGAGCGGGGAAAAGACGCTGGAGCAGATGAGCGCCCAATATTGGAACGGGAAAAAGGATTGCTATTATATTGGGCTTACAGACACGGACCCCGACGGAGATCCCGCCATTGGGGAAACCTGCTGGAGGCGGTGAAAGTATGATACCAGTGATTGACCACGCAGCCGCACAGACGCGGCAGGCCGTAGAGCTACGGCAGTATCAACAAATCACCCACGCAGTACAGGCCGCCGCCCGAACCTATGCCCGCCGCACAGGGTCCACGATCAACACGACGGACACCACCACCGCAGACCTAGCCGCAGACGCTTATATTATACTCAGTGAGGCGCAGCAGGCCGCAGGAGGCCACCAAGGCAACCAAAGGGACCAGTTACGCCGCGCAGCCTATGAGGCCGTCAGACGCGCAGCACGAGCCCAGAGACGCAACGCCCACGCGCAGGAGCTAGGAGACCAGGATATGGACATGCAGGCCCCGGGAGACATGACGGAGGCGCTAGAGATCCGGGAGGCGATCAGACAAGCCGGACCCGTTGCCGCACTACTGGCCCAGGGGCTTACAGTCTCCGACATTTCCCGCCGCCAAGGGGTGAGCATATCCACCGCCTGGAGGCTAGCACAAAGGGCCCGGGAGCAGGTACGACAGGCGCTTGCAATGTGTTAATTCTGCACAGTTTAAGTATGTGTTTTTTGTGCAATACTCCAGCTTGTAATGGGTATATACCCATGCTATAATAAAACCATAGAAACAAGGAAAACAAAACGCCCGACAACTGAACACCGCCCGGAACCCGAAAGGGCTAAGGCTAAAAGCGCCGGGTCGAAAGCCGAAAGAATGAATGTAGCAACCAACGACAGCCAGCCCCTAAAGGGCCGATGGTGTGACGCTCTGGTGGACAAAGATGCAGAACTGTTTAAATAGGCAGAGGACAAACGGAAGTTACCGCACAAGTGAGAGCGGGAGGGCAAAAGTAACAAGGGGGCAGCTATGAACATACCAAAGTATGTGCAAGAGATGATGGAGCGAAGCTATTTCTATTACAACTTCAAAGCTGAAGATGAGCGATGTGGTGCAGGGTACACGATTGCCATTAAGAAGAGAAGCGCATACACCATGGCCAACACCCTGGCAGCCGAGGTCCAGCGATTGAAGAACTGGGTGGAGCGCCAAACCGGCGGGGAGTGCATCATTATCCGAATTCCCACAAAAACCACACATGGAGACCAAATCGCTATTGTAACCATATGGGACCCAGTTATGCAACACATCGAAAAGTACATTCACCCATAACACAGAACAGCCCGCCCCGGAGGTTACGAGGGAAAAGGAGGAAGTAATGACGCATAAAACGATCACTGTTGATATGGTTCACAATTTTGAATGGTTTTATGACCGCGGCGAGGCTCTTAAAAAAGTGAAAAAACTCAACAAACAAGGGGTTACCGCCTACTGCGGCGGTAAACGCGCAAAAAGTAAATTTACATATTTAGATCTTACTACCGCCGCAATCGAGCACGGACAGTGGAACGAGCAGCATCTTCCGTGGATCGTGGCTTGGTAGGAACAACGTAAAACCGCGCCCCGGAGGTTACGAGGGAAAAGGAGGAAAATTTATGAAAATAAGAAAGTATCGTGTAATATTTGAGCGTGCACCTGAATTTAACGCCGTATGGTCTTTTGAACTTGGAGAAAGCGGTGCTTTTAAGTACGGGAATGGTACTTGTGTCATCATATGTGCAGGTGATAAACCCCACGATTGTGTAGACACTCGATATGACCAGACAGTCACGCAGGATTTTGGATCATGGTGTGAAAATTACATGAACACTTGCCTAAATTCTGAACTTAAACCATCTTTTGAGTTTTTGATTGAGGAGTAAAAAGCAGATTGACGAATAGCAAACAGAAGGGAGAGCACAAGCGCATGTATTATAAAGAGTTCCGCGCGATCATTGAAGGCCTGGAGACCGCGCACAACGACACCATAAGCAGCAGCAACAACCCCCACGAGACCGCCCGCCGGTTTATCCGCTCCGTGGGTGCTGACACCGCCGCCCAGTGTGTGGCCGCTATGGTCCGCCGCCTGTCCTGGGATGGACGCATCAGCCGCACCGCCAAAGCATGGGCCGAGAGTGTGAGCCTATCCGACGAATGGAGCCGCCGCATTGATGAAGCGTATAGCGACCGCATCCACGCCGCCCACCTGTCCCAGATTGCGGAGGCTTTGGCCGCAGAGCTGGAGCACGCAGCCGCAGAGGACCAAAAACCCGCCACCCGCTACCTGGAGCAGGTGGAGCAGGCCGACAGCCTGGACCAGCTGGACACCATCGCAGAGACCGCCGCCAATGATGAGAGCATCAGCACCGCAGAGTATGAGCAGATCCAAGCCGCAGCGATCCGCAAGGATAAAGAACGGGACGACAAGGGAATTAAGACATACGCCTTTGGCGCGAATGATAGCGCTGGCCGATTGATTGAGCTAAAGATCCCAGCCAAGAGCCGCAAAGAAGCGGAGAAAATGATAAAATCCATTTCCCCTTCCTGCAATTTTTCCTTCAATTATGAAGAAAATTATATTTAAGGTGGTGAAAAGTTTGCTTTACCGTAAAGAGGTAATCAAGTACATCGTAGTACTAGAAGACTTTGTGTCTTCTATTGGTGGATACAGAATTCACTCTACCAAGGATTTTTTGTCAGAGTGTGACGCGATCAAATACGCCAGGGAGCACAACGGGAAATTCCGCGTAACTGTGCAGGTTTTAGAAACCGTTTCCGGGTGGGAATAACCCCGATTTAAAACATGAAAAGGAGTGGGAACTGATGGACTGCGAAGGGTGCAAGCACGAAACATGCAAGGCGAACGAATGGCCTTGTTGTGAGTGCTCCAGGATGGAGCGTGCGGACATGTACGAGGCCGCAGAGGGAGCCGAAGAATGAAGGGAGAAGAACGTGGTGCAACCCAAGGAATATTTCCTTTTTACCGTTGTTTCTAAAGTCGTGTTTCAGAGTGGCGCGGTGGAGGAAATCCCGGTTTATGTACACGAAAGGACCGAATCAAAGGCGAAAAGGTTAGCGCTGGAATACCTGACAAGCGAGAAAAGCGGATACAAAATTGCTTCTGTACTACACCAGCACTTGACCATGAGCAGCGCTTTTATAGCCAACGGCAAGGACATATCCGAAGAGTATCCATTTATTTGATTAAAGGGGAATATCATGACCGACAACGCCCACGCACGATATCAACGGGAGAAAACTAAGGTGATCCCGGTCCGCCTTTTCCTGAGCACTGACAAAGACATACTGGACCGCCTGGACCAGCAGACCAACAAGGCCGGATATATCAAGCGGCTAATCCGGGAGGACATCGAAAAGGAAAGAAGCAGCACAAAAGAATAAAGCCAACAAGGACGGCAGGACGAACAGAAACGCCCCGCCGCCCTCTTTTTGTGCCCTTGCCCGTCTATCTGTATTCCATGGACCGTGAAGGGCGCAGAACGCACGAGAGACAGCCCAGAGACAGCCGCAGCACAACCAAGCACCAACGCACTGAACACGACGCAGAAAGCACGATCACACCAGATCCAAGACAAAGGCCACGGAACACCACCGCGCCCCACCTGCTGAGCACTCCGAGCGTTTTGGCCCGCCCCTGTGCGCCTTGCCTGTGCTGGTTGCGCCTCTGCTCCGCCTGTCTGCTGCTGACTGCTGACAGAACGATAAAGGCGGAAAGTCAATGGCACAGTTTTTTGGCTGTGTTGGACTTTCTGTTATATGCGGTATTTTAACGGTTTTCCTGTGAGCGGTACAGGGAGAAGGTTGTGGAGGGTGAAGGGAGGGGGGAATGGAGCGGTGAAAATCGACGCGCATCATGTTACCCAGGCGCGCGGCCATGTTCCGCCGTTTTGTCATTATGCACAAACGCCAAAAACAGCAAAACAGGACAAGACGCAGCAGCACTTCTAGAGCAGAGCACAACCCAAGGAACACGCAGCAAAAGCGGCAGACAACCAAGACCCCCAAAAATTCTTTGGCAATTATGACGAAACCACACGCGATTTTCCCCTAAAATGAATAATTTTTGAATGGACTTGCAAAAAATACCCCGTTTGCGCCAACTTAATGTGGGGGAATGTTTAATGATAGCGTTTTTCAGTGCATGAAGCCTGTATATTTCTGCATACCAGGGGGGATAGGTTTACAAGTGGGTTTAGTTTTTTGATTCTTGAAAACGCCGATGCACTACCCCCCATCCACCCTTTACCCCCTCTCACCTACCCATCACCGCATCCTCGCCTAACCACCGCCGCTCCATCGTCCAGCCATCACATCCCCTTCGCTTCATCCTTTCACTTTCAGCTTCTTCACCGTGAGATTCATCAAACTAAGAATTTTGATTTTCATAACTTTTAAGACTAGTTTCTTCTCAAAAAAAATGTATAATAGAGAGAAAGAGAAAAATTTTTCCGCAAAACAGCGTCTATCCTTACTGCCCCAAGGCTTTCACGGTTTTTACTTAGTAGAAATAAATATATTTAAAATTCATACTGCAATACAGATACGCATACAAGATTCAAACTACCAAATACTTCCACAACTTTTTTGCCCACTTTGCATTTTGAAAGGAGACATGTACATGGCTTATAGAAAGGCGTTGCGCACCGTCTACACCACTGAAGGGAACCTCATGGTAGTCGATAAAGAGACTGGAGAAGTTGTAGACTCTCAGCAGTGGAACAAGAAGAAGTACAGACCTGGAGCTCACTACCTAAAGGTCTTTTACAAGAATCCATTGTTCTATGAGCCTATTCCAAACTCATCTAGGACTCTTCTGTTTGCGATGGCAACACTTCTCCCCTACGCAGACTCGTCCCCAAGGGTCACGCTGTCTAAAGTCACGATAGAAGAGATCACAGATAAGTTTGGCCTGTCTGCATCCACGATCAGAAAGAGCGTCCAAGATCTTATTGCGAGAGATTTCATCCGGCGTGTCTGCCGTGGTGTCTATGAAGTAAACCCCTACCTTTACGCAAAGGGGCCTTCCTCGTCCGTTTTAAAGCTCCAGAGGGATTGGGATATGGAAACTCCCACAGAACCGGATACAGAGGCTCCAGAGGCCAAAGAAGAGTAAAATATAACCCCGCAACCTGTAAGGACTACTTACAAGCTGCGGGGGCTTTTTATATAGGCCCAGTTTTTATTTTTCCAAGCAATTCCTTTGCTTCTTTTATGGCTTTCTCTTTATCCTCACTTAAAATTTGGCTTCTATCAAACTTCCCGTCACGATTGCTTGACCAGAACAAATACATCCTTCCTCCAATGGTCATTATTCTTCCAAACTCTATCTCTTCATTTCCACTATTGTCTGTTCTCTCCGGGCTTTTTACTGTTGCCCAATGTGTAACACCGCTTATTTCTTTCCCAAGCCATCCTGGTGAATCAAAGAAAGCTCTTTTCTCAGGTTCATACCACGCTTCACACCAATCAAACCCAGTCCATACAGCTACTTTTACCTGAACGTATCCTTCCATCTGCAATGATTTACTAATGGTTGGAAGTCCATCATCTACACTAACCCAGTTCATATATTATGCTCACCTCTCAATGCTTCCAACGTGGAATCTCGGCCCAATATTCGATCTCTCCATAAAATGCAATGTGTTTTGATCCGTAGCATGGAACAAATCTTCCGTCTACATAGTTTGCAAATGTAGGATATGCAGCTCCTTTTATGTGCACCAGATACTCCGCTGGTTCTTTGTATCCGGTTTCCGGGTCAACGATTATGTACCCGCTTGGCTTTCTCTCAGTTGTGCTTACCCATTCGATTTTGTCAAACATCACTTCACATCCTATTTGTTCTTAATCCCAGCGATCAAGCCGGTAGATTGTCTGGCCTGTCTCTGTTGTCACTTTGAACTTTGCCTTCCATACACTCAGACTGGAGTTGTCTTTTTGAAGTCTGATTCCGCAAGCAGAAGCATCCTCATATCCTCCCAATACGGAATTGTGGGAGTATGCTTCAATCGTGGACCTGATCTCATGCAGTTCAGACTTCAACACTTCTGGGAACAATGCGGAACCACACATCCGATACCCTGTATCCTTGCACCCATTCAGGATGAAGAACACAGCTTCACTGGCTTTGTATTGATTCTTGACCCACATATTAGGCTGGAGTGCAACCGCTGTCACCTCTACCCAAGTATGCGGATTGAGATTCCATTGAGTTGGAGTGCTCAGGCCTGCGTACACATACCAGTTAAATGGGCACCTGTTGTCTGGCATGTCCCACTGGATAATGGGTGGTGCGCTCTCATCCTGTGCGGTAACGATTGCACCATACAAGTTTTCGGAATCCTCCGTAGAAAATTCGATCTTTTTTGCGGTTGGAAGAACCGTTCTGTTGAACTTCTCCCACGTCATAGTTACGGCAGGGATTCGACCGGATGGGTTGGTTTTGTTTGCCTTGGATTGCTTTGTCTCAATTCCGGAAAACACACCTCCCGCAGATTTGGTTTCGGCCTTGGGAGAGGGTGTCCAAATAGTCTGAATCTCATCCAGTCGTGCGAACCGGCGCAACAGAGAGTTCTTAATGCCAAGTCGCTCCACAATCTTCTCCGCCTGGATTACATTTCCGGCAGTTGGTTTTTCTTGCGGGCGGCGGTACTGAGTAGGATTCATTTTCTCTGCAAATCTGCGTTTCACATCCTCCAGAGGCAAACCATCCTGAATGTCATCCAGCAGAGTACCCACCATTCCGCTACTGATATGGCAGAATCCGGCTGGAGCATGGGCCGAAGCAAACCACAAGAGATTTCTCTTGTTTACTCCAGGCTGGTTAATCCTTTCATACAGATTGTAGAGCCATTCCACACGGCCCAGCAGTTCATCCCCTCGATAGAGTGCATCAGATTTTAAAATGTTCAAGGATTCTCTAACGGAATCCTTTGTGTACTTGGTGAGGGCCATGCAAAGCATCTTATGTTCTTCTGCTTCCTTTGCTCGCATTTGCCCAGCAGTATGAAGTGGGCTTGAATATACAGCGTAGGACGGCATTGCAGCAGACATATGTTCCCAGCATCCCGTCTTGGGGCACCCCAACGTCTGATCGGAAGTAACAAACGTCCCGTTTACCTTCGCTTTCTTTACCGTTTCCCAAAGTGCAGCCACAGCATTGTAGAAAAAGTCTGGCATATCAAAATCCCACATGATTGGCGTCTGAACTCCGGTGTCTTGGTCAATAACCACCAGACCGCCAAACCGATTTACGAAATGGCGGCAGGCATGGCAGTTGTAGTGCTGTCGGGCCTCCTCCGGCAGATTGTCCAAGAACAAGTCGTACAGCCCGCTTGCGTCGGTAGTGAATAATCTCGTCCCATCCTGGAGAGTGTGCTTCTCAAAAGACTGCTTGATACACTCCAGCAGTTCCTCATACCCATCATGATCTCTGAGGTGATCTATCTCCATTGCGGAAATAATGTCTTTCATTTTGTTTCCTCCTTTTAGGTTTCTTGCTGAATCACTCTTATATATCTTGGCGCCAAAACTAATCGTTGTCTTTAAAATACAATGCAAGTCTTTGAACCATAACTTCAGACTTTACTTCTACGCCAACATCCATTTGAACAATATCCTTCGTTTCCATCCCCAGCTCTTCCCCAATCCACGAAAATACAGCGTTTACGCCTCTTGTAAAATCTGCTTCTCGCTGAACGTGGTCTTGTCTATCTGCAACTGATTTTTCATAATTAGAGCAATGCAGCATCTCCCGCACATCCTCCAGGCACTTGCAGTACCCTTCGTACTGTGCGTTGGCTTTCTCGACAGCGGTCCGGTGCAATTCCTCTTGGTATCGTTTGTGGCTTTCCAGACCAGCCTCAAACTTTTCAGTGTCAATGTGTTGCGCAGTGTAGTTCATTTAATCACCATCCCCAAAATATTTCTTTTCTTTTTGGTATGCACACTCTTCCATTATTCTGGAAATCTCCAAAACGATTTCCTGCAACCGTTCAAACATCAAATAGCCATGCGTTTCGTATTCTTTGTTAAATATTTTCTCAAATTTCCTGTAAAACACAATAGGTCCGCTTCGCAACAAAAACCAGCAAAATCGCTTTAAAGAGATCAAAAACTCTTCGTCGTCTTTCGTGGCCCAATAATTTGAGACACTTCCGATAACTTCAAAGGCGGAAGAAAACGATTGCTTTGGGGCTATGAACTTTTTGCCTGTCCAGTCCTGAATGACGGCCCCAAAGTCCTCGCAATACATGCTTTCTTCCCCGTCAAGCGAAGAAACCACATACTCAAACTCCAATCTGGTAAAGCCATCTTTCCATTCTTCTGATTTTTCTTCAATCTTCTGATAGTTCCTCACAACATCTCCAACGTGGACGATGTTCCCCTTTCTGTCTTTTAGCTCTTCGATTTTTTGTTTGCTCCTCATGATATCCCTCCGACCCTGAAGCCTCCGTAAATCAGGAGCTTCTTTTTAAATTCCTTTATTTCATCAGCAGAAAGCGTTCTGTTGCTTTGTATTTGGAAAAGACCTGTGTATCTGTTTGGGCAAGCGGAGCAATCACAGTTATCAGGTTCTCCAAACTTGTTTACCCTAAATAGGCAATCTGTATGTAGGCAAACCATGTTATTGCTCCTCGGAAATTAAAGCGTTTCCACAAGTAATCCGGTCGGAGTCCTCTTCCTCGGACGGCACAAACACAATCACATCCCATCCGTGTTCCACAAGCGGACGCTCGAACTTCTTATACACATCATAGTCTGTGTACTCAGTGGTAATATTGAACCCATTCTTTACTGCACTGTTTGTCCGATGAATAGGTGTAATCTTAACAATCCACTTGTTTTTATCAAACAGCTTGTCCAACTCATCCGGGTCAATGATCGTATCCTCGGTCACAGCAAAATTGAGAGTGTATTTCCGACCGACCGGCATAGGAAGATTGGATGCAATCTCGGAGATTTCTCCCATGGAAAGGCTCTGACCGTTGAACTGCTCATTTCGCTGCGCATCATCCGTGGAGTTGATGCTGAACTGCAACCCCGCTTCCCCGTTATAGACCTCATTCTTGATCCGGCACCACTCCGCCAAAAATGGGATAAGGTTCTTGTTCCGCTTCGGCAGCATAGTAGACACAACAGGATGCACAGTTTTTGCGTCAATATATTCCTTGACAAGTTCTCGAAGCCGTTCACTAGTGAACAGAAGTACATCGGAGTTCCATGTAGGCTCTCCCATCCGTGCGTAATGCACGTTGAATCTGTTTGTATGCTTCACATCCTCGTTTTCAAGGATTGTTTTTACTTCGAATTCAAGCTCATGGTACGGTACATTTCCGTAAAACCCATACTTCGGGCAATCGCAGAACTTACAGGACATTGGGCACCCCTTTTGCGTAGAGATCGTCGCCACCCACTTGTCCCTTAAATCGACCTCATGATGCTTTACTCCCTGGATCTCTTTATGCAGCCCCAGAAAATCCGCCTTGATGTTGTTTTCCTTCCCGTAGTCTCCTACAGTCAGGAACTCCAAGCGTCTCTCGGTGTCCACATAAATCTTTCCAGTATGCGTTCTGTAAATCTTCATATCTGTTTCCTCCAATCACGTAAATAGGATTCCTGTTGTTTAGCGTTCTGACAAACGTTCTTTGTATCCATAAGAGCAATAATCGTCTGGTTGCACAAAAAGCTCCGCACCATCGTTAAATCGACACACCAAATAATCTACTGGATCGTCAGTCCCATACTCATTCCCATTAGAGAATTCACAGGTACGACAGCACTTTTTATTGTCTAACAAATCAATCTGCTCAGATGTCAAAATTGGCTTTCGGTCATTCCAATCCTTAATTGCTTCTTCCGGAGTTTCATAGAACTTATATTGATAGCAACATCCGTTTTTTGAAATAATGCGATACATTTTAACGTGCCAACACTCTTCTGTGGAAAACATGAATGTTTTGTTCCCATGAGAGCATGGCAACATTTCTCCACGCTCGGTAAACCGCCGTTGCGCCTCTTTATCACCTAGCAACGCCTTGGTCTTTTCGTCAAGCATGATCGGCCTCCTTGTCGTGGATGTTTCTTATCACAATCAAGTTCTCATCTGTTAATTCATCCACGGCCCCAAAAAGGTAGAAAGCTCTCAATCCCAAAAACCATCCAAATCTCACTTCACCAGTGTCTCCGTGTTTATCTGCCAAAACATCTCCTTCAAAAACCTTAACTTTTTCGGCATCCGTCATTCCAATTTCTTGGCACACTGTATCTGGCTTCACCTGCACGATTGAATTAAGAGGCTTTCCCTCCGGCAGAATGTAAGACACCCCATCTACTTCCAGGTAGTATCCGAACACCCACTCGTCGTTGTGATCGGCTTTAGCCTTATATAGACGCTTCTTCATTCTTGCACATCTCCCTTATCAAAGACATTCCCAACAATTTCACAGTAAAACAATCTGGATATGTCCCTGCTCATCCATCCGCATTCATCACACAGAACAAACCGAGCCAGTTCGCTATCCCACATAATTGTATATGTTTTCCCTGTGTGCCGATCAAGGATCACATCCGATTCAAAGGTCGTAATACCGTTTCTGTCAACTATCCCAACACACTGGCACACAGTATCGGGGTCAATCACAACCTCGTCCACATTTCCACAAGGAGAAGTGACACCGATAGTTCTTTCACTCCACAGGTATCCTTCCACCCACTCTTTTGTCTCTGCGTTCTTTGCTTTAAATAGATGCACGCTCATAACTCAACCTCCCGATACTCCGGTTCCATCCACTCATTTACAGCACCATCGTTCAGTTCTTTGCCTCCATAGCTTTTTGTAATAAGAACCGCCCCCATACATTCGCTTTTAACGATAGCCATAGAGATAGCCGCTGCATTGTCTGGAAGTTCAAAAGTTACTCGTTTCATTTGCTTTAAACCTCCCAAATTCTTTTTCAAAAAGCATTTTTACACGTTCCATTTCGTTTAACATCTTTTCTGCTGCGATATTGTATTCTTTGCTCTTAAAACCTCTTGCTTTTAATACAAACCCGTATTCCGGTGTGCTTGGATAAACCCATGAAGGTTTTATTAGAACAGATTTTTTTATATATCTATGCTTTGCAAGCCTACAAAGTTCTGATTTCACATAATTCACACTATATCCCGTTTCACTTGCTATTTCCGAAAAACTTATTAACCCAAAGTTCAAATAAGAGTTTTTCTTGTGTAGAAGTCCAACTTGCCACAAGCATACACAATAAAGGACTTTGTTAATGTTGCAGCAATCACGCTTTTTCATTTGCAATCTCATCCAGTGTTACCGTCTGCCCAGACTTCAAAGAAGGGAACATATCCTTCTCCATTCCAATAGAACACCAACCAACATTAGGGTCTTTTCCATCCCCATCCATCAGGCTAGTCCATCCATCCTCGTCCTTCTGTACATGGGTAAAGTTGTCTTTTCCAAACATCCGCTGGATGGTCTTTGCGTCCTCGATCTCCTGCTGAGTCCACTTCGGCGTTTTTACAATCCGTTCTGGGTTGTTAATGAGGGTAGGGACGCAAATCATCAGATCATCCCCGTCAGGCCGTACATTTTTCAGTTTTCCGGCCTTAGTGATATAGAACTCTCCAACCATTCCAGGATAAGTAAATCGTTCTTCCACGTCTACCCCAAGTACATCACAGATTCTAGGCTTTGTTTCCTTACAGTTCATTTTTTTATCATCCATTGTATCCACAAACTTCAATTCGTAAATATCTTGTACGCCATACAGTTCTTTATGGCATAGCTGACCTCCATATACATCTCCTGGAACATGCCCACAGTACTCTTCCCCGCAAATAGAGCATACCCTGTGCGCAATAGAAAACCCAGTAGCCACAATGTTTTTTTCTTTGCTTTCCATCGCATACAAAAGCTCAGAAGTATCGTCATTTAGTTCAATCTTTACCCGTGCTTTCACCCAGCAATATGGATCTCCGGCCTTTGTGGTTTTCTCTCGATCAACAACCACCTTAGCATCCAGAACTTCCGCCACCTGCTTTCCTCCAAAAGTTCCCTTTTTACCGCAAGCAGTTTTTGAAAGCTGCTTCAATGCAGTAAAAGAAAGCCGCTCATAGCTAGAGTCAATCTCGTTATCGAAAAGTTTTACATCAAACGTATATGTCATGTTATCAATTACTTCCTTTCTATCCAATTATCGCATCCTTTTTCTTTGCATATATTAAACCTACACATCGGCCCCCTTTCCCAACAAGCGCAGGTATAGCAAGATTTATCTTGAACCTCCATACAATCTGTTCCAAACAAAAACATTTCTTTATTTAGTTGGGCCCACTCTTTGCACTTCTCTTTATTTCCTATTGCAGCCATTTTACAAAAGTAGCACCCAACTCCGTTACAAAGCGAGTCAAATAGTTCTTCGATAGAGTTAAAAATATTCCCTGTTCTTATGTTTATAAATTTCATCCACACACCTCTTTCCTAAACCCCGCAAAGTACGCCACACCTGTACTCCCGTCTTTGCATTTATGGGTAATATGCTCTGTCATTTGCGTTTTGCTGTTTAAAATAAACGCCGAAAGGTCGTGCAGGCAAGATTCTTCCAACTCTATTGGATCGCAGAAATCAACCAATTCCCCGCACAAAACACATCTGTATGTAGGACAATATTTCATTTCACATCACCTCCATGGCGCTTTTTCATTCAATGCTTCACACCAAAGCTGCTTATATGCTTCCTCAACCTCTGCGGCACATTCCTCGTTACCTCTCTCTTCAAGATTCTTTCTATATTGAACAAGCATAGCGTATGCTTGTTTGATTGCTTTTTCGTAATTCTTTGATCTCTTAACAAAAATCATTTTCTCCCCATACCTTTCACACTCACACCGCCACTGGAATCTTACATTCCAAAGTGTGCGCCTTGTACCCATCTAGCTTGAAACTATCTTTTGTAAATTTATAGAAGTCCGTAATCGACTTGTCCATGATGAACTTCGGAGCATCGTATGGCTCTCTGGAGATGATCTCTTCCACAATAGGAACATGCCGGTCATAGATGTGTGCGTCTGCAATGACATGTACCAGTTCACCAACCTCCAGGCCTGACACCTGAGCAAACATATGAAGCAGAACCGCATACTGCATGACATTCCATCCGTTTGCGGTAAGCATATCCTGAGAACGCTGGTTTAGAATTCCGTTCAGTGTGTTCCCGCTTACGTTGAAGGTCATGGAGTATGCACATGGGTACAGGGTCATCTCGCTGAGGTCGTGGTGGTTATAGAGGTTCGTAAGTATGCGCCGAGAAGCCGGATTGTTCTTCAAGTCGTACAACACTCGGTCAACTTGATCGAACATCCCTTCTGCATACTTGTGCTTTACTCCAAGCTGATACCCGTATGCTTTTCCAATAGTCCCATTTTCATCAGCCCAAGCGTCCCACACATGGCTGCTGAGTTCATGAACATCATTGGACTTCTTTTGCCAAATCCAAAGAAGTTCATCTACCGCAGACTTCAAGAACTGCTTTCGCACTGTGATGATTGGGAATTCCTTCCGTAGATCGTATCGGTTAACCACACCAAACAGTTTTACTGTGTGCGCCGGAGACCCATCTTCCCATCTCGGCCTTACTTCTTTGCCCGTATCCCATACGCCTTTTGACAAAATATCCTTGCAGTTCTGAATAAATACTTCATCAGCAAAACTCATTGCTTTTCTCCTTTCTGCTTTTTCCTCTCCTACAAAACTCGTCTGGATAAACGCACGTCCTGAACTCCTGGCAGTACAACATACCAGGGAACATTGATGTTGCTCCTGTCTTGATACAGTCTCGGCAATGGCACGGGACTCGCTCTACCGATTCAGACGGGATGGAGTCAATAAGCGCAATCGCGTCATCCGTAGCTCCATATCTTTCAAACGCATCTTTTACAGACTGCTTTTTCACAAACTCATCCATTTACCTCACCACTTTCATTTGCCTGCGTCTCCGCTCCGCTTCGTGTTCCGACACTTTGTATTGTCCACACTCCGCTTTCCATTGTCTTTTATTTCGATAGTCTCCATCCCAATATTTGCAATCGTCGCAGGTGTAGCAAAAGAACTCCGCTTCATCGGGCCGTTTGTCGTAGCGTTCTTCGTTGTTGGCGCAGGTGTTACAGATACAGCCCATACAGCTCATAAGTCCATTCTTGCTCCGCAGTTGTGGCAATTAGGCGCAAGCACCTCTTTTTCAACTTCAACGTACTTGGTCATCTTCATCCACCAACCTTTCAATTACTCTCATGAACACTGCCATAACATCCGTGAAGTCCTTGCGGGAAAAAGCGTTCAGAAGGGTGGAGTTCACCAACTCGCAAATCTGTCTTTTTTTCGCAACTCCGATTGTCTCATAGTTTGGTATGATCCACTCACTTCGCATCTTTCTGTGCCTCCTTCACTGCCTCCAAGAAACTCAACCATCCAGGCCAATCAATCTTTACATCTCCAAGGCCATTTGGCCGCATGGCTGCTTCCTCGATGTCTCTCTGCATGACATACAGGGTCTTTTTGTCCAGGCATGGGAGTAGCTGCCTAATGTAGTCCTGAACAAGTCCAGGCATATAGGACTGACGACCCAAGGAGTAGCGCACAGCGCAAATTAAGATAGTCCCGAAATCCTCGTTGATAGGTACAGATTTTCTCATTTTGACCTCCAAACCTTCATCTTTGAAGCAAAATATTGTAAGTATACTTTAATATTGATTTGGTGAAATTGGCTTTCCTCTCACATCCCATATTTTACATGCAATGTCATTAGATAAAGGCTCTGGTAATGGAAGTACCAGATTTCCGTTAGAAATGTTTTCTTTGATTGTTGAAAGTATTCGTTCCCGTTTCTCTTGAAAGACCGGATTATCAAACCACTCTCCTGATACAGTAAAGAAATCTGATGGGTACATTCCGATTTCGAACGGCTCAATGGCACCAACCGCTTTCAGCTTTTTCATTTGTTTCTTAACTGTTCTTTCTGTCTGGTGAAGTTGAAAGGCAACCGACTCTGCGCTAAATGGTAACATTCCTCCAAATGAAACCTCTGCTATTGCTTCGAGTAACTTACTCACTCAAATCCACCCCGTAGATGTCCTTAATCCATCCAATGATCTGGCCACCCCAGCCGCCAAGCAGCCCGTTCCAAACAATAACTTCCTCAAAAACTTTTTTTGGCTCCATGCGCTGAAAAGCCTCGTCTCGGCTGGTATCGTCTGGCTTCATGCCCCAACGCTGGCGCAAATAGCGCAGGATGTATTCTGGGTAATCGACCTTCTGCTTAAACTCCTCATATGTTTTGCATCCAGCCTTTAATCTCAGTCGGCTCATTTCCCGGCAAATCTTGTCGAAGTCGGTTGGCTCATACCCGCTTTCCTCGTATTCACCCAGCAGGTCAACAATTTCTCCTTCATACCGCTGTTTTACTTCTCCCTTGGGCGCATAAATCATAGTCGCCCCGCCACGGTCAGCAGGTACATAGTAGCCGTTAGGCCCTTTTTCCGTCATTCGCATAATCCCAACTCCTTTTCGCTCGGTAGAACAAAATCATCCCCATGCTTTGTATACGGCTTTCCCAAATAGTCCTGCATCCTCTGCTTCGTTTCCTCTTTCAAAAATTTCCTGAACGCTTGAAGTGTTTTCCCGTACTGAGCCTTTTTAAATAAGCAAACGTGAGTGCAAATTTTCATTCCATCATACGGAAGCAAAAATTCTTCCTCAATTTTGAACGACCCTACGGGGAGGTCACAGTAATTATCTTCTCCATCTTTTGTGACAAAGTGAAGCGGGCAATCAAAACATCTCGCCATTTCTTTTTTTGATCCATTGCGATCAATGAAGTACCGCTTTATATTCGCGCCTCCAAAAACGGGAGTTTCATGGATAACAATGCTTATTTTGGCGCAATCGCTAGAATTTTTCTTCTCCGTTTTGTCCACCGCTCTTTCTCCTCTCTGCCTCTTCCCTTGCCTGCTCTTCCCTCAAAAACCACTGCTTGCCAAAGTTTAGCTGGTTTAAATCAGAAGTTCCTTGGTGGCATAACCGATAATCTCCATCTGCCCAAACCATTGTGCAAGAGACGTGCCGTGGGCTGACACCAATTCCCCATGCGTGCTTCTTGTCGCGCACCTCATATACTGTCACATCGGACGGCTTGCATGGAAGAACGACGCAACGTCCCGCCCTCTCTGCCTCGCAAATCTCCATCAGCCGTTCATCCGAAATTCCGTGTGTAATTGCAGAACGCCTTGTCCACTTATCAAGACATTCCATCTCTTTTCCCTTAGTCATAGCCCGTACAACTCCTTATATTTCCGTTTTCGGTTTTCGTTTACTTCAACGCTTCTTTCGCTTTTTCGTAGTCTTTAAACACTGTTTTCCCAAACTCCGAAAAATCCGCCGAACCAGAATAATCGAAGTTCATCACTTCTTCTGTCTGGCTCACAAATATGCTCTCTACAGTATCCGTAAAAACTGCGAGTTCGTTTTTGTGCTTATCACAGTCAAATCCTCCATCATCGTCAAGAGGATATGGACAATTCTATTTCAGTTCGCACGGGCAGTAATATCCGGTTGCTGTACCGGGTCCACCATCAGAACCGTACATGGTTCCATCAAGGACTTGTGGGAAGTTTTTGCAGGTTGTTATGTGATAGATGTTTTCTCCAATTCGGACCGGCGGGACAATGATTCTATCTTCCCTGGCTGCGTCCAGCACTTCTTTTGCCACATCATCTTCCAGCCCATCTATCATGTCATAAAGTGTGGCAAGCTGCTCACAAATATCATCCATTGGAACGGTATCCCCGTCCTCACTGATAGGTAGTGGAAGCGCACACTCCATTTTCTTTTCTGTCCATTGCACTAATTTTTTCATGGATTCTCCTTATCCCGCACTCATAAGTTCCAGCATCCCAGGTGCACCGAAGTAAAACGCCTCGTTCTGTACCGTGTCCTGATATTGTTGCTTTCCCTCAAACTGGTCTACCACCACTTGCTCATCCCGGCTCATATCAGCGTACCGCTTCTTCCCGTACACAGGAGGCAACCAGTTCTTCTTGCGTCCGCCAAAGAGGTTGAACTTTTTCAGCAGTTCTTCATTGGTGAAGAAGATATGTACCGTTCCCTTCTTTTTCAGCTCCACCGCAAAGTATTTGCATTGCAACCGTTCACCGTTGTACTTCTTACTCGCTGTGCTAAACGCCTCATGCAGCACATCTCTAACCGAAATCCCATCAGTTCTTCCGTTATCCAGATAAGACAGGATCTTCTCCAGCTCTTCAAGATAGTCATACGCCTTATGTGCACTCCAAAACCCACCCCATCGGCTATCGTACAGGCCGTAGAATGGAACTATTACTTTCTGCTTCACCTTGCAGCAGTCGTTGGTTTTCCAGCCGTTGTAGTAGTGAACATTGGTATTCTTTTGGAGACTGTGCTGGTAGGTCAGCTTGTCGAACATTTTCAAGATCGCCTCTTCGATGTTCTGGTTCAGACCAGTGGACAGCTCCTTTTGTATTTGAAGGATATTAGACATGGTGAAATCGTAGGATCTAAACCTCTCCAAATGCGCCATATACTTCTCCCTGACCTCCATAGTAAACAACTTTTGCATTTTTGGAGAGGCAAACAGCTTGTGCCAGTATCGGTATCTAAGTTCCCGCAGATAAGCATTCTGCCTAGACAGTGTCCCATCGTTCATCAGTTCATATTCTTTGGTGCTTACAGAAAGTGAAATCATGTCATGGTGCTGGCAGTGCTCTTCTTGGGTCGGTATGTATCTTTCCAGTTCCTCGAACTGGTCAATAACCTTCAGCCCAAGCCTTGCTTCCATCTGATAGTATTTGACCAGTGCACGGAAGAAGTCTGCCTCTACCATGTCCGTGACCTCTCCGCTGTCCTGTGGCACATCCACGGCTCCAGCCAGTTCGTCAAAGGACAATTCCTTTTCTTTTGCCTTTGGAATGTTGACATAGACCATCGCCACATCTACATCTGTCTTTCTCTCTGCACCAGAGAAAGCTCCGCTCAGAAGCTCCACATCGGCCCCATACTCCTCTAGCTTGTCCAGCAGCTCTCCACGCACATTCTCTCCGTTTCGCTCAACGGTAGAGGCGTTCAGCAAACACACAATCTGCCCGCCGTGCTTCATCAGTTCCAGTGCCTTTGCAAGGTGCTTGTCCCCATCCTTAAATGGTGGATTCATGGCGATCAGGTCATATCGGGTCACACCATCCCATGCAAGGAAGTCAGTTCCAACCACACAGAATTCCTTACCTTCTAGGACGCTGCGCAGGTCCGGGTCAATCTCGATACACTCAACCTGCGCTTTCTTGCCTTTCAACCGCCGTTTCATGCCCTCTACAATGTTGCCCTTACCAGCGGATGGCTCCAAAGCAAAATGGACTTTGCTCCAATCCACCTTGTCCATCATTTGCTCAACAAGGTCATAAGGTGTGGGGTAGAACTGAACTCCAAACATAGGTTAACCCTCCTTGTGATACCACGGACGGAACATATCAATCCGCCTCAAAAGGTTTTCCGGGTGACCGTCAAAGCATATCGCCCGATCATCAATGTATACGATGGCGGGCGGCTTCTCCTTTGACACCCGGTCAACAAACTCAGACATCTTGTATTCATCCAACCATTGTCGAATAGCCGCCGCTCCTTCTTCGCTGGCACAGCGGGTAGATACGATCACCACTTCATACCCAGCATCGTGGATTTCTTTCAGAGCCTCTCGAATACCGGCAACCGGCGGGTCAGGAATTACAGTTGCTCCCTTCCAACCGCTTGTATAGCTGTGGATTACTCCATCGAAGTCAAACACTACTGTCTTTTTCATTATGCCTCTCCTTCATGCTCCAAGATTTCTCTTGCTTGCTTTAAAAGCTGCATAGCCTCTCCACGTCTGTTTGACCATCTGCTTACATCAAGTTCGTTGATAACATCATCAATAAGTTGCAACGGCGCAACGTACTTTGGAATCCGTTTAAAAATCACACTGTCACCATCCACAGAAATGGACACCTGATCTCCTTCGTGGATTTTAAGTGTGCGCCGGATTTCCTTTGGAATGGCCACACGACCCAAATCGTCCACCGATCTTACAATACCTAGTTCTACCATCATTCAACTCTCCTTTTTTATTTTCAGTTTTCCCCTGTGCATTCTCCAGTATCCGTCAAACCAAATGTCAGTTCCCTTTACACATCGTTTTTCGTCCAGTAAGTTTCCATATCTGGATATTGCAACATTTCGGTTTCTCTTTACAAAGTGGGATAAATTAAAACCCATCAGTTGGCACCTCGCATTCCCATGCAGGTCTGCACTCTGTGTATCTTTTTTTGCGAGTTTTACAGTCTATATTCCCACAAAGAACGCAAAGTTTTTGAGCTCCTATAATATTCTCGATTGCCTTTATGGCACTTTCAGCCTTTTTGCTCAACCTCTGTTTTTCGTAGCAAGCATTGAAGTTCTGCTCCTTCCAGTAGTCTATCTGCTTCAACAAATCTTGCAGAACTTCTTCCTGCACCGGCCTCCATGTCCCACCATCCACATCTGTTATAACCGGCATGATCTGTGCCTCTTCCGCAATGCTCATTCCACCAGAACGTCCCATCGGCCCTCTTGGGTCTCCATCGTACTCAACGAAGAGTTCCCCGAACTTTCCCATCCTCTCAACGGCTCTACGGTACTTTCCACCTTTTAGCTCGTCGTTTGCTTTCAACACATCATCTGGCATAAACGGCTCATTCACTGGTCTGTGAAAAATTCCAGTCATATCAACTATCCCATCGCACCGTTTGCACTTCCATCCGATTGATATGCTTTTCAGTTCTCCACCGCAATGTGGGCAGTTTCCTATGTATTGCATTTATCTCACCTCTGCTGTTTTGTTCCACTCTTTCATGGCGCTATCCGAACTTGGATAAACTGCCGGAAGAATTAAACATCCAGTTCTTTTGCAGATCACCCCATATCCGTACTTATCTGCAAATGGCTCGCAAATATAAGTGGCTTTTGTTCCGCAAATTGGGCAGGATTTTAAACCGCCGATATTCTTCTTTTTCACTCAATCACTTCCCCATAAAGAAAATCGACCACCATGGAAGTCCAAGACTATCAGCAATCTTAATTCTTGCAAGCGCTATCAAAACACATAAAATAACTGCCACAATGATAGGCATAAGAACGATCAATATGGCCTTAAACTTTTTCATTGATCCTCCTTATAAGGAAAGTTTTCATTCCACTGGAACTGCTTGCAACGGTTGTAGTAGCATTTCTTCTCGCCACTGATTTTGCAATGGGCGTTTCCCCATTGATCTTCATTAACTTTGCTCCAGTGCTGGCAGTGCTCACACTTTATGTTTCGCTTGTTTTCCTTGTTAATTGGTCTTTTCACTTCTAACCTCCACAGGGCTTTTCAGCCACTCTAAAATAGCTTTCTCTGCGTCTTCCTGCTTCCATGCCCAGTAAAAAAGCTGGGCCAGAACATGTGCTTTTTCTGAGTCACTCATGCGCCCTAATGCGAATGAATTTGTTTCAAATGGAAGATACTTACACGAAAAACAATCTCCCAAAAAAGAGATCATTTTCCCGTGATTAGCACAATCATTGTTTTGACAAATCATGCAATACCGCTCTTGCAACCTAACCCCTCACTTTCGTTTCCTTGATCGCCTTAATCAATTCATCGACCTGCTTATTAGTAAATTCTGCTTCGCTGTACCCAACATGGAGAACCACTCTTCCGTTTTCTTTTTTGACCAGAACGAGTTCTCCGTTTTCCGCCTCAACCTTAATGAGATTTGACTTCACCATCTCCACCTACCTTTGGTTCAAACTTACATGTCTCACCAGCGTTAAATCTTGCACAACCAGATTCTTCCCAGAACATGTTGTTCCACTTGCACTTTTCACATCTTTTTTCAAAATAATCTTTTCTTAGTATCCGCATTACGGTTCCCCCCTTAAATGAATGGCCCGAAAATCCATTCAAGTAACACATCATGCAATGGAGCACCGCCAAATGACTCTACGCAGCTCCCGCATACTCTACAATACACAGAACCTTGCACAATGAATAACTTTTTTCTCTTTATCGGCTCCCTACAAATTCTTATCTTTTCAATCACAAGTCTTGTGTTGTACCACTTGTGATGTCGGCGGCAGCACAAGTAACTATCGGATTCCGTTCTCCCGCAAGGCATTCTTCCCTTCTTTCTCATTTCCCCGGCTCCATCTCTCTCAGGTATTCGAAATAAAACTTAACGCTATGTGGCTTTGGCTCAACCAGTCCGAACCTCACAGCATTGCGATATGTGACACTATCTCGCATGAGCGCAGTCGGCATATTCTCAACCATCTTTCGAAAACCTTCTAGCGGCATACGGCTTTTGTAATGATTGCAACTTCTACAAGCCGGTAGCATGTTATCAAGCGTATCGCTTCCTTGTTCCATCCATCCGTTTATTGGAACAACATGATCTACCTGCATATCCTCATACCGCAGTTCACATCCACAATAGGCGCAATATCCTCCGGTTTTGTTATAAACCTCCATACGCTCCGACTTTTTTAGGTGCCTTCGCTCTCTCATGACCTTTCTTCACCCCAATCAATTCATTTATCCAGCTTTCTTCCACAATACGGGCAAAAGTTAAATATCGGAGTATAAAACTTGTAGTTTTTGCACTTCTCGCACTTTTTGGACTCATTGAACATGCAGAAGTAGCATTTCTCTTCGCACTTCATACATGGCTTTGATAACTTTCCCTCAACATTCTTTTGCTCTTGTTGGAAAGCATAAAATTCTTTCCCGCTTTCTTCAAAATCAAATGTGGCCTTGGAAACGTATTTGTCTCCTCCATAAATCAGAAATGTGTTCAGTTCATGTTTTGTTACAATAGCCCAGCAGGATATGGCCCCTTCTTCTGCTGGGATAATGAGTTTTACCCACTTTCCGGCCATTCTACGTAGTTGTGGCTCAGTGAGCATTTCAGGTTCTTTGGTTGATCGGATGGCTTCAAGTGCTACATCAATGGCCTCAATGGAAGTCTGATAGTGTTGTTTCCCAATTTCGCTCTCTGCTTTCTTCATGTACTCAACAAACGTCTTTCTTAGGCTCTCCCAATATCTAATTGCCTCTTCGTTTTCCATTGTCATCCCTCTAAAATGCTGCATAATCGGCCCACTGTAAAATTTCTATCTTTTGGTCAGGATAAGCGTCAATCGTCCACATACCGTCCTGATAATTCACCGCGTACATGGAATTGGTATCATCTTTCTTCCCGTAGTACAGACCAGGAGGCTTTGGAGGGTCAGACTTTGCGTCATGCCACAGGGTGTTTTCCCATTCGACACGGCGAAGTGCCGCAATCGCCATTTCAAAGGCTTCCGCTAATTTAATGTGTGGGTAATATCCAATCCCGTGAGAATCCATATGGCCTTGGATTCTTGATATAGCTTCTTTAATTTCCGCTGAAGTTTCCCCCAAACGGAACGTATTCAATAGGCTCTGGTTCCCCTTCCCAATGCCACCCGCAATTCGGGCAACTTTTTTGTGGGATTGGTGGATTTGTTGCGATGACCGAATTAAGCAATGGACGGCCACACACAGGGCAGGTTTCAACTATCATCTCTTCCTCCTTTTGGATTCAAAATCCGCTCCATGATTACCTCATAGATCACATCTCCGATCTCATTCCGGTCAAGCTCATTGAACGGATATTCTCTGATTCGCTTCTCCACGCACTCCCGGATAAGCGGACGGCTGTTTCTGCACTCATCATCCAGTATGGCTACCGCTGGGCTCTCTGTTCTATCCCATGCGTCCTTACGATGGAACACATGATAGCTAACGCCTTTCTCAATGGCCTCACGAACCTTCCGACGCAGCAGATCATCAAAATCTCCATCCCACTGTTCGGCTACAAGGGCATGGACATATTCCAAAGATAGGTTGGTAAGCACCCGCTCAACGTCTGCCTCTTTTCGGAACTGCTCACGAAACGCCACTCTAAGTTCCTGCTCGGCTATCTCTTTGATTTCCTCTTTGGAAAGATAGTCGTTTATATCAATCGTGATCTCCATTTTCAACATCCCCCTGTTTTTCTAGTTCCTCCCGGTACTCCTTAATGCCCAAACCATCCTCACTGTACCACTCGTACCATTCGCCCTCTTGCTCGTCCCACTCTTCAAGTCCCTGTGCATTGCAGTAGTCCGGCTTGACCCGGTTTTCAAACTGGAAAAGATCGTAGTCAGCAAGGATATCCAGGACCTTAATTGCTTCCTCCGGTGTCTCAACCTCAACATAGAACGCTTTCATGGGAACTTGTGGAATATGCCAGACTCGCAGTTTACTCATTTGTGTCACACCCCAATTCTTTTTCAAGCGCAGAAAGTTTCTTTTCATCTGTCTCAATAAAAAGAATCTCACTCTGCCATTTTGTGCCCTTGTTGTAGGCACATATACCATGCCCCATACCTCTTGCTCCTGGCCCGGTTAGTTCCACAATATCGCTCTTCTCGATCTTGTCTAAAATATCATCCCTCTCCCAATCGGCTCCAACCAGTCCAAAGCCAGGGTTTAAAAAAGTGTGGATTGTTTCTCCATCAGGAAGAACGGAAACTGCTTGTTCTTTAGTTAAGTAGACTTTCAATCGAATCCCACCCCATCATTACCTAAGCATGGAAGTTCCATCCCGCATACCATGCCTTCTGGGAAATTTGTATCTTTTACGCTCCCCTGATAGTCCGGCGTCTCACTGATTGGGACAGAACTCCAAAATACGGCTTCTCGATCCTCGTCAATCTGCTCCACAGGCTTCACAGGATACGCCATCGTCTTGTAACAGGCCTGTGCCGGACTTCCTGCCTGTACCAAGCACTTGACCCCGCAATGCTTGCACTCCACCATGTACAGCCGTTCCTCGCAGTAGTAGGTTTTCAGTTCATGGCCGCACTTCCCGCAGGAGATTCCCGTGCTTCTCGCCAAGTAGTCAAATCCGTCATTTTCAGCACCCATAATCGTATGGCAAAAGTTATCAAACTTTTTACTGCCCTTCTTGCTCAGTTTCATTTCCACCCTCACAATCCCCACGTTTATATTTCTGAAATTCGCCTTCAAATTCTTGGTATTCATCTTCCAATCCAAGCAAAACCACATCATGCGCCAAATCATAGTTTTTTGAAGTTATTCCATACCTGTCATATAGTGCAAGATGTATCTTTGCCTTTCTTATTTGTTTTTCTTCCTTCCACTTGTTTGATAAATATTGGGACATATTTTTATTCCTCATCCCAATTTTTGTGTTTTCGCTAATTTTCTTTCTGGTTTCTCTTGAACAAACTCTTGTCCTGTTAGACTCTATAATTCTTTTTCTCCCTTCTTCTGTATAATTTTTTGGCTTCCCCCTTAATGCCTTTGACAATTTTTCCTTTTGCTCTTGTGACATATGTCTACCTTTATTGCAAGCAGACATTCTTTCTCCGACTTTCCGCTTTTGCTCTTCGGACATATGCCTTCCGTTCGCACTTTCTCCTCCAAGAGTTTGGTTGTATCCATACTTTCTCTCATGTGTCTTTAACTCGGCAATCAATTTTATTTCTTTTTCTTTAGCCTGTTTTTCTGTTAAATCTGAATACAATACTTTTGTTACAACATTTTCCCATCCGTATTTTTTAATAGCACATCTCATTATCGGCTGGTTATCATACCCGCGTCCATTTCTAAACCTTCTTTTTATGTCCTTTGTAATCCCTATGTATCTCTTCCCGTTAGGAAACATGTGCATATATACCCAATATTTTGTTTCTCCCATTATTATTTCCTCAAATTAAAGTCCTACGTGTCCGTGAAACTTCTCTCGCTCTCTGTGAAGCACATTGGGCGCAAAGCAGTAGTAGCAGCGGTGCGGGCATCCGGTGTAGATATTGATAGCGTAGTCTCCGTATTCCTTCGCCTTTCCGGTTAGTTCATAAATAGGCTTTGTTCCCATATTGACCTCCTATCTAAAAACCGTATCAGGCAAAACCTGATTGTTGTCCGTGATCTTGACTTCCATATCATCTGTGACCTTTACTCTCATTTCAGTGTCCTTTGACCCAAATGGAGTAAAAGAAAGATGGTAATGGTCACACACGATGTAGTCCCCATCAAAATAAAACTCATTTCCGTGGCAATCCTTGTATTTTTCTGCACGGTTACAGGTAGACAGTTTTGCGAATCGCCCCACCCAATTCGGCGGCGCAACCTCATAGTCTGGGTAAGCCGCGCAAAATTTCTTGTACTTCTCTGGATAAATTAGAGATAGTTGGTGAAGAAACATCGGAACAGTTTCCTTTTGATAGCTTTCGATCAGCCCGCCCATTAAAGCGTGTGGCCTTGCGGAGCAAACAACCATAATGTTTTCCGGCGTCAATACTTCTTCGCTGACCATAATTCTGTTCGCTCCAAATCCTGGATCATTCCATTTCAAATTTCCTTCTGGCGTTTCATCTAACCTAATTGGCATATTTGCTAGAAACGCTTTTTCTGCAATTTTTGTAATGTACATTCTTCCTGGATATGACAACTTTGCGTAGTTTTCGTTTTCTTTTGCTTCCCGCCACACTTCACGGAACCTCTTAGATTGTTTTGTTCCTCCGTCAACCACTCCAACGCTTCCTATTCCGCACTTCACTCCAAAAAGAGTTGTTACGCAAAAGCATTTTCCATCTTTGTATGCAGAGCAATCTTGCGCATGGTCGCAGTAAATATACTCTGCACGCAAACGTGATTTTCGGCTTCCATCTCCATACAACCCAACATTGATAAGCTCACTCATTTAACGTCCTCCACAAAATCCAGGCCGTCCACAGCATAGCCTCCAGACTTTCCCTCCAATGCCACCACCAATGTCCCACAGCACATCCACGGTTCAGATCGCACCGTCCATACCATGCTACGGTTTTCCTCGCTGACATAGTAGTTGCTGTTCATCCGTACCTTATCTCCCGGCTTAAACATCCTTAACTTCCTCTTTCGCCCAACTTGCAAAAGATGTAGCAGTCATATTTCCTCGCTGACCAGCAGAGCAGTTTTTCTTACTACCGTCTTTCACAATTTCATAGAGGATGCAATCATGGTCGCCCTGCCCGGTGTAAAGTGGGTAGTCACCACGATCAATCACCTTTCGCTCCCGGCCCTTACCATTTCTGTATACAGCACCAATCTTAATTTCAGACTTTTTCATGTTCGGTCTCCTTTTCAAATCTTTGATCTAGGTCAAATACGCTTTTCCCCAATCCCTTCATTGGACGGTCTGTTCTCTCTTGAAGGCGTTTGAGTTTTTCCCAATAGTCCGGCAGAAGCTGCTTCATATTCCGCAGTTCCTTCAGGTTCTTATTGGAGCAGCACCAGCAGGAAACTCGGTCAAGCACATCGTACAGTCGAATCTGCCCAGCACCTCCATCTTCCTTCCACTCAAACCCTCTTTCATAGCAGTAGGAGAGGCAGTCAGCCTCGGTCATTCTCCAAAGCGCGAGAGGGAATACCTTCCTTCCGTTTCTCTCCTTTTCAAGCCTCCTCTGTTCGTCAAGGGCGATACCTACATACTCCTCGCTCCCTCGGGCATACTTCTCTACGGTTGCGATTTTGTCTGTGGTTCCCCATCTGCACCGGCCTCCGCACCAGGAGTATCCGTAGTGGAACCCGTTTCTGCCGTTCACCGGCTTGTCGAACATCTTCCACTCGAAATCGTAATCTGGGCGGAGTTCCGTGTACCTTACTCCCCTTTCGGACAGTAACGGTAACACCCTGTCCCTGGTTTCGTATATGGACCGGAACTCCATCCCAGTATCATAGAAAACGACTTCATCAAGCGGCCATCTCTCTTCAAGAAGCCGCAGGAGCATCGCAAGGCTGTCCTTGCCGAAGCTCACGCTTGCAATTCTTTTCACACCGACCACAAACCAAACTGGCTGCGGTCAACGGCTTAATCCTCCCATGCTACCGGCCCATCGGGCTTTCACGCAGTAACAAGCGGTTTTACACCGGACTTATCAATCCTCCGGCAACCTGGTCTACCAGGATTGGTGTTATCTCCTTTCTGTAACTTTCTTCACAATCGCCCTTCCCATTGGCTTCAAGGACATTGTCCAAGCTTTCCGTTCATCTCTCGTCATGGTATCACCTCTCTTATATTGTAAGCTTTATATTTACTTTAGTCAATATATTATTTACTATTTAGGTCAAAATATTGACGTTACCCCTTGACACCATCCACTCCATTCTGTTATCCTTAGCCTGTAAGAAGGTGATTTTGTGCTTACCATGGGCGAAAGAATAACAATCGTTTTGAAACGTAGGAATATGTCCATCCCTGAACTTGCGGAGCGTATAGGCGAGTCAAAGCAAAATCTCTACGGGAAAATGAAGCGAGACAATTTCCGTGAAGAGGATTTGCACAAGATCGCCGCTGCACTGAACTGCACATATTTTTGCGGGTTTAAGATGGAAGATACAGGAGAAACCATATAAATGGGAGAGGCTTTTGCCTCTCCTTTTTCATATCAAAAACTTTCCAAGAACTCCTTCCAGGACAAGCACTTCGATTAGCAGTAGAATTTGCCAAAATGCTGCCCCTGAAACCATAAATCCTATGAGACTTATCAATGTCGCTGTTACAGAAATAGTAATTGGTATAGTACCTTTACTTCGCTTAACAGTTTTTTTCGCTGGATCATTTACTATTTCTGTTGTGCTTTCTTCTATTGATGTTTTAACCAAAAAATCGTTCCATGCTTCTTGTTCTGACCTGTGTATTTCTTTTGCTGACCCATCTTCCCTTAACCCAATACCAACTGTCCCAGCCCACAGGACGATTGAGAACTTATCTGGAATATCTTTTTTGTAGTTTTCTGACCTCCACACAAATGAATTCGTTTCTCCATCAAAACCCATGACACTTTTGTTTTGACCACATATTTCTTCGTATCTTTTCTCGACGAATTGGTATTCTGGTTTTGAGTATGTACCGCCCCAAGTTTTCATATCTGAACTTTCTGTCAGATATGACACGACCAAATATCCCTTATACCCTTTAAGATTGCAGACAACGTCACGGGTTTCTCGATCTACCTTGCACACCTTGTCTATCCTCTTTGTTGGGGTTTGTACTAGGCACATACCGTCAACTGGGTATTCAGAGAGATGTATTTTCCCATCGTATACAACAAGTTCAACATCACGTCTAAACAATCGACCTGGTTCATAATATTTCCCGTTTATCAGAGGCATATCCAGTTTTCCCCTTAGTTTGTTTTTATTCGAACCACACTTCTCCACAGGTGTAACACATGTACGCCTTTTTTGGCTTTCCTTTCCCGGTGTTCAGAAACCCGTATGCCACTCCGTTAAAACCATCTGCAATCCCGCATATAGGCTCCCCAGCGTCCAAACATTCATCCAACGTTCTTGTTTCTCCGCATTTAGGGCAGGAAACTTTCTTTTCCAAAAAACTCACTCCTCATATCCACGACCTGATACTTTCCGTGGTACATGTCCTTACTGGCTTTAATTTGCTTGGCTGGTTTGTCGCACCGGAAGTCCCGACAGATAGCGGGGCGAACTTCGTAGATCAGGCACTTTCGCTCCGTCTCCGACCGGAACGGGCAAGTCCAATCTTCGACAGCTAAATAAATCGGGAATAAGTGCTTCTGCTCCTTAATGTGGTGCTTCTTAATATACCTCTTGATGGTCTTGACCTCTTTGGCGGAGATGGGGAGAAACCTTGAGCAGCATTGGCCGCAGTTAGAGCACTCACCATCCTTTGTGAAGTCATAAATGCCCCTCTCCATATCTTCCATAATTTCCTGTAATGTTCCTAGCAAGGCCATCCCTCCGGTTTCTCGCAACATTCAAATTCAATTACCCAAACGTATGGATTTGCTCCCCAACCATAGGTTGGTATGTCCGCTGGCTTGATTGTGCTGTTCCAAAGGTTAGAAAACCTCGTTACTGCGTTTTTACAACAGGGGCAATCAACATCCATATGCCCAAGTGTTACAGGGTGATTGGTCCCGATCAAACCGTCTCCTTTGCAATGTGGGCAGTAAACAGGAGACATGGTCCACTCATTCGGCACCCCTTCAAACAATGCGCCTTTACTGGATATTTCCTGCAACCTCTCCGCCCTCACATCAGTCACTCGCAGGAAAATCCGGGCCGCTTCTTTTGGCATGTGGATAGAGGGCTTCCATTTTCCTTCTCCCACAGGCTGGTTCCAGATAAAACGGTCATAATCTGAACGGCACTTGAATTTCACTTTTCCCATAGGACCTCCAGATTTATACTCAATTTTTGCGTCTGCTTCAAACCTGTGCGCTGATTGGATTCTCCAAGTCTCGCGCACCCACAGGATGTCGCCGGGCTGATACGGCAGTCGAACAACCTTTTCTGTCCCCTGGATGGCAAAATACCCAGGCCAGCAGCTATCTTTCGTCATGGGGACTGGTCTACCCTCCGGCTGTGGCTTCACCACCCGGCGGGTAACGGTCTTCCGCCCCTCCAAAATGGCCTTTACCATTTCAGTGTTGAACATCATCGGCTTAATCGCCACTTTGGTTCCCTCCAATCCTCAAAACAATCGGTTTTCCTTCTCCGCCTGTTCCAACGGGCCGCTCGATTTTTTGTGTCACCGTTGATTCTGTTTTTATTGTTCCACTAAAAATCGATTTTGACAAAGAAGATGTTTCGTATCGTCCAAATGCAAAGCCACATTTGTGACATGCAAATACGCTACCTTTTCCATCACAAGAAGATCCGCAACGCGGGCATAAAATGTTTTCTTCCATAAATCTCCCTTGCTTGTCACCAATCAACGTAATGTACAGGTGCTTCTACGATGTGTATGCTTCCCGCGCTACTGCTTGTCTCATTCAGTGTCGAGTATAGAACTCTCGCTTTCTGACAATTGGAGCAGTCAAGATAGCACCATACCACTTGCCCGTCACAAACGACTCGTCTTGTTGCCCCGGTAGTAGATTGCATCGTTCTTCCCCCTCATTTTCACCATCTTCTCCTGCACCAGCATATCTACCACTTCACCATCGCTTTTCAAGCCATACTGATCTTTCAGCTTTCGGATGTTCCAAAGTGTCTGTGCGGTTACCAAAAAAGACTCACGGCGCAGGTTCTTCTTGTCTCTCAATGTATCACCCAATCTCTTTTAATTTTCCGTGAAAACAGCTCCCTCTAAAAACAACAACCATGCAAGGGAAAGGGGCGTTCCACTTGCTTCCACCGAATTTTAACCGTCCCTTTACAAATCGAATTTCAATCCAATCTTTGTTGTAAATGTATTCATGAAACCACTTTGTATCTGTACGTGCTGGAAGCAACATAACAATCGTTGAACCAAATTTCTTGGATTGATAATAGGCTTTTCTTACCCAATCCCCAATTTTCCTACCATATGGTGGGTTGCACCAAGTAGTTTTATCCCAATCTTTTGACAGACCATCTTCTTCCGGCGTATAGAACTTACGGCACTTTGCATTTTCTGAAATAGCGCAAGCATCTACATCAAAACGAAATTCCTTGTCTAGTTTGTCAAAGAAATTCTGAGGTGTCTCCCACATCTCAGACTTACTAGAAAACATTACTTCTGTGTTCAACCTCTCAGCCCCTTCACACTCTCGCTGATCGCTTCTGCGATATCATCGACATCCTGTACCGTTGTTCTCCATCCAAGAGAGATACGCAACGAACCGTACTTTTCGAGCCCCATTGCTTTAATGACGTGAGAAGGGCCGTATTCTCCTTCGGAACATGCAGAACCAGAAGATGCAGAAACTCCACGCTTGTCCAGAGCAAGGACCATTGCAGGTCCCTCAATTCCTTCAAACAAGAAATCGGTAATCGAGTTAGACCTGCTGGCCTCAAATCCGGCAATCAGCACTCCGTACACCGCAAGGACTTTCTCTTCCAGCCTCTTTTGTAGGAACCAGGAGTAGCTAGAGTGTTCTTCCTCCCAGTCTTTGTAGAACTCAGCAGCTCCACCCATTCCAGCAATCCCAATGACGTTTTCGGTTCCTCCTCTCAAACCACTCTCCTGCCCTCCTCCATACATCATTGGTCGCTTTTCATATCCGTTTTTGATGTACAGTGCTCCAACTCCCTTTGGACCGCCAAACTTATGGGCAGACATGGAAAGCAGATCACATCCCAATTCCTTCACATCTACTGGAATATGCCCAACGGCCTGGGTAGCGTCTGTGTGAAACCACATGTTGTTCTCATGCGCCCATTCACAGAAGTATTTTACGTTCTGGATGACTCCGGTCTCGTTGTTTACTGCCATCACAGACACCATACTTGGGAGCATGTCCATGTACTTGTGTTTATCAGGAAGGAATACCTCCCCTCTACGATTGACAGGAAGAAAAGTTGGATACAGTCCAGGCCGCTTCAATATAGAACTGTGCTCAATGCAGGACACCAGGGGGAATTTCTCCCCCTTTAGTGCCCAGACGTTGGACTCCGTTGCTCCAGAAGTAAAATAAATCTCTTCTGGTTCTGCGTTAATCAGGTCTGCAACCTGCTTTCTTGCTTTCTCAACGATCTCCTTGGCGGCTACCCCATCTGCATGGAGAGAGGATGGATTCCCGTATATCTCCATTGCTTCCATCATAGACTTTACAGCCTGTGGACAAAGAGGGCTTGTTGCCGCCCAGTCAGCATACACTCTTTTCTGCAACACCTTTCGCCTCGATTCTTGTTTCATGTTGGCATTTCTCGCATGTAATGACTACGTCCCCTTGAATCTTTATGACCCGGCCTCGGTGCTTGATAGTCACCACTCCGTCTTTCTCTGTTGCTATCGGGATGCCGCATCCAGAGCAAACACACAACCTTTGCAATTTTCGCTACACCCCCAACAGCTCTTAATACGGGACGTTAAGTACCCAAAAATGCTTCTCTGATCGGACCACCACGGGTCTGAAACTCAGCCACATGGTATCTACCTTTAGGATGGACATAGATTACAGTCCCCTTAATTGCTCTTACTTCTGCCTTGTGCCCTTTCAGGTCTCCAAGGTAAAATGTAATTGGAATATGTACTACGGGGTCTCCATTTTTCATCGCTCTCATCTCCCTGAAAGATTTTTCAATTTCAAAAGTCTCTATATTATTCTTTCCGGTGGATGCTTCTTTCCTTATCAAATCCGTCCGGGTATCTTTTCATTAGTTTTTCCACGTTGTGCTTCATGACATCGTCCATCGAGACCCCAAGACCCTCACAAGTGATCGCTACATACCAAAGCACATCACCCAACTCATCAACAAGTTTCTTTTTGTTCAGTTCGTGCCCCTGGAACATGTGCTTTTTTACGATGTCAATGCACTCTCCAGACTCTCCGTTCAGGCCCATAACCCCGTTTAGAATCAGCTTATCGTTATCCTTGGCACTTGCAGTTCTCATGGCTGCAATCTGATACTCTTTTCCGTTCATAATCTTTACCTCCATTATTATTTTTCCATATTGATTGGAGTTCCAACTGTCCCAACGCTTTTGCTACTATCTGTCGCCTTGAAATACTCTCCAGGTAACGGATACTGGAACCGGAACATCAGGTAGTTCCCTGCGTCCAGCAGATGTTCCAGGTTATGGTCCTTCCGGAATGCGTCAATACAAAGCTGCGCGGTTTCTAACGCATCTACTCTACCCTCTCCAAAGTTTTTTGCAGCGGGGCCATACTTGAAGTAGGACACTTCAACCCGATTCTTCCGCAGTTTGTCGTACTCTTCGCAATAGTCTGACACTTTAATCTCTCCTTCTTATTCCATCATAGTCGCTCCGCAGTTCGGGCAGGCGCAAGCCCGTCCAAGATTCCAGTCGAGGTCCCTTTCCAAACTGCAATTTGTGCAAACAGCTTTGTTTTGCTTGTTGAAGAACTTCCACCGCGCAAGCACCACCGGAGCGACATCGGCGGCAGGCAACGCCACAACCGCTTTATGTACCCTCATGTTTTTTGTGATGCCATGCTTGTTCATTTCGGCAATAGCGGATTCCAGTTCAATGTATTTAGGCATCTTGCTTCCCCTCCTCAAAACACTTAAAACATTTCCATTCGTCCCCGCGAAAATATAAATTGACCAATTTTTTACCGCACACAGGGCACGTTTGTCGATGCTTCACATTGCTTTTACTCCCGCCCTTAAATCGGGACATTTTTGTGTATGGTCCATTCACAGCCTGCAAAATTGCGGGAAACAGCAAGCTTTCCTCAAGCGGGGTTTTCCAGTTTTTTAAGTCAAACCGCCGTAACTGGCGCTGGAAAGAATCTTCATTTTGCTTATCCATCTTCTCCCCCTTTCAGGCATTCCCCGGTTAAAATGTCGTTGTACAGTTTTTGGGCTTCTGGAGATAAATCATCGAATACCGATTTGTAATATTCTTCTTCCTCGACTACTCCAGAAACCTCACGAATGCACAGCCCATCTTCGTCTTTGTAGTATTGAGACGCAATTGGATATCCGGCTTTGTATACTACACACCTGCCATCTCTAAGTGCTTCAATCGTCTCACGGAGTGTATCCATTGGAATACTACCGACCAACTTCATTCTCTCCGCCACATCTTCGCGCATTGTCATACGCTGATTCATAAGCTCCCGTAGACGGCCAAGATCGTAGTCATCGCCAAGAATATCCAGAGCATCTGAAAGGAGTTTAATGGACTTATCAACGGTACTTTTCTGTACTTCACTCATGCTATCAACGCAGTCATTAAGAACATCTTTTAACTTTTCATCCAGTCTCTTCACGTCTAACGCTCCATTTTTTCCACGATCTTCTCCATTTGCTCTCTTATCTTTTTGAGCTCTTCTTTTCCACTCATGTCTTTAAACATAAGCAACATAATAATCGCCCCATATATGAACCACAAAGCAGTTTCCACTATCTTTCCTCCTCCTCACTGAGATAAATTCTCGGCCCACCATCATCAGGAAACACAAAGAACGGAATTCCGAAAAGTTTGTTTTTTCTCTTTGTGGTTGTCTGGCAGAAATGAGATAACTCATACAGTTCCATGCTCAAGCTGTCAGAAATGAAAATTCTTGCTGGGTTTTTCCCTTTGTGTTCCGCACGGTACATTTCCAACTTGACGTTAATCATGTAGTTTGTGCTTGTTTTTCTCAGATAATTCTCGACCATTTCGGCGGTATATGTGGGTGGTGCTGTGACGTTCCGATCAAATACCACGCTTATTCCTCCTTTCTTGGGCCTGCATACACCCATGCAGATCCTCTTTTGTGGCCGAAGCATTTTGCATGACAATCAAATCCATCCGTTCTATGAGCACAGCAAAAGCAAAGTCCTTTTAAATGATTGAAGTATTCATTCCTTTCCCTCTCTACCTTTTCTGCCTTGGAAGTCAAATCTTCAATGGCGCATTCCAGTCTCTTATACGTCGGTTCAAATTCTTCTTTGAGCCATTTCTCAACGTAATCAAAGCAAAAAGACCCATACCCGATGTGCCATCTCTTGTCTTTGCAATCAAAATACATGATTTCAAAATATGGTCCTTTTTCAAATGGCTTAACCTTGACCCGATTAGCCACGATCCCTGCATAGGCGGCCTTGATTTTTTCTTTTTCCTCGTCAGCGACAGACATTTTAGTTTCTTCCATTTTCGACATCCCTTCGATATTCCGCTATGTGCTCACGGGCCCAATCGTTGTCATTTCCTCGGTCGAGATCATCTTCAATGTTTGAAATGCACTGGTCTGCTTTTCTCGCTCTGGACTCCATCAACTCTGTGCACGCAAGCAGGTCAGCAATATACCGGCATAAATCGTCAACCATACAATCAACACGGAGTTCTCCAACGCCAACAATCGGGTGTTTTTCTCTCCACTTTGTAGCGGCATTTTTTGCTTGATCGATCTGTTCCTTGTAGTCCACTTTACTTTTCCTCTCTCACATCATCAGCGTGTGCGTCCAGCCATTTCATTAATTCATCTTCATTGTAAAAAACAAAGATAAGGCCGTTTAAATGCACTTCTGCCATGTCAATCTTCCTCCTTTTTCATTCCCTTTCCACAGAAAAAATCTCCATCGTGGTTGATCCAGGTTAGCGTATGTTTCTCAATAAAACACAAAAAGCACTCAGGCGTATCATCGTATATGCAATCCCTGCATCTAACCACTTTTACCACATCGTTTTCAGCTGGAGCGGAAGAAATCAAATCAGAAATTTCATACATAAACAACGTCTTATAACTCTGCTCTTCATCTTTCAGCGACAAATTGCCTTCTTTCTTGCATTTCGTAAGGTCTACGCCGTCAAAATTTTCAAGCAAAGTTCCGCGTCGTATGTAATCGTCCATTGGGTATTTGCTATCCATTAAGTCACCCCATCAAGTACGTTTAGTCATCCAAATACTTTTCTGCTTGCTCCCATAGGCCACGGTCTGAGTAATACCCATACAGGAACTCTCGCTGTGCTTTTGTCAGCGGTTTCGTGTTGCTGGATGTTACAAAGGCCACTCCCATTCCAGGATTGTGGATGAGCGCCCACCCCTTTTTCTCCGTGAGAAAATCTCCACAGGCATATATTCCTCCTACATCGCTTACAGAAAACTCTTTTTCCCACCCTTTGTTTTTAATGACCTCTAAAGCAAACCCGTTGTGTTCTGCAAATTCAACCGGGTGGAAAGTTCCGTCAGGTTCAAGCCATCCATAATTGTCTTTGTATCCTTCACGCTCAATGGTTTTTTGCTTCATGAAACTATTCACCATATCAGAGGTGACAGGATCTTCTAAATCATAGTCGTCGATACCAGCATCCTGCAGTAGGTATCCCTTTCCGCTGTCAATCAGGTGGCTTGTAAGAGTGTAATACTTATCTTCAACCTCCCGAAGATTCTTCTTCATCTCAGAAACATTCTTTTTCCACTGTCCTATGTACTTTCCGATGAGATCCTGGTCATCTTCCACCATGGCATACGACCCATCTCCAGTGTTTCCGATGAACTTCGCTCTTCCGATCACAACCTTGGTTGCCAACTCCACAAGTTCCTCTCTGCTCTTTTCTGTTCCACACATGCAGCTAAGGAGAAATTCTTCAACATCGGACCATGGTTTTCCTTCCAGCCAAATCCATTCCCTTGCAATTCTAGTGACAAACTCTCCCGTGACAGAGAATGATACTGTCCTGCTTCCCACGCCATCACCCCCTCTTCTTGCAACTGTCGCAAGTCATGCAGGATTCGCACGGCTCCCACGCCTCCCGGTCGATGTGGGCGGGAGAGTAGGCGTAAACTTTAATTCCAGATTCTTTTAATTCTTCATCACTGTAAAACTCACTTCTCCCTCCTAGATTGTTTGTCAAAATAATGCAATCATCAGATTTTACATATTCGACAAGAGCAATCATAGGCTCCAGTTCAAAATCAAATTCCAATAGCACTGGCTGCCCGTCCATCCCCCGCAGTTGCTCCAGCGTCAGCGGCACCATTTCCGTGGTGTCAGGAAAATGATCTTTTTTCAGGACCTTGGCACAGTCCCGATACCCACGCCAATAAGCAATGGTTTCGTCCGGTTCTCTCTGCCGGATGGCTTCATTCAACTTTTTCTGAGCATATTTCAGTTTGTCTTCCATCTTTTCACCCCTTTTATTTAATTCCACTTCTGTATCTTATTGGCTTCATAAAATGCTTTTGCAAAACCGGGCGGAGTTATGGCCCTAAAATCTGCATCAGTTTTTGGATTCGCCCATGAAAGCTGAGGAATCATTGATTGCGCCGACTTATGTAGATATGCGAAGTTTGGTTTTCCTCTTCCTGGTCTTGTATAAAGCGGCAGTTTGTTTGGAACATCTTCCCACCGTTTGTACAGCTTTTCGGGAACATGAAACTCGCCCCAAACCTCTGTGCGCTTTGTCCACGGGTCACCGTATTCCCAAGGTTGGAAAATCAGCTTTGACGGCCCCATATATTCCCGCAGATACCCAACCGGGTTTTCCATCGCCCACCAAACAGGTTTACACTTCTCAATAATTCTCATGCAGGCCATTACAACCTTCAAACCTTCTGCTGGATTTCTTTTTCTTGGCTCTGCTTTACAATTTAGGACTGAAAACTCAGTACATGGGGGGCTGCAAGTATACCCCACACGTTGTCCGGAGGTTCGTATGTCAGAACGTCATATTCTGGTAGTGTAATCAATCTGACATCGTATCCTGCTTCTTTAAACGGCTTAGACCAACTTCCAGACCCACCGCATAAGTCTAGTACAACAAGTTTGCTTTCTTTAGATAACTCTGTCTGCATATTTGATTATCCTTCCTTTTGGGTCAAACAGCTCTCCGTTCAGGATTTTCCCAAGAGAGTATAAAGTCAGCCCAGTCTTCTTAGCAGCCTCTCTAACACTTTTGCAGAAGGTGTCTCGCTCACCTTTCTTCGAGATAATTATTGGCTTGCTTCCACTCTTCCTACCAAACGTTTTTCCGCACTCCGAATTTGTCATAAAGATCAAATTGTTTTTAGAGCAATCAAACCTAGAGCCGCTTCTATGTACAATGACAAGCCCATTCTTTCTGGCATAACCATCAAAGAAATACTCATCCATGAGGTTTACCACCGCAACGTATTGCTTTTCCCCGTTTTTCTTTCTAAGCCTTACATAGGCTCTTTTGTTATTTTTCAACTGAGCAGTGATATCTTTCCACTCACCGTCATAACTTCTTTGTACAGTTCCTTCTTCACTGATTCTGTATCGAAACTTATAGCCATGAATTTCTTTCCACTCCATGCCTTTAACCCTTCTTGGACTTCTCAATAATGTCCATCAGGCGATCCTTCGACATAATTCCAGTATGTAAAGCGATCTGACGCATAGAAACTCCGTTCTTCGCCATCTTGACCACTTGATCTTCTAAACTGAGCCGCATAAGATCATCTTGTTCATACTCTGGGCAATCCTGAATATCGTATGTATCGTAAGAATACCCCTGACCATGCTTCTCGCTTGGCTCTGCGGTCCATCCTGGAACAGGCTGAAACAAAATTTTATTTGTCTCTGGGTCTACTTTCGTCCATGAGCATCCACCACTATACTTTTTGCAGGTGCAGCACTTTTGCATTCTCAAACGTCACCTTCTTTCATCCGGAACCAGTCATCCAAAGGCATTGCTGCAATCCATCCGTACTGGGTACTTCGGAAAAAGAACACAGGTGCTTCTCCGTTGTATGCGTTTCCAATCACTCGGCGCATTTCTTCGTTAATCCAAAGCCGGTCTGTAATCTTGGCTTCTACATAACAACCTGGGATTTCAACCGATCTTCTACCATACTTGTCCTTTGTTACCTTGTAACCCTTGGACTCGCAAATATCACAAAACTCGTTCCATCCCCTAGACACTTTGTTTGGCTTTCTCACTGTGTTTCTCCATATACGCATTAAGCGCAACTCTGATTGCCTCTGCTTCCTGTATTTCACTTTCGGCAGACTTGGGCATTCCTTGTGCTTCCATCAGTTTCGCCTCAGCAAGATTCCTGCTGATTGTAAAGCGCAAAATCTTTTCTACATCACTATCTTTCACCATTACCACCTATTCGCCATTCAAAGCCTCTCTGCGGTCATCTATTTTTGCCGGTATGATTCTTCCTGTAACCATGTAAAAAGCCGCCTTGCAAGCTCCTGTGGCTCCGTGTCGGTCTTTTTCCACGATGATGTCCAGTTCAGACGGCTCCCATGGGTCTCTGTACACTTTTTCTTGGTAGTAGTCTTCCCGATGAAGAAAGATGACTCCATCAGCATCTTGCTCAATAGCTCCGGTGTCTCGCAGGTCGGAAAGGCTTGGCCTCTTGTCCCTACGCTCTGCATTTGCTCGGTTTAACTGAGACAATGCAAGTACCGGAACTTTGAACTTCCTTGCCAGAGTCTTAATGTCCCCTGAAATTTCAGTCATGTATTCGTATCTCCCGACCTTCTTGTTTTCTGGTGTCATCTTACCAATGTAGTCCACAACAATGCACACAAGTCCCTTAATCTTTCGTGCCATGTTCGAAATATCTGTAACAGTGGCTCCCTCTTTCTTGTTGATATACACAGGTAATTTTCTGATCTTGTCAGAAGCGTTTGCCACTCGCTGATATTCTTGCTCATTCAATCTTCCCATAAGAAGTTTGTTTCCGGAAAGTCCAGCCACCCGACCTATCCGCCTTGCCTGAATCTGCTCAATATCCATCTCCAAGCTCACGAATAAAACCGGTCCGTAGGTGGCTATATGGTCCATCACTTGGAGAGCTAGTGCCGTTTTTCCCATTCCTGGTCTAGCTGCAAGGATATAAAGCCCAGATTGAAGAAGGCCGCCGCCCAAGATACGGTCTATCGGGGCAAGCCCTGTTGGGCAATAAGCAAACTTCCCGTTATCAACTTTCTCTCGGTGGTCGTAAAACGACATCATAGCTTCATCTGGAGAAGCAATCTCTGCGGATGTCTCTCTTGTCTCTATCTGTTCAAGCTCACTCTCTAGCCTTGCAATGATCTTCCTTGGGTCTTCCTCGTTGTCCTCTATCACCGACTGTGCCAATGCCTTGATCTTTCGCAACATAGAAGCCTTCCGGACCTCTTTTGCGTACATCTCTGCATTTGCCGCTGTCAGCGTGTACTCCATAAGATTGAGCAAGTATTTATCGCTGATAACACCTGCTTTTTTCTTTAAGACCACAGGGTCTATCGGCTCGCCTTCTCTGTTCAGATCTAACGCTGCCTGATAGATAATCCTGTCGATTTCAAGGGCAAAGTCTTCTGGACCAACGATCTCTGCTACGGCAGGCAGACATGATGGGTCAATCATAATGGACCCAATCACAGAGTTTTCGGCGTTGATTATTTCAGCCAAACAACCACCTCTTCGCCGGTATCGGGGTCAACCTCAATTCTGTACTTTGGCTTTGTTGGCTTCGGGGAATCTAGTTTCTCCGGGACATTGTTACCAGAAGAAGATTCATCGTCCCATCCGCCACTGTTCAGCCATGTTGCAGGATATGGGATGAACTGGCCTCCATCCTTTTGCCACTCAGGCCATAGCTTCTGCTTCTGAACAGCCTTGATGATCTTTTCAGTGAATTCCTCACTGGGCTTAATCTTCATCCAGGCTTTGAATGCGGAGTTCTTGGACTTCTTTTTTGGATACACAGACCAGAAACGAGAGAAGCGATCTTCAAATATCTTTGATATGTGTTTTTCTTCTGTTTCATTAGGTGTGTTATCATCTGGTATAGGTTCGCCCTTTCGGGAGCATCCATTTGACTTTTTGGGTACATCCATTTGCCCTTTTGGCAGCATGGATTCAGCCAAATCGGAAAATGCGTACCAGAGAGTTCGATCATAAGCGGATTTATTAAAATTCCCGGTCAAAATAAGTCCTAAGTCTTGCAGATGCTTTAGTGCGTTACGTATCTTTTTCTCGGATAAGTAAGGAAAAATCTCACAAAAAGCCTTCATGGAGTTAAAAGTCCAATATCTTCCGTCATAGAAATTTTTCTCGTTAGCTCTGTTTAACTCAATCCAGTAATCAAAGTGATTTAGAAGAATAGCCTCTGTAACCCCAAATTCAACGGCTAAATTAACGTCAAAGTGATGTTGCATTTAATCACCTAGCCTTTAAAGTTTCGGGCGTTTATGGAACAAAATATCAAAGACTAAAACGGCAACATGCCGTCCTCGTCGTTAATCTCTTCAAAACTGCCACTACTGGTCGCAGGAGAATCGCTGACAGGCTTTTGGTAGGTTGGCTGTGTAGTTTCATCCCCGGTGCGATTTGGACGGCTACCGGCAAAGTAAATGTCCTCAATGGTGATTTGATTGGTGCGTCGAGGGTTCCCTTCTTTGTCTGTCCAAGACTGGTTTTGCAGTCGGCCAACCACAACAACCAAGCTCCCCTTGGAAACATACTTGTTGATGAACTCGGCAGTGTTTCTCCAAGCGGTGCATTCGAAGAAATCGGCAGACTTTTCTCCAGTCTGTTTGTCCTTGTAGTCTCGATCCACAGCAATAGAGAAAGTGCAAACAGGAACATCAGAAGTGGTGTGTTTGAGATCAATGTCTCGGGTAACACGGCCCATAAGAAATACTTTATTGAGCATATAAAATCCTCCTTTTTTGTAGGGCCCCTTTCGGGGCCCTTTTGCTTTACTCCATAACAACAACAGACCCAGCGGAAACAAGTTCAGAAAGCCCAGACTCAAGATATGTACAGACATTCTTCTTGGCCTGCATTTTCCACATTCCGCCGTCTGCCTCAAACAAGCCGACTTCGCCTTTATCGTTCAAGCGAAGAAGAAACTGGCTCTCCGGCTGCTCGACCTCCAGGAAAGTCCGGTAAGGACGCAAAGAAACACGAGGTTTAACGGGGACCGTTTGCAGAAGAGAAACGCCAGAACGGGCTTGAACAGTCTGACTTACACCGTTGTCGTTGGTGCTGACATTGCTTTCTTTGCTAATACTGGAAAGAAGACCCAAAAGGTATTCCCGACCTTCGCCTTCTGCATACTGGCTCTGAAGCTCAATGATGGCCTTTTCGTGAGACCGAAACCCTTCGTAGAAGTCGGGAACATCACAAGTAGCCTCGTAGAAGTAATGCCGCTTGAACTCGTCGGCACATCCGCTGAAAACGGAAACCTTTCTGGGTGTATCAACCCGAACAAACACAGGGGTTCCATCATGAGACATAAGTTTCTCAGCTTCAGCCTTCACCAGCTTCACAACACTGTCAAGGCTTGTAATGTTGATCTTTTCAGGGGTTGGAACATAAGGCTTGACCGGATAGAGTATACGGTCCGAATAGGTCTGGCCGTTGACTTCTTTGATTGCCAAAGACCCAAGAGAAACCAGATACTCCAGAGCGTCTTTGTTCATTTCCATTTTCTTTTCCTCCTTACGCCTGCTTAAACTTCAAAACCTTGGGCTCGTCCTGGTACTCGCCGTCCATAGACTGTTGGCCCGGAATCTGAGGAACCATTTCCACAACCTGGACTTCTCCAGTTGCGGGAGAACCAACCACGCACATAGAAGTAGAAACGGGGGTTGTGGCCGCTAGCGTGCTCTTAACTGTTAGGTTTACGCCAATAGATTTCCGCTCAGAATCGGGCGTAAACTCAAATGTTAGAACAAGCTTGCGCTTTTTGGTTGGATCGGTATTAGGGTCAAGAATGTTGTCGATAACGCGTGCCATTTCATAATCAGCACGCTCTTTAAATGCCCCTGCATCCATATCAAGAATGCTTGTCCGATTTTGGTTCATAATTTCAATCCTTTCTTTTCTCCATTAAGATTCAGCCGGTCGCAAAGATATTTGTCCAGCGGAATACCAAAAATGTGGTAGTAGTCAAAAAACTCTCTACCTCTAACGTGCGCCTCTTCATGGTGTTGTCTACAAAGCGCGATTGCCTTCATACCAACATGACAGATACGTATTCTGTCACGTCCTATTCCAACAGCGTCTACGTGATGAACGTCTGCGTGCTGATTGCAGACAGCACAGCGGCGGTGCTCCAAGCAAAGATATAGATACTTCCCAATATCGTCTGTCTGAAACAGAAGGGAATCTTTTGTTGGGACGGAGTGGTCAAAGCAAAATCCGATCAGGTAATCAATAAAGATCCTTGCAGTGGTCATATCTACATTGGACAGAGAAAATGGGTTGATTTCCATTCTTCCAACAAAATCCCAAGTGAGATATTGCCGAAGGTACTCTGGATCATGGCCAGACCAAAGGGAGATATCTCGGATAATTGCAAATATTTTTCTGCGCTGGATACCGGTTATTTCTCTCCCATCTAACAGCCTGACTTCGACTTTCTCAACCTGACGTTGGAGCAAGTCCCTACTTACATCAGCGTCAAGATCAAGAACAATTCTTCGACCGTCAGTCTGAACTATCTTTCCGCTTGTGACCATTTTCGTCTCTTTCTCGATGTTGATGGAGATAAACGTACTCTCCACCGGGTCCTATGTTTCGATAGATGAAGTCGTTGCACTGTTCCAAAGAAAGATGATTCTTTAACACAGAGTGTTCATAGGAGAACAGACCAGCCTCTTCTTTCTTTTTGATTCGTTCTTGGATTTCCTTTTCCCCATAGTTTGCTTCAACCATGTATAGGTCATAATGACGGGCCACAATCCCAGCAAGATTCCCAGTGTCAGTAGCGTAGAAAACTTTCCCATCTCGGAAATGGAGCTTGTACCCATAGTTTGGTACGTTGTGGGTCAGCACAACAGGAATAACATTGACAGGACCATACCCATACATCACGTCCGCGTCCAGAATGTCGATGTTTGATTCACGCACACCAGCATTGAGAAGAGAAGGGACAACAAATCGGCCACACCCGAACCGAAGCGACGGCCTTTCTGCGGCCAATCTCTTTACAGTCTGCTTTTTCAAATGGTCTACATGGATGTGGGTTATCAGAACCAGCCTCAACGACTTTGCGTAAGGCTCAATGAGCTTCCAAGAGACACCGCAATCAACCATGACAAAATCATGGATGATTACGGCGTTCCCCTCAGACCCAGTGGATAAAATATGGTACTGGATCATAACTCATCCAGGTTGACCTTCACGGGAACAACCTCTACTGCCTCGGGCTGAATAAGGTCAAAAGCACCTTCCGGGGTAGCCGACAGACTTTTATCGTCTCCAACCTCAATCACAGAGCCATCGTTGTTGAACGCCTCGATCATTTCGCTGGACATTACGCCCCACTTTCCAATGAGCTGGCGAAGCATGGTTTTCTTTGCCATTCCATCAAAGTCCTTGTACCAATAGGACGAATACTTCCACATGTCTTTCTCAGGAATTTTCCCGTCCATGAGTTTTTCATAAGAGTCCTTAGAAAAAGCAGAAGAATATGTATCTGCATGGGTCATCATCTTTTTCTTAGACCAATAGATTACTTTTCGAAACCCATTTGTCATTTCCAGATAGGCCATATATCCCATAACCGGGGCTGCGTCCCTCTCATCGTCATCCTCAATGAAAGAAAAAACAGGCTTTGCAGTCAGCTTGTCTCGGCCTTTGTACTCTCCCTCATGGACTTCAATCGCGTCCATGTCCGCGTAAACTCCGCTGCGAAGAGCCATCTGAATAAGACCCTTGTATCCAACCACGAAAGAGGCTTTCTTCTCGGTAACATAGACCTGCCGACCATACTTGTCCTTTTCTGGGGTTCCGTCCGGATTGTAGGACAAAATAGCTTTTCCATCAGGACCCTTCACACGGCACTCAAAGGGAACAAGGTAGAACTGCCCCAACTGAGGGGAAGGAAGAAGACCAAGGGTATCGCCCAGAAGACCACCAGCGAGAATAGTCCCAGGATCGCAGTCCTGCAAGTTGGGATTTACCGCAACCGCAGAAGTGATATTTGCGATGAAACGATTGGCCCGCTTCTCATCACTGAGAGTATTTTTGACAAAGTCCTGGTAATCCTTTGTTCTGATGGCCACGCTGAATCGTGCTTTGTGGCGAACAGGCTTGTTGTCCTGCTGAACTGCAGGCTTATTCTCCAAGTTGCTCATACTCATAACCTCCATTAACTAAAAATTGTTTGAGTTCATTGATCTTTTGAATACTTCCAGTGACCTTGAAAGATACATACACCATATCTTCTACTTGGGTTTCGGCATCTTCTGTGGGCTGAATCACTTTGGGAGAAGATAGAAAATCGTCTTTTGGCGGAGTAACATCCGAAATAGTAGGAGCAGTAGATTGTTCTTGGACGTTCTTTGGGTGGTATGATCCAGATAACCCTTCTTTTTCTGCCTCCACCATGCGATGACGTTCCTGAACAATGGCGATGGACTCGGTAGCATCCAGAGTCCTTTTAAACTCCACCATGATCTCTTCTGCATTTTCCATATCCGCGATCAGAGACACGCTTCTGGATACTCCAGTAACAAACTGAGTGATTTTTTCGCGCAGTTTTTTGGGAACCTTCTGCTTGGCAGATGTCATATCAACCACAATCCCTGCACGGTCGTAAGACAACCATTGAACACCTTCGGCCTCACAAAGTTCCTTGAAGTAGTCACGCAATCCATCTTCGCACTGAGACTTGATGGACATTTCACTTTCTTCAATCTTAGACTTCAATTCAGAGTCCGCTTTTTTATATAAATCGGTAACACACTCTTTGAAAACCATGTTAAATGACTCATACGGTCTCATGATCTGCTCTTTGACAGCTTTTCTCTGTTCGTCATACAAAGCGAACTCTTTAGACAACTCAGACCGAGCTTTTCGAATGTCGGAAATATTGTCAGGAGTACAGGCAAGAGAAGTTGCTTCTTTAACTCTGCTCTCCACAACACTTTTTATTGATCTCAGGCGCTGTTCAATAACAGGAAGTTGAACAACCTGAATTAAATCATCCATCTTCATCCCCCAATCCCTCTACAGTGGCCTTTAGAAGAAGAGGACCACTGTACATCAAAACCATCTTCAAGCGGTGACGTGCCCTTTTCAAAGTCCTAGAAACAGTTGACCTATCAACTCCACGACGTTCTGCGATTTGTTGCATCTTAAGACCGTCAAGGTAGTATTCTTTTATATAATCAAACTGTTTTTTGGTGAGGCAGTGGCGTATTGCCTTCCCCATATTTCGTTTTGCCTCGGACAATTCATTGCTTTCCCCGTTTGCAAGAGCAATCCACTGGCGGAATACATAAGTGTCCTGCCTATATTCAAATGGCGCTTTCTCGTTCTTTGTCATCTGAGTATTTCCTTTCCCAACAATCAACACATAAACAACCAGGCATAATTGGCTCGTTTACATATATCTCACCGCCACACTGGGAACAGTAGGTGGAAACAGGGGCTTGTTGCTTATCTCTGTATACCGGATTTTCCCAGATCATAAGTTAATGCAAATGGCGAGAACGACAGATAAAGAAAAAGCAATGATACCAACTAAGAGGCACTTCTGAACCACAGCTGACCACCAATGGTAGTTGGCTCTCCGCTCACGGTATACTTTCTCGATATAAGCCGAAGCCCGAAGATATCTGGACTTCTCTGCGCTCATCCCGATATAAAGTTCTGACGCATCAGAGAAGTTATGATCGCTCATTTACGATTCCTCCAATCATTAAAAATTGACCATAAGGTCATTAAGAACGCTGTGCCAGCCATAAATACAGCGGCCTTGAACATGAGATCCTGCATATCAACCTCCGACATTCAAAACATTAGCTAAAGTGCACAAATTAAACCATTGTTCCTGTGTAAGTTTAACTGGGGTTTCGTTTAGGAGCTTTGAGATACTACCCTGTCCACAGCCAACAGCAGAAGCTAACTTCGTTTCAGATAAGATGTGGTGGTTCTCCATAGCCTTCTGAGTAACTTTTCTCATAATTTCTTCTGGTGTTTTCAAATGGATACCTCCGTAGAAAATGCTTGCTCGTAGGTCATACCTGTTACAGCAAGAATCTTGTCGATAGTACGCTTCGAAAAGTCACAATCTCCAACCAAGTTTCGATATAAGGAGTTTGGATGCAATCCGCAAATAATAGCGAAGCGCCTGTAAGTGAGGCGATTATCAAGAAGATATTTTTTTATAACAGGATAAATGCAACGATCAGAGTTTCGTGTCTTCTGAAAAGAACGATCAAACCTGGGCAAAATCTGAGAAATCCTCTGCTTTGATACTCCAAATCTTTGGGCGATCTCCTCAACAGAACATCCATTCAGCCTTAAAAAGTAGGCATCAGCTTTATCCTTCTTCGTCATCTTTACTTTCACGATTTCATTTCACCCTCCATGTACCGAATAAACGCGACCCTTGGAATCTTGACACGGCTACCAATAAGTACAACAGGGAAACCAAGAAGTGACTTATTCTGCTTGGCGGCCACTCTAATCCAATGAGGATCACACTTTAAGACCTGCGCTGCAACGGAGGGAGTGATAACGTCCTGTTCCATGTTCTTGATGTCACTGAGCGTCACGACTCATCCTCCATTCTGAAAAAATAACCCAGTATTCAGGCCAACGATATGGCCTAATAGGACGTTTAAAGGGAGAAGTAGAGAACACCAAAACAAGCGCCTCTCCAATTCCCTTATATTTTGGGTCATAGTACAGATCACAAAGTTCCCCAAGCCTAATGCGTTGCTTGATTTTTTGGTGATAGCCGTAGTAAGACACGTTAATCGCCTTCCCTTTTTCTCCCCGCGATAATACTGGCCGCTCGTCCTACAATGATGTCATCAACGGTTACACCAAAATAGTCTGCGACCATTTTGAGCTTGTCTACACGAGGCATAGAGGTCTCCCACCCGCGAACCGTGGCGTTACCAAGCCCAACATCACTTTCCAGTCGTGCGATTGTAATACCGCGCTTTTTGCATAAAGCCTCAATAGTTTGATAAATCAAAAATTCCACCTCCAATCACAACAAAAATAGGCAATCCACTTGACAAGAAATAGAGAATAATCTAAAATAAAGTTGCCACACAATATAATGAGAGAATCCAATTTCATAGTTTAGGTGAACGCCTAATCTATAAACTATTATATAGGGTTCTCTCTAATTTGTCAACGACTTTTTTAGTCTTTTGCCTAAAAATGGAGGTGCCTTATGAATAGCGTAGAAAGAACAAAAGAAATTTGTAAAATCAAGAGAATTCCTATATCTAGGCTAGAAAAAGACCTTGGATTTGCAAATGGGTATATTGGGCAGTTAAAAAAGGGAACTATGCCTGCTGATAGGCTTGCTAAAATTGCTGATTATTTAGGCGTTTCTCAAACGTATCTTTTGTACGGAGAAAAAGAAAAGCCCACCAGCAATGACGCTGATGAGCTTGATAAAACTCTTATTAAATTGCTTTGTGACCTTGACGAGGAGGAGACAACTCAGGTCCGCGCTTTTGTTCAAGGGATCTTAGCAGCGAGAGCAAAGAAATCTTCTCTGAATAGGTAAGACTTGATACGATGCCTTTAGATTCTTCTAATGTCATTTTTATCCCCGTCCTTTATTTAAGATGGCTTTATTATAGAACAAAAGTTCTATTTGTCAACTAAAAACAGTACAATTTTTAGGACATATTGGAGACAAAAAATGAAAAAATGCAGAAAATGCAAAAAAGAGATACCAGAAAACAGTTCTTATTGTCAGTGGTGCGGGGCGAAACAAACTGTGGGACAGAACACAAAAAGCAGAGGAAATGGAACTGGGTCTGTTTTTAAGAGAGGAAAGACCTGGACTGCGGTTAGGGTCCTTGGGTATACACCAGACGATAAAGGGAAGCTGCACAAAATAACAAGAAGCAAAGGCGGATTTAAAACTAAGAAAGAGGCATTGGAGTATCTTCCTAAACTTAACGAAGCAAAGAAAAAGGCGCTGACTTGGGGAGAAGTCTATGAAGCGTGGTATCCAACGCACCGGGCAAGCAAAAGCACGATGAATTGCTATGCGGCGGCAGAGAAATACTTTCTGACTGTGAAAAACGCTCAGTTTGACCAGGTTGATATTGATGATCTGCAAGCGTGCATGGATGAATGCGAAAAAGGAAAGAGAACCAAAGAAAACATGAAGGCGCTGGCAGGACTTCTTTACAAGTACGCCATACCGCGCCACATAGCAACGCTAAATCTAGGGCAATATTTGATTGTGACCGGGGACAATATTAGCGCAAAGCTTGCTTTGCCGGACGATGCCTTGGAAAAGATAAGACACTCCGTCGGAAAGGTAGAAGGAGCAGACTATATCCTGTGCCAGTGCTATTTGGGTTTCCGCCCTTCCGAACTTCTTGCGCTGGACGCAAAAGATTATGACCGAAAAGAACGGGCATTTGTAGGCGGATCCAAAACGGATGCTGGGAGAGATAGAGTGGTAACTGTTTCCCCAAAGATACAGCCTATCATAGATCGGCTGACAAAGAACAAAATCGCTGGGCCTGTCTTTTGCGGGCCGGATGGAAAAGCAATGAGCATCGAGAGATACAGAGCTATGTTTTATAAAGCCCTGGAGGAATGTGGGATAGAGAATCCGGTTGAGGGCGAAGGAGACGGAAAGAGGCATAGGTACACTCCGCACTCCTGCCGACACACGTTTGCCACATTGATGAAGAGGGTCCCTGGGGCAGACAAGGACAAATTGGAGTTGATCGGTCACACCAGTCAGGAGATGTTGAGACACTACCAGGACGTTTCTTTCGATGATTTGAGACGCGTAACGGATGCTTTATAGGGTTAGTGCTATTGCTCACAAATTGCTCACAAAACGTCGCAAATCATTGGAAATACTGGACTTTCGTTTGTATGGGGTTCAAGAGGCCCCGAGTTCGAATCTCGGCACTCGGACCAAAAGTTGCAA